CATCTTCAACAGGTGTTTTTAAATATCGTACTTCAACTACTGGAACTTGGACAGCCGTACCTGTGGCATATACTTAATTAAAGGAGGTAAGTAAAATGGCAAAGCCTAAACTTATAGAATAGATTGAAAATGCGGGCGGTGTATTTATAGCAACTAAAGATACTACCACTTATCAAGAAATTAAAAATGCTTGGGATAATGGCAAAGACGTTATTGTAGTATTTGATTCAGATATTTTTATGCTAACTGAAATTCCTACTGGTAGTAATACTATAAAATTTTATTATAGAGATTTTCGTAATAGAGGCTATTCTACTACAAATACTAAATATCTAACATTAACTTCGGCTAATGTTTGGTCTTCATCAGCAATAGTTGAATAGCCAACATAGTTGGGTAAACCAATAACTGGAAATGGTGATACTCCAATTAGTGCATCAACAAGATATTTACGTCCAATATTAATATCTACCGCGGAACCAACAGCATCAGATGGTAATATAGGTGATATCTGGATACAATATGAAGATTAATAAGGAGTTGATTTAATTGGCAACATATGATTTAACTTCTACAATTCCAAGTAAAATAAAAACAGGCGATATATTAAATTGTCCTTATAGCGGTTCCGCGAAATAGATCACTTTACCTTCTGGAAAATATAAGCTTGAATGCTGGGGCGCTCAAGGTGGAGATTATAATACTACCCATATCGGTGGACGCGGAGGTTATTCAACAGGGATCATTATATTAAAAAATAAAACAACAAAATTATTTTTATATTCTGGAGGATAGGGAATAGCTTATAGTGGTTCTACTAACACTACTAATTTACAAAATGGAGGATTTAATGGAGGTGGAAAGGGTGCTCGTGCTAGCGGAGGAGGAGCTTCTGACATCCGATTAAATACAGATTCTTTATATGCTCGTTTAATAGTATCTGGAGGTGGAGGAGGAGCCGGATATTATAATAGAAGTGATTATGGGTCAGGAGGATCAGGTGGGGGTTTAAGCGGATACGCTGGAACCTATTAGAATAAACCAGACACATATAGTGCTGGCCAAGGTGGAACCCAAACTACTGGTGGAGCTGCTGGGACTTACAAATATAATGGAACAGGTGGAAATGGGAGTTTTGGTGTCGGCGGAAATTCTGCTACTAAATCAAGTTTTTTTGGAGGCGGAGGAGGAGGCGGCTGGTACGGCGGTGGAGGCTCCTCTTACGGTTCTTATGGAGAAGGAGGCGGAGGCGGCGGTTCTGGTTACGTATATACATCATCAACTGCTTCTAACTATCCATCCGACTGTTTACTTAATTCGTCTTATTATCTAACTAATGCTCAAACAATTGCTGGTAATACTGCATTTACTTCTCCAACAGGTACAAATGAAACAGGCCATACGGGTAATGGTTATATACGCATTACTGTTATAGAAGCCAGTTCCGGAAATACTTTAGTAAAAACTACTTCAAATACCTGGAAAGAATAGAAACAAACATTTATAAAAACTACCGCTAATACTTGGAAACCTATAAAAGGTGCGTGGACAAAAATAAATGGTACAACTTGGAAACAAGTTTTATAAAATTTGAAAATATATAAAATTTATGTTATATTATAATTAGAAAAGGAGGCATATAATGTTAGATATTATTATTCCTTGTTTTAATGAGCCTAAATATTTAGATAGATTATTAACAAGTATAAAGCGAAAAACAAGTGATTATATAAAAATTAATGTTTATATTGTCGATGACTGTTCTAATTATAGTACAGAATATAAAGAATTAATTACTTTATATAATTAGTATTTTAAATGTTTTTATTTAAAAACTAATAAAAATTCTGGACCAGGTATAGCTAGAAATTTAGGATTATAGTCATCAAATGATTAGTATATTACTTTTATTGATGATGATGATATAATTATTGAAGATATATTATCATATTGTATTTCTGGATATGATTTTATTATATCTGAAATAAAAAATTGGGATAAACAAACTAATAAAAATTTTCCTTATATAAAAGCATTATGTTATATTAATTCTATTTAGGGTATAGTTTATAATAGAAATTTTATTAACCAATATAATCTATAGTTACCAAATTTAAGTAAAGGAACTGAAGACTCTATTTTTAGAGTTATAAATTTTTTGTTAAGTAAAAATATTAAAATTATTGAAAATAAATCATTTTATTTTCGCATATATCGTAGTAATTCAACATTTACTAAAAATTATAATTTATCAAAATCTACTATAAATAGAAATTCTTTTAATTTATTAACAGAATTAATTTGGTTATCAAATTTATATTTAGAAATAGATAAATATATTAATCATTTTCCTTAGTTAAAAAATGAAGATTTTTTTATTAAAAATTTATTAAATATTTTAGATTATTTAATAAATATAAGTTATATAATAAATTTATCTGATGAAAAAAATAGTAAAGTAAATATAAAATTTCTTACTGAATATTATTATTTATTTTTCTATTTTATTAATAATTTTTTATCAATTGATTTATTAATAAAATTTCAACAAAATAATAATATTTCTCAAATTGGATTATTATTTATTAGTTTGGCATTAGTTTATACTAAAAATGATAATAATTTATTAATTACTAATTTTCAAGATTTTATCTTATCTAAAGAATATTATATATATTTACAAATGTTTGATAATTTTGAAAATTGTATTAATTTAAGTTTAGTTACTTATACAGATATGACAAATTTAATTAATTTATATAGTGGAAAATATTATGAGAATTATTGATTTTAATGAAATAAAATTTGGTTTTGAACAAGAAAATTATGATAATTGGGATTTAAGTTATTTATTGCCAACTGAAATAAATGAAGTTTTAAATTTTCCTATAAAATTAGGTAATGAATAGTTAATTTCTTTAACAATGAAAAATCACAAAGAATTAGAAAAATTTAAATTATATTTAATTGTTTTAAATAAAACTCAAAATTTTGATTATTCAGTTTATCATTATAGTGAAAGTATCTTACATTATTATTTACCTGAATTAGAATTCGGCCAAGTAGAAATAAATTATAAATATGCGACTGTATTAAGTGGATTGGGCCAATATGGTAAAAATACATTAGTTTATAGTAATAAATTTGGTTTTGAATTTCATGTTAGTATTTTTGGTATTTTTAATGAAATTATTAATTTACCTACACGGAATAAATCAAATTTTAATTATTTAAATAGTTGTATTGATTGTACTGATTGTTTATAGGCTTGTCCAGTTTAGGCTATTCATCAAGATCATAATAGAATATGGGTAGATGCTAAAAAATGTGATGGATTTACTGAATATGGAAATCATCCTATTATTCCAAGTATAAAATATGGATGGGCTAAATTAAATAATATAAAAATTCCTAATTTAGATTAGGCTTATGATGATATAAGCTTTAAATAGATAACTAACGGTCTTCATTTATCTTATTATACCGAAGATGAAAATTATTATTATAATTATTCTATTCCCACTTGTCATGAATGTTTATGTTAGCCAAAATGTAGTAAATATAATGGTGTTTTTCCCTATTCTGATTTAAAACCTTATACTCATAAGATAAAAAAGATAAATAATTAAAATTGGCCCAATATATTTAATAGACTTGTACTTAATTTTAATTATTATAGATAAAAATTGACAATATCTAATTTTTATTATATAATATTTATATAAAAATTAGATATTATTTGAAAGGAGAAATTTTTATGAAAAAAATAAATCTTACTATTCAAGATAATACCTATTCTTATGTTTATCATACTTTTTCGGAATTATTGAGCATTGATCCTCAATTAAATACTTTATTATTTAACTTAGTTATTCATGTTAAACCTAGTGAAAATAATAATTTAGTAGTTAAAGATTTAATTCCAATTATTAATTCAACTATTTCTAAAATTACATTATTAAATGATGATAATGTAGAAGTATTAAATTATGAAGGAACATATATGATTGGACGAGTTGTTCGTAATAATGTAGAAGATTTAATTACTCTAGAAATTAATGATATAAGTAGCATTAAACAATAATTTTATAATCTCCAATTTAATAAATAAATAATTAAATTGGAGATTATTTTTTTTATCAATAAGAAAGGAGAAATTATTATATTATTATGGCTTCTCAAATTAAAAAAAATGATTTAAATAATTGGTATGAGCAATTAAATGCCATTCGAACTGAATTCAATTTAACTACATTAAGTTATTCAAGCATTCCTAGTGGAAAGCGTGTTACAAGTACTGATTATACTAATTATTTAGATTTGTTAAATACTTTAAAAACAAATACATATGGACAATATGCTTTAGATTGGTCTAGTAGTACGACAGAAACTCCTAAAATTAATAATAAAATTAATGAAACTACAAAAAATGATATAGATAATACTATTGCAGCATTACAGAATTTATGTGCAAGAGAAGTAAGATCTGTAGGCGGACTAAGTAGCGATTTTTCAGTTATTGCAACCGGAAAAACAGAAACTGATTTTACAAATACTACTTTCTTTAATCGTACAAATAGTGTTTGTAAAACAAATGGTGTTGCTTCTGATTTTTCTAAATTCACTAATTAAAGGAGAAATGGTATGAGCGAAAAAAATTTAACAAAAATTGTTGATGATGATAAAAAAAATACATATACTTTATCATCATTATTAAATTTATTAAATTCTGGAGATATACTAAAAAAAAGTCGAATTATATCTGATCCATCTATTTCTTTAATGGCTAGCAATAGTACTTTTGGTGGTAAAACTTCAAATGGAACAGATCACCCTTTTAGCTCTGTATATAATGTTTCTAAAACAAATAACTCTACTAATAGCGTTCATAGCGATTTTACTAGAGACAGTACTGTTTGTCCTGATTTTAATAAATGTAATACTAACTCTACTAACTCTACTTGTGGTGATTTTGCTAGATTTACTCAAGATAGTAATACCTGTTCTAGAAGAGATTAGGAAGTAGTAGATGGGCCAGTGTATAATGATAGTAATTATACAAATTCAGTTACTACAAATACAAATATATTTTTTGGTTTTGCAGTAAGAAAATAAAAGGAGAATAGCAACAAGACAAATGAAAGAAAATAGAATGACTTTAGTATTATATCCTAATATTACTTGTAATTTAAATTGTACTTATTGTTATATAGATAAAAGTCCTGCTTTATTACATATTGATAAAATATTTGAAGAAAGTTTTAAAAATGATTATTATTTTGAATTTTCAAAAGAAATATTTTTAAAAAATGTTTTAAAAGAAATATAGTTTTGGGGCGGAGAACCTTCTATGGGTTTGCATAGAGTATATCATTTAATACCTAAATTTATAGAATATTATCCTAATTTAAATACTTTTATGACTTCTACTAATTTTACCATTCCCAATTGGTTTGATGAATTTTATGGATTAACAAATATTTTAAAAAATTATCCAGAACGTAAATTTATTATTGATTTACAATTATCTTTAGATGGACCAAAATATATTAATGATAAAAATCGTGGCGAAGGCGTAACAGATTTATTTTTAAATAATTATCAAAAATTAATGAATAATATAGATGAAAATTTACCAGACAATGTAGAATTACATATACACTTTAAACCAACTCATACTTCAGAAACAATAAGTATGTTATAGAATAAAGAAAAAATTATTGAATATTTTTAGTTTTATGATAATTTAATTTATTAGGCTAATTGTCATAAAATTGCAGATATTAGCGCCAGTCCAACAGTACCTAATACAGCAGTTCCAGCTCCACACACTAAATAGGATGGAATTTTATTCGCTAATTATTGTAAGTTATGTCGAGAAATTGAAGAAGAAAATAAAGTAAAAAAATATTTTAAATGTTATAAGTATATAACTTCATTTGTACCAAGATATTATTGGGAAGATTAGCCTTTAGATACTGATGTAGCTAAAATCAAAAATAATAATATGATAGGAAATTGTGGAAATTGCGGATCTGGTAGAAGCGTAGTTGGTCTATTACCTGAAAATAAAATTTCAGTATGTCATAGTGGTTTTACTGATTTATTAGAAGAATATAAACAATATGCTGAGAAAAATCGAGATTGGAAAGAACGTAGTATTTTAAATTCTGGCTTTACTGGAGAATCTTAGGTACGTTCTAATGCTATGTCATTAGAAGAATATGCTCAATATGAACGAATGATTGATTGTTTTTATAATCCAGATTTAACGTGTAAAAAAAGTAATTTAGTTTATCAAATTCGTTTATATGCTAAAATGGGGTAGATTGATAAAAAATATTTAGATGAACAAGAAGCTATTGATGCTGCTTGTTATCTTTTGGATTCAACATCTTATTGCATGAGAGATAATATGAATGTAACTACATCTTTATGTTTAAATCCTCCTGGATTAATTAAATTATTATTAAATGGAGCAAAGGAGTATTGTGATGGAACCTATCAAAGACAATAATAATATATAGTATTAGAAAGAACAAGATGAGATTTTAAGCAATATTTTATATTCAACTATTTATCCAAATTTATAGGTTTTAAATAAAGATGCAGCTTTAAAATCTTAGCCCGGAGTTACTTTAGAGTTAGATATTACTTCTACTTGTGATAAAAAATGTACTTATTGTTATTTATAGAAATATGCAGATGGAATTTACCCAAAAGAATATCGTTCTCCTGACACTATTATTAATAATTTAAAATTATTATTTGATCATTTTATTGAACATAATATTGTTTCATTAAGATGCATTGATCTTTTTAGTGGAGAAATTTGGGGTTATCCGTTAGGGAATAGCATTTTAGATACTATTTATAGTTATTTGGATAAAATTTCTATGCCATTTATTATGATTCCTTCAAATTGTTCTTTTGTTGATGATGATAATAGATTAAATATAATAAAATAGTATATTAAAAAATTTAAATTAAAAAATTGTAGATTATGTTTTTCAGCTTCATATGATGGTTTAATTATAGATGCTGAAACTAGACCTTTTTCAGATAAACATAGAGCTTATAAAGAAGCTACAGAATATGCAGACAAATTATTTAATTTTTGTGATGAATTTGGTTATGCTTTTCATCCTATGGTAGATGCTTATACTATTGACAAATGGGTAGAAAATTTTAAATGGTGGGATGAACAATGTAAAAAATATCATTTCAACTGTATAAGAGATGTTATGTATTTAGAAGTTCGTAATCCTAATAGTTGGAATGATACTACAATTTCTCAATACTTAGATTTTTTGAAGGTATTTAAAAATAAATTAAAAACTTTGTATTCTTCTCATATAGATTATGTTAAAGATTTATTTAATACACTCCCCTCTGATAAATCTGTTATATCTCAAATGTCTTATATACCTTTTTGTTTAAGAGAGAGTAATCGTAGCAGTTGCGCCATTACTTAGAATTTTTCTATCCGTTTAGGAGATTTAGCAATTATTCCTTGTCATAGAACAGCTTATGAAAAACTCCTTTATGGAAGATATAGAGTTGAAAATAATAAAATTATTGGTATATAGGCTTTAAATTTTACTCCTATGATTCCTTTCTTAATTATTGGGCAAGGAGCATATATTAAATGTGATACTTGTTGCATTAATAAGAATTGTATAAAATGTTGCCATGGAGCAAATTATGAAGACCATAAAGAAATATTATATCCAATAGAATCAGTATGTGAATTAGAAACTGTAAAATTTATGTATGTTATGGAATCAATGATTAAAGATATGCAGTCTTTAAATGATGAAGATATAAAAATGATATATGTAAATGCCGCGGAATTAATAAATACATATAATAAATTAAAGGTAGAGAAAAAGGAGATATATGAAAAATGGGTACCGATCGTGCTTAGCAAGATATGAAAAAATTTCTTTCAAAAATCTTAATAGAAGGATTAACTGAAGAAAATTATATAGATTTAAAATTTCGATTAAAGAAATATGATGATAATAATATATATTTAATTTATTTATTAAATATTTTAGGTATTAATTCCCAAATGTTAGATCTTATTATTAAATAGTATGAATTAAAATATTTAATTGATTTTTTAGATGATGAAGATATAAAATATTTAAATCCTGAAATAACACAAAAAAATTTAAATAATCAAATTGATAATAATATTGAGTGTCAAAAACCCCCAACTGACTATACTGAAGAAGATGCTTTGAAAGAAAAATTTATTGATGATCTTCCGCCTGTTGGGGCATATCAACAAATTAAATCAGTATTTGTATGGCGAGCTAACAATAAAACTTCTTATAAATGTATTCGTACTTATAAAATTGACCATGAAGGAAATGTTGTAAAATATTATGGTCAAGAATTAATTCCATTATCAGAACCAGGATTACGTGATGGAGCCTTGCATGATTTAATTTTCCCTGATGAAATTAAGGAAGCCAATGAAAACGATTTATAATGATTTAAATAAAATGGGGATTGGACTAATGCGGTTCGATCCCCAAGATTCAAATAATATAAATAATTTTATACACTAGGCTATTTCGATAGGAAGTAATTATTTTGAAGGATGTAGTTTTTATAATCAAAATCATTGTGAAGAATTATTAAGCCAAGCTTTAAAGCCTTTTGATAGGTCATCATATTATTTAGCAGATAAATTAGATTATTATACTTGGAAAACTTCAAATTTATCTGTCAAAGATTTTGTATTTAAACAATTAAAAATATTTAATACAAATTATTTTGATTTTTATTTAATCTAGGCAGTAGATCGTAAATACTTTATAGATAGAAATGATGATCTAATATTAATTATCCAATAGTTGTCAGAATTAGTAAATGAAGGCATTATAAAATATTTAGGATTTTCTTTCCATGATACAGTTTTTTATTTAAAACAAATAATTAATTTATATAATTGGGATTTTGTCCAAATTTCATTAAATTTTCATACTTGGTATAATGGAATAGGAAAAGAATTATATACTTTTTTAAAAGAACATAATATACCAATTTTTGTTATGAATGGATAGAGTGGAGGACTACTAAGCCAATATAGTAATTTATGCAATAGATTTTTAAATACTTTATCTCAAGTACGGTTAGTTTTAAATGGTACAATTAATATACAAGAATTTTAGGATAATTTTAATATTATCAATAGTAATAAAAAAGTTTTATAGAATGAAATATCTTTTATGAAACAAGTAAGCAATAATTTATTATCTAAAATACCTTGTGTAGGATGTGGATATTGTAATGATAAATGTTCTTAGGAAATAAATATAAAATAGACATTTTTATTGTATAATAATGATAGAAATAAATTAAAAGAATTATTAAAAGAAAAAAATTCTGCTTTAAATTGTATTGGATGCTAGTAGTGTGAATAGTATTGTCCTTAGCATTTGCCAATATCACAATTAATGTCTTGTAAAATATTTAATGAACGATTATAATTTGATTTTTTATATTTTATTTTGTATAATATTTATATAAAATAAAATATAAAAGGAGTTTTTATGAATTTTATATTATCTGATAGTTTTTATAAATCATCTGTAAATAATTTTTTTCGTGAAATGTCAATTAAAGATAAAGATTATTTTTTAGATTAGAATATTAATTTTATTGGTTCTACAATTTCATTTCCATTCTGCTATTGGAATGGTAGTTTTAATTTTAATATTAATAATGCTCCAGTTTTATTATATGATAATTTTTTAAATATTTCTAAAAGTACTGGATTACCTTTATATTTAGATTTTAGTAATTTATTACTAGATGAAAAAGATTTTTATGATAGAATGGGAGAAGTTATTTTATCTATTTTCCAAAATGGTAGTAATAATATAATTTTAAGTAATTTAGATTTTTATAAATATATAAAAAGTAAATATCCTTATTATAAATATATTTTGTCTGAAAAATTTTTTATTACACATTAGGAAGATTATTTAGATGAATTAAATAGTATCATTAATAATAAAGATTTTATAGGAATTCAAATTCCTTATATTTTTTATACTTCTGAATTTTTTAATAATTTTAAATTTAAACAAAAATTTATTCTTAAAATTAATAATATTTGTAATCAAGACTGTAAAAAATATTTTGAATGCCAAATGGAAGAAAACAGTTTTCAATACCATTTTTCTGAATTAAATTGTATTGAATCATGTCCTTTTATTTCAAATGGATTAAGTGATACTAATAATAATTTAATTTCTTTAAATCAATGCAAAGAATACGTAAAATTAGGCATTAATAAATTTTTTATTGATTCTTCTCCAAGAAATTCAAAAAATAATTATTTAGCATTTTTAATAAATTATTTTTGTAATCCTGATAAATATTATAATATTTATTCTGATTGGGGGAAAAATAATGGTTAATTTTATAATTTCTAATTTATTTGAACATTTTGATTTAAATATGCTTTTCTTAAATTATTTAAATAATCATCCAGAATATTTTAGAGATAATTTTAAAATTTATGGATGTTTTGGTAATTTTTAGTTTTGTACTTGGGATGGCGGACGAGTATTTTCAGAATATAATACTTGTAGTATTGAAAAAATTAAATTTATTATTAATAGTTATGAAAAGTTTAAGATAAGACCACGATTTATATTTACAAATAATCAATTAGAAGAAAGAGATTATTATAATAGATATTGTAATGAAATCTTAAAAAATTGTGAAAATAAAAATATTGATATTGTTTTAGCTGATGATAAACTATTAGAATATATAAAAACAAATTATCAAGGATATTCTTTTATATCTTCTACTACAAAATGTTTATCTCAATTTGATAAATTAAAAGAAGAAATTAATAATCCTAATTACAGTATGATTTGTTTAGATTATAATTTAAATAAAAATAAAAAAATTTTTACATTAACTTCTGAAGAAAAAGATAAATGTGAATTTTTAATTAATGCTATCTGTCCGCCTGGTTGTCCTTATCGGAAAGAACATTATAGATTGAATAGTATATTTTCTTTAAATTACGGTAAACCTTATACTATGGAAGGATGTAAAATTCAATATAATTGTTTATATCCTTCTTTAGCTTTTGGTAGTAATAATTTAACACCAGATGAAATATTTAATACATATGAACCAGCAGGTTTTAAATATTTTAAAATTGAAGGACGTACCTTAAATATTATAGAAAATATTTGTATATTAGTAAATTATATGGTAAAACCAGAATATCAATTATATGTTATTACTGAATTAGTTTCAACTTATAATGCTGAACATAATATAAAAATTTGATTTTTTAAAAAATTTATGATATAATATTTATAGAAAGTTAAGAGAGATATAAATTATATTTCTCTTAATATGCCGGCATAGCACAGTTGGTAGTGCAATTGATTTGTAATCAATAGGTCGGGGGTTCGAATCCGTCTGCCGGCTCCATTGTCCAAAAGACAAGAATAATTGAATAAAAAAATATGTGAAAAAGGTGTTTATAATATGGAATATTCTCTGGATAAGTATAAATATTTTAAGTTCAATGATGCTAATGGTAAAGTAACTATTTCTGCGGTTTCTACTTATGGTGGTCGTACTGTAAAGGGCTATGCTAAGTGCGATCCTCGTGATACTTATGACTTTGAAGCTGGTAAGCGTCTTGCGGCAGCTCGTTGCAATCAGAAGGTTGCTCAGAAGCGTGCTCGTAGAGCAGCAACTAAATTTGCTGAAGCAGAAAAGCAGTTGCGTGCAGCAGAAGCTTATTATGATAAGATGGCAAATTATTTTAATGAAGCGTCTGCCAGTGCTTCTTTTGCTACTAATGAAGTAAATTGCCTCGTATCCGAAATGTAATATAATAGGGGAAAGATTTTCTTTCCCCTTATTTAATTATAAGGAGGAAGAAGATATGAAAACTAAATCAATGGCTTATAATCGTGATGTTTCTTTTAGAAAAGCAATACATAGACGTAGAATAAGTCGTTATTGGTGTTGGCGTCCCAGTTATGGTGATTATTATAACAATCTTCATCAATACAGTAAGAATAAAATTCATTGTTCATGTCCTGATTGTTCTCCAAAAACTCGCAATAAAGGAAAGAGAAAATCTTCATGGAATAGAGCAATTAATTGGAAAATTTCTGATTTGCGTAAGATTGAAAAATTGGAATTTGAGTTAAAAGAACTTATTTGATTTTTAATAAAAAATAATGTATAATATATATACACAATAAAGAAAAAGACTTTAACAGCAAAGAAATGGACAGTAAACCCGTCGCGAATGCTACGCAGGTTCGAATCCTGCCCTCCCCACCACTATATGGCGGAGGTAGGGAAGCGGTTAAACCCAACGGGACCAAACCAAATAAGTCTTGTTTAGATAAAAATATTTATTTGATTTTTAATAAAAAATAAAGTATAATATATATAGAAGTTAAAGACTCTTACAGCAAAATTTATAATACCTGTTATTTTAGAGCTGGTTAATAGAGTTGAGTCTTGTGGGATATATGCCGCTGTGGTGGAATGGCAGACACAAGGGACTTAAAATCCCTCGATAGAAATATCATACGGGTTCAAGTCCCGTCAGCGGCACCACAAATTTGACTTTTAAAAAATTTTTTGTTATAATATTTATACAAAATGCGGGATTGGTGTTTAACGGTTAGCATCCCGGTCTTCCAAACCGGTGGTGGGAGTTCGAATCTCCTATCTCGCTCCATATTTTAATTAGATATACTTGTATCTTTGGCTGGCGTCTAATTAAAATACTATGAAGAGCCATTCAGCAAATTTTTGTTCTATTTTATTATAGTACTAAAAAGGATTCAAGTTTTTACAATGGCTATCAAAACATAGTGATTAAATTAATATTGTAAGGCTCTTGATTATTATATTATGGTATTAATGGAAAACTATTGAGATAGTCGCTATATTATTCTAACTGCCCTCTTAGGAGAAGATTTATAAAATTCAGATTTTTATAAAGTGAAGAGCGGCACAATTAAAATTTAATACTGTTATAAAGGCACTATCAGCAACTTTATTTATAAATTATTTTTAAGGCTAGAAAAATAAACAAATAAATTGTGCCTTGTTTTTTATGCGCCGCTAGCTTAGGTGGTAGAGCACCACACTTTTAATGTGGGTGTCCGGAGTTCGAATCTCCGGCGGCGCACCAAAATGGAAGAGATACCTGCCATGCTTGGACGGCAAAAGAAGGCGTTGAATGTAATCGAGAAACATTCCGTTGGTTCTTAGGGGAGCGACGTAACCGTGAAACCCGAGGTTTGAGTTACCTTGTCCAAACGCTATGTATAGTCAAAGTCTAGGCAACAAGGTTTTATATGGGGCTATAGCTCAGCTGGGAGAGCGCCTGCCTTGCAAGCAGGAGGTCAAGGGTTCGATTCCCTTTAGTTCCACCAATTTTGGTAAGATACTCAAGTGGTTTAAGAGGACGGTCTGCAAAATCGTTATTTCGACAGTTCGAATCTGTCTCTTACCTCCAAGAGTATGAAAATACTCTACACAAATAGGTATTTTATACCTCATAATTCAAAGGAGATAAAGTAATGAAGAAAATTATTGCTGTTATTCTTGCTGTTATTATGATTATGTCTTTAGCAACTGTTGCATTTGCTGCAAATAGTTTCACTGATATTTCCAATAGTAAGAATAAGGAAGCCATTGAGACACTTTATGAACTTGGTGTAATTGATGGCTATAGTAAGACTAAGTTTGGTTCTAAGCTAACTTTGAGCCGTGCTGAAGCTTGTGCGATTATGGTTCGTGCGCTTTACGGTGATAAGATTGTTTATTGGACTAATAGTTTTACTGATGTGCCTGCTAGAGCATGGTATGCTCCTTATGTTGATGTTGCTGTTTATTATGATATTATGCATGGACATAGTGCTACTACCTTCGCTCCTGATGAAGATATTACCTATGACCAGATGGCTACATTGGTATTAAATGCGCTTGGTTATAATGCTCCTCAGTTAAGTGGCACTTGGCCTGAGAATGTAGAAAGAATTGCTAATATTCTTGGACTTTATGATAATACAAGTAGATTTGTGCTTGGTTCTGATGTTATTACCCGTGAAGATGCCTGTCAGATGCTTTATAATGCCCTCGATTGCTCTGTTGTTGAATATGTAAGAGGTCGTATTGTAGAAACTGATCAGACTCTTTATGAAGCAATGGGATTTGAGTATGAGCCAACTCCCGATCCTGTACCCACTCCCGATCCTGTAAAGCCAGTAAATCCTCCTGTTGCTGATAACCAGATTTTTGGTATTGTAGAATTTTTTAAGACTTATACTTATGGTGAAAACCATGAATATACTGGTTATGAAATTAAGTTCTATGATAATACAACTATCTATAAGACTGCAGGAACTAAGATCATTGCCGATGGTAAGCTAAATGAAAATAAATTAACTGAAGCAACTGAAGCTAACCTTGGCTATGGCGATTATGTATGGCTTGAAAAAACCTATAGTAATAGTGATGTATATAAGATTGTAGCTGTAATTCATTTTAGTGCATTCCAGCCTGACGCAGGACCTGATGATACCCTTGTAAATGATGGCACAGGCACAGGCGCAGATAGCACAGGTACACCTCTTATTCGTTATTAATTTTTAAAGGACTGAAGAAATTCAGTCCTTTATTTTTTTTTGTATTTTTATAAAAAATATGTTATAATATATTTATAGAATAAAGAAGGGAAATAATATGAAAAAAATCTTAATTGATGCTCCTCTTGAATATGTAGCTGGTCATTTACGCTATGGTCATTTAGAAGGAGTTATAGAAGTACCTGATGAAGAGTTTGAAAAATTTAAAGAAAATCCAATTGATTTTCTTTATGATAATGAATACATAGATGAATTAGACCTTTTAATTGATGATTGGAGAGTTGATGATCGCGGTCCAATTGATAGCGTTGAATGGTCGGAGTGTAAATCGTAATGGCTGTAAATAAATATGCTAAAGCTAAAGAAGACTGGTCTGGCGAAAATTTTGGTAATAATTGGACTATAATTAAAAAATTATCTTGTTCTGAATATCGTAAAATTTATGAAGAAATGACTGGAGATAATACAAAAATAATTAAAAATTCTCATTATCTTTGTCATAATAATAATTGTGGAGTCGATACTTATCTTGAAAGGACTGTAATTGAAAGAGCGAAAAAAAATGGTATTTTAAGCAAATGTAAAGGTTGTACTGGTATTATTACTAACAATTGTTGGTATAGTACTCTTTGTAGACAGAAAAATTTAACTAAAGTTCCTGATAGAACAGTAAAAGTTAAAGTTGGAGATACTTTTGGTTTTTGGAAAGTTTTAGAAATTTATAACAGTAGTGCTTCTGCTGATCATCAGATTAGAGCAAAATGTCAATGTCAAAATTGTGGTGCTATTAAAGATATCCGTCTAGATCAACTTCAAATTAAAGGGGCAAAATGTGAATGCTATAGAAATCATAGTGTAGGAGAACAATTAATTAAAGAATATTTAGATAAAAACAATATTAAATATAAATCTGAATATAGTTTTCCAAATTTAACTGGATTAGGAAATGGTAATTTACGATATGATTTTGCTATTTTAGATAAAAAAGAAAATGTAGTAAAATTAATTGAATTTGATGGCAAGCAACATTTTCAAGAAGCAGGATCTTATTATAATGAAAATGGATAGGTACAAATTCATGATTCTATCAAAAATGATTATGCTAAAAAAATCAACATTCCTTTATTAAGAATTCCCTATTATGAAATGAATAATTTAGAAGAAATTATTACTAGTTTTTTAATACAATAAATTCAGAAAGATATTTTTTAATTGATTTTATAAAAAATAAATGATATAATATATATGTAAGATAAAGAAAGAAATCAAAAATAAATTTTTCCTCTTGTCCAAGAGGAGTCAAAGTGAAAAAGGAGAATTAATATGAATACTTTCATTAACGGTCTGACCTCTGCTACTAACTTCGCTTATACTGAAAATGGCGCTATTACGCATAAGACTACTAAGTCTGACCTGCTTGATATGTTTGCTATGGGCGCGGCGATGCGGAAGCGTAGCGATGAAGATGTTCTTTTGATGTTTAATAAGGCATATAAGGAGAATCCTGAGTATGCACTGAAGTGCCTGTTTTATATTCGTGATGTGCGTGGCGGTCAGGGCGAGCGTCGTTTCTTCCGTGTGGTCATGCGGAATCTGGCTCGTCTGGATACTGATGCTGTCATTCGTAATATGAAGTATATTCCTGAGTTCGGTCGTTGGGATGACCTTTATGTTTTTGAAGGTACTCCCGCTGAGAAGGAAGCATTTACTGTTATCAAGGACCAGCTGGCTCTTGATGTTCAGTGTAAGACTCCTTCGCTGCTGGCAAAGTGGCTGAAGTCTGAGAATACGAGTTCTTCTGAGTCTCGTCGTCTGGCAACTAAGACTCGTCATTACCTGAATATGACTTCTCGACAGTATCGTAAGACTCTCTCTATCCTGCGTGAGCGCATTAACGTTCTTGAACGTTTGATGTCCGCGGGCAAGTGGGATGAGATTGAATTCGATAAGATTCCTTCTCGTGCCGGCATGATTTATAAGAATGCTTTTGCTCGTCATGACCTTGAGCGTGCTAAGGCAGGAGCACAGACTTATGAAGCATTTGCTAAGGATACTACGACCAAGGTTAATGCTAAGGCTCTGTATCCGTATGAATGTGTCCATGAGGCTATTAATCTGATGGGTTTTGGTCCTTATGGTGCTTCGGTTGCGCTGGACAATACGAATCGCCTTATGGTAAATAAGTATTGGGATAATCTGGCAGACTATTTCAAGGGTCAGCCGTTCAATGGTATGGCTATCGTAGATACTTCTGGCTCTATGTATGGCACTCCTATTGAAGTAGCTATTTCTCTGGGCCTGTACTGTGCTGAAAAGGCACATGGTCCGTTCGCGAATCATTTCATCACTTTCTCTAGCAATCCTACGTTTGTTAAGACTGATGGTGTTGATTTCTGCGATAAGGTCCGCCGTATGGGTGCTGCTGATTGGGGTGGCTCTACTAATGTGGAAGCCGCGTTTGATCTGATGCTGAAGGTCGCACTTCAGAATCAGTGTAAGCAGAGCGATATCCCGGAGAATCTGATTATCATTAGTGATATGGAGTTTAATGCTTGTGTCACTTCTGGACCGGTTTCTACGGATCGGTGGTATGGCTACGGCACTCGTGTTTCTGACCCGGATACTTTGTTCGAGTCTATGGCGAAGAAGTGGAAGACTTATGGCTACGAAATGCCTCATCTTATCTTCTGGAATGTTAATGCTCGTCAGAACAACATTCCTATGATGGATAACGGTAGAGTTAGTTATGTTTCTGGCTTCTCTCCTTCTATCTTTGAGACTATCCTTTCTGGAAAGACTGGATATGATCTTATGATGGAAAAGCTTAATACTGAGCGTTACGCTTGTATTAAGTAATTTTATATAAAGGAGAGGAGAAATCCTCTCCTTTTAAGGAAAGATTTAATGAAAATATTAAATAGTCGTATATAGTTAAGACGTGATACATATGAAAATTGGGTATAGTATAATCCAATTCTTTTAAACGGTGAATTAGGATGTGCTGTTTATCGCGATGGCACAACAGAAATTCGCATAGGTGATGGTAAATCTCATTTTATAGAATTACCAAGATTTGTAGCGTCTGATTATCCAGAAGAAAAGAATACAGATAAAATAGAATATATTGATTTTGATAAAATATGAGGTATTAAATATTTATGAGTGAAAGTATGATGCAGAAAGATTTGGTTCTTTCTATTAATGAATACGCTTATGTTCTTGACAGAACCAAAGGTAATGTTCTTTGTCATGTTGGTCCGACTAAGACTTCTTTGTCTCAGTCTGATGAACTTGTTCGCTTTGATTCTAAGAGCAAGAGATTTGTTCCTTGTTCTTATTCTGATGCTATTTCTCTGTTTGCTTCGGCGCCTGAGAATTGGTATCTGGTTCTGAAGAATCCTACTTCTAATGGCCGTCATCCAACCGCTGGAACCTCTAATAATCTTCCAGAAGATATTCAGGTTGGTCGTAAGATTAATATTCCTGGCCCTGTTTCCTTCGCACTTTATCCAGGTCAGATGGCTAAGGTTGTAAAGGGTCATGCGCTCCGCACTAACCAATATTTGCTGGCTCGTGTATATGATGCTCAGTCTGCGATTGCGGAAGGTGGCAAGGTTCTTGATGCTGAGGGTAATGAAATTATCCCTGAGAACCGTAATTATGTAAATGGTCAGATTCTTGTTATTAAGGGTACTGATATTTCTTTCTATATTCCTCCTACTGGTATTGAAGTAATTCCTCTCCAGAATCAGGATAAGAATGGTTATATTCGTGACGCTGTTACTCTTGAACGCCTTGAATATTGTATTTTGAAGGATGAAAATGGTAATAAGCGTTATGTTCATGGTCCGAAAGTTGTGTTCCCTGAGCCTACTGAAAATTTTGTAACTTCTCCTAAAGGTGGCTATATTTTCCGCGCAGTTGAACTTTCGCCGATTTCTGGTCTTTATGTAAAGGTTATTGCTGAATACTCTGATGATGATGGTACTGTTCATCCTGTTGGTGAAGAGCTTTTTATCACTGGTAAGGAACAGATGATTTATTATCCTCGTCCTGAGCATGCTATCATTAATTATGATGAGAAGATTCTTCATCATGCTGTTGCTATTCCAGAAGGCGAAGGCATCTATGTGATGAATCGTCTTAATGGTAAGATTGAAACTGTTAAAGGTCCGGCAATGTATCTACCTGATCCTCGTACTGAAGTCGTTGTTAAGCGTAAGTTGAGCGCGCATGAGTGTGAACTGTGGTTCCCCGGTAATAAGCAGGCTCTTGAATATAATGCTGGTCTTACTGAGAAGGCTTTGGAAAAAGCTATTGCTAAGAGTGTAAAGGCTGCTACTTCTAATCTTGACAGTACAGCTGCTTATAGTATTTCCAATAGCGTAAATAATATTAACCGTGAGTTCCAGACTCTTGCATATCTTGAGACTAATGCTGGTATTTCTCGTGGTACTTCTTACACTAAGCCGCGTACTATTACTATTGATAATAAGTATGATGGTGTTGTCAGTCTGAATATTTGGACTGGTTATGCAGTTAATGTTGTATCTAAGAATGGTACTCGTAAGGTTGTTCGCGGTCCGCAAACTATCCTACTTGATTATGATCAGACTCTTGAAGAGCTTCAGTTGAGCACTGGTAATCCTAAGACAACTGATAAACTTGAAAAGACCGTATACCTCCATTATGAAAATAATAAGGTTTCTGATTATATTAATATTGAGACTAAGGATTTCGTACAGGCTGTAGTTAAGGTTTCTTATTGTGTGAATTTTGATCCCACTTATATGGATGACTGGTTCTCTATTGATAATTATGTCAAGTATCTTTGCGATAGAGAGCGTTCTCTAATTAAGCGTGAAGCAAAGAAATACACAATTGAAGAATTCTATCAGAATTATTCTGAAATTGTTCGTAATGTAGCTATTGATGCTGCTAGACCTACGAAGAAGGATAAGGATAATAGCGATCGTCATGAAGGTAGATTCTTCCGTGAGAATGGTATGTATGTAAAGGATTGTGAAGTTCTTTCCATTGATGTAGAAACCGATATTGCGGAAATCCTTGAGCAGCATCAGCGTGAAATGGTTGAGAAGAGTCTTGAACTCTCTGATGCCGAAGCGCGTGTAAAGGTTGCTGAAGCTTTGTTCGAAGCAGAAAAGAAAGAAAATGAACTGGCAAGCACTAAGTTGATTAATAAGATGAATCTTCAGGGTGAAGAGGCTCGTCGTAAGTTGGATATTCAGAGTGAAGTTAATCGTAAGCAGGAAGCTGAAAAGCTGGCAGCTAAGCAGGCAGAGAAGGATATGCAGGTTCTTATTGATGCTATCCATGAAGCTGACTTGGCTCGTAAGCAGAAGGATGCTGATATGAGATTGGTTCAGGCACAGAATGAACTTGGTATCCAGCAGGCAAAGCAGAAGAGTTATGCCGATACTGTTGCTAAGATTATGAACTCTATTAGTCCTGATCTCGTGGCAGCGCTTACTTCTCAGTCTAATGCTCAGGTTATGGAAACTGTTGCTAATGCGGTCGGTCCTTATGCGATTGCTAATGGCGAATCCATTGCGGATACTGCTAATAAGCTGTTGCGTGGTACAAGTCTTGAGGGTATCCTTAAAGACGCCGTAGCTAAGGAATAATAAAAATATTGGGGTAGATTATATCTACCCCAATTAATAGGAGATAGTATGGGTATTAATAAACAGTGTCCTTATTGTGGTAGTACTTATGTTCAATTAAGTAATGAAGAAACACATCATCATGGACTTTTTTGGTGGTTATTTTTTGGTTGGTACATTTGGGGATGTTATATTCTTTTCAAATGGGCTATTGGATTCTGCGTCCTAATTTGTTGGGATATTTGGGCATATCTAATTGATAAATTAAAAAATGTTGGACATATTTGGCAATGTCGTAGATTCTTCTCTGGCAAGCGGAGAATTTATTATTGTCATAATTGCGGACGTAATTTTAGAGCTTAAAAATAAAATGAGAACTTCTAAATTAGAAGTTCTCATTTTATTTTTATAAAAAAATATGTTATAATATTTATAGAAAGTTGAAAGGATGGTAAAAATTCATGGAAAAGCGTGAAATGGTCATTAAGATTCTTAAAGAGAGTGGTACTCTTACTGCTAAGCAAATTTCCGCGTTTGCTAAGCGCAAGCATAATTTTGATATTACTCCGCAGAGTGCTTCTGGTGTTATGAGATATCTAGTATCCCATGGTATGGCTGGTAGCTCTAAAGACGAAAATAATCAAACTCGTTATTGGCTTAATTCTATGGATTGGAAAGCTATGAAAGATGATGAAAGCTTTTAATGAATTAAAACCTTATCCTTTCTGCGGATTTATTCCAGAAAATGATAAATGTAAATTACTTTATAGTGAGGATTTATATTAATGGCTGAATGTATTTATTTTAGATATGAAGATGTAACTCCTTGGCATGGTGATGTATTTGATCATCCTGATTATGAATATTATTGTGTAAGGAATACAAAAAAGAAAAAAATTTTTTCTTGGACTTGCTTTAATTGCCCTCATTACACTAAAGAAAGGAAAGAAAAAGATGATTCATAAAATGATTGGATGCTCAGAAGAATGTTTACGATTAGCATGCTGTGATTTTTGTTTATACGCTAGTCATGATTTCTTCTTTGCAGAAGATAAAGATGGCAATGTAAAAATTGTAGCAGGCGGCCCCAATGGTTGTAATCTTCATCAAGATAAAGAACATCAAGAAATTGCCAAGGGATGTGGATATTGTTCGGATTTTCATTGTGCGATGGCAACAGAACAAAATCAAGTAATTAAGGAGATTCAAGATGAAACATAAAATTAGAACATGGCTTCAACTTTATGATAGACTCGGCAAACAGTCTCTTTCTAGGGCAAGAGATCAAAGAATTATTTTAAAAAGGAATGGTAAATCAATTCCATTACATTTAACATATAATGAAAATGGCAATGAATGGTGGCTTGAGGAGGAAGATACTTCAAATGATTGATATTATTGATGCTAAAGGTCGATATAAAGGAGTTTGCCCAGAATGTCATAATTTTCTTCTCTTTGATGATGAAGATATTCAGACTGTAAGAACAACTAAAGAAGCTCCAGAAATTTTTATTGATACTTTTCATTATATTCTTTGTCCAATTTGTAATAAAAGATTAATTATTTATAATAGTTAAAGGAGGAAGATAATAATGAAGATTTGGGTAGATGATCTGCGACCGGCTCCTATTGGTTGGCATTGGTGTAAATCTGTAAAAGAGACCATTGACACTATTAAATTTTATGGCCAGAATGAGATTGAAGAATTATCTCTTGACCATGACTCTGGTATTTATTACTATCAGGGCGGCGATTATATTAATATTCTTAATTGGATTGAAAAAAAGTATGGCTATTTTTGGAAAGTACCTATTAATCTTCATACTATGAATCCAGTAGGTAGAAATAATATGGAGCTTATTATTTGGAAAAATAGGTGGTATCAAAAATGATTTATAAAGTATTTAAGGTCAGTCCAGATAATTTTTATGGCGGTTTTAGCCTTATTGGCGCGGAATCCGCAGAAGATGCTAACCAATACATTAAAGAAATGAAAGCTTCTGACCCTAATAATATATATGATACATTTGGATATACTTATGTTGATCCCTATGATGAAATTTATGATGTCTTTACTAAAACTAAAGGCATTGTATATGGAGGAATTTATTATCGTGGAAATTAATGATTTTAAGAATTACCTTGAAACTCTCGACCTTGATTGGTGGGAAAAAGAAGATTTACTCGACTTAGCAGAAAATAACGAATTTGATATTTTACATATGAACAATGAGGAGCTTGACCATACTGCTACTGAATTATATTGGAGAGCGCAAGGTTTACTTGACGAAGTTAATCGCCTTGAAAGTCAAGCTGATACTATTCGTAGATATATTGAGATTCTTGAAGATAAGGAGTGATACATATGAATTTTCATCCTGATTCTTGGATCATGAAAGAGGTCCATGATCATTATGATGAAACTCGTAATACTTTTGGATTAAATAAAATAGTTGGCGTATTTCTTCAAGGTAGCCAAAATTACGGACTTGATTATGAAAGTAGCGATGTTGATACCAAAGCAGTTCTTTTACCAAGTTTTAAAGATATTGTCTTAAATAAACAACCTATTTCTACTACTCATGTTCGAGAAGATAACAGCCATACTGACTGGAAAGATATGCGGTTAATGCTTAACTGCTTCCGTAAACAAAATTTAAATTTTCTTGAAATTTTATTTACTCCATATTTTTTCATTAATTCTACTTATGGAAAATATTGGGCAGAATTAATTGAGCATAGAGAAGAAATCGTTCGTTATAATCCATACCAAGCAGTTAAATCTATGAAGGGTATTGCTATGGAAAAATATCATGCGATGGAGCATGAATATCCTAGTAAAGTAGATATTTTAGCTAAGTATGGTTATGATCCTAAACAACTCCATCATCTACTTCGAGTTGAAGAATATATTGGACGGTATATTAATGGAGAGCCTTATAAAGATTGCTTACATCCGCGTAGACCTGATTATTTAATTGATGTAAAAAAAGGATATTATGATCTCGAAACTGCGCGAATTGTAGCCAATACTTCTATTGATAATATTACTAGAGTAGCAGATGCATTTTGCGAAACTATTGAAAATAAAGGTAATCCTGCAGTTGATGAATTTTTAGACAATGTTATGTATAAAGTTATGAAAAAAAGTATGGAGGAAGAATTAAATGGAAATTAAACATTGGCTTGTAACTGGAGACATTCATGGACGAATCCAAGAGCGAGTGGATGCTATTGATAGAAATCTTTATCCTCCTAATGAAACTGCGCTTATCTGTTTAGGCGATGTAGGTTTTAATTTTTATTTAAATCGTAGTGATACAAAGCGTAAGCAGTTCGCGCAAGAATCTGGATATGTATTTTATTGCGTGCGCGGCAATCATGAAGAGCGTCCACAGAACATTCCTAATATGACTGAATATTTTGATATGGATATTCATAATTTTGTCTATATGGAAGAAGAATTTCCTAATATTAAGTATCTTAGAGATGGTGAAGAATACAAATTTAATGGTCATCCTACTTTAGTAATTGGTGGAGCATATTCTGTTGATAAATGGTTTAGATTAGATGGTAGACCTGAAAATACTGATCTTTGGACTGGATGGTTTCCTGCCGAACAGCTTACGAGCGAAGAAATGGGCCAAATCGAACTTAATATTAACGGCAATTATTATGATATAATTCTCACCCATACTTGTCCTGAAAGTTGGGAGCCTAAAGATCTATTCTTATCTGGACTAGACCAATCAAGCGTAGATAAGTCCATGGAAAAATGGCTTGATGTTATTAAAACTCAAATTGATTGGCAAGTATGGTTATTTGGACATTATCATGCCGATCGCTATGTTAAGCCTGGCGTTGAAATGTTATACACTTCTATTGTTGACCTTGAAGAAATTTGGGACTATGAACTAAAAAGAAAAGAGGAATGATTAATTTCATTCCTCTTTTTTGATTTTTTTAATAAAATATGATATAATATATTTACAAAATGAGATAAGAAATAAATAAAAAATTTAGGAGTTGGTATTAAATGAAATATTTTATTGATTTTGAAGCAACACAGTTTTCTCAGGAAATTATCTCTATTGGCTGTTATAGAGAAGATGGTGAAATGTTCTATTCTCTTGTTGCTCCTCACAGTAAAAATAAAGTAACTAATTTTATTACTGAGCTTACTGGTATTACAAAAGAAATGCTTGCTAATGCACCAACTTCTGATGAAGTATTTTGTAAATTTTCTGATTGGGTTCTTGAAAATGACAATAATCCTGAGTTTTACGTCTGGGGTGACAGTGATGGTGATTTCTTGATGCACACTTTTAACAAGACAAGTTCTTTAAAGGCGCGCATGATTATTAGTTATATGGCTTCAGCACTCATTGATTATTCTAAGAAATTTGAACAGAAATATTATTTGAGTTCTACTGGACTTATTAAGATTGTAAATTGCTTTACTTCCGATATTATTCAGACTCATAATGCCCTTGATGATGCTATTCTTCTCTATTATGTCTATGATTATGATAAAACAAACTATGAAGAAGATGTAATTTATCGACTGAGTTTTCTTCCTACCATTAATAAAAATATGAATAATTGGAAAAAGAAAGTAAAGAAACCTGCTCCTCATCCTACAACTAAGACTGAAGAAATTATTTCTCAGTCCAATAGTGAATATGCTGTAAATGATACTCGTAAATGGAGCAAGTGCGGCTATCCTAAAAATAGTATTTGTGTCATTACTTCTAAAAATAGCAGCGCAAAGTATGTATTTCCTGATGTCGAAATTGCGGCTAAGTATATGTATGAATATGTATTTACTGATAATCAGAAGAAAGGTATGACTGTAAATAGTGTCCGTAAGCACATTAAGCAGGCTTATGGTAATAGCAATAAATATATGAATTATTTGTGGCGTAGAGTTGTTTAAAAGAAAGGAATGAAAAATTATGTCTTATTATGCTTATGTATGTAAAATTGATAATTTGCGGAAACATCCAAATGCTGACCGGCTACAGCTTGGTGAGTGCTTTGGTAATACTGTTTGTGTAGATATGAGTTATGCGGCTGGTGAAGTAGGTATTTATTTTCCTACCGATGGTCAGTTGTCTGTAGAATTTGCGGAATATAATAATCTTCTGCGTAAGAAAGATGATGCTGGTAATTCTATCGGCGGTTATATGGATCCCAATAAACGTAATGTAACTTCTATTCGTCTGCGTGGCGAAAAGAGTGATGGCTTATTCCTTCATCTGGATTGTATTTCTTATACCAAGGCAGAAGTAAAAGAAGGCGACTCTTTTACTATGCTGAATGGACATGAAATTTGTCAAAAGTATATTCCTCGTTCTCATAAGCAGCCTTATGAAAATAAAGTAAAAGGTAATCGTACTCGTAAGAGAAAAGTTCCTATTGCTCCTCTATTCGTTGAACACGCAGATACTGAGCAATTGGCTTATAATCTTGGTGCTTTCCATCCGGGTGATTATGTAGAAATTACTCTTAAAATGCATGGCACTTCTCAGCGTACTGGTCGAGTTCCTATGTTTGTAAAATATAAACGCTCTTTCATTGATTGGTTGTTGCGTCGTCCAGGCACTCCAATTTATGATTGGGGTTATGTCTCAGGCACTCGTCGTACTGTGCTAGAGAATTTTGATGGTGGTTATTATGGCTCTAATGCTTTCCGTGAGCAGCATTCAAAATTCTTTGAAGGTAAGCTTCATAAGGGTGAAGAAGTTTATTATGAAGTAGTTGGTTTTACTGATACTGGTGCTTCTATCATGGGTGTAGTATCTAATAAGAAATTGAATGATAAAGCATTTGTGAAGCAGTATGGTGAAATGACTACCTTCTCTTATGGTTGTTCTCCTACTGGTTATATGACTTATGAAGATGGTAGCCATGATGCTCTTCCGCAGTCTGATTTTTACGTTTATCGTATGACTATGACCAATGAAGATGGCGATATTGTAGAATATACTCCTGATTATATGCGTTATCGTTGTGCTCAGATGGGTTGTAAATGTGTTCCGCTTCTGTGGTCTGGTATTATTCCTGCTCATACTGGTGATGAAGCAGCAATCAGTCTTGGTCAAGGTGCTGGGGCATGGATTAAAGCAAAGGCAGAAGAGTTTTATGACGGTCCCGATCCTATCGGCAAGACTCATGTGCGTGAAGGTGTTGTAGTCCGTATTGTAAATCGTCCAGCATTTACTGCTTACAAACATAAGAATTTTGCTTTCAAATGTTTGGAAGGTATCTGCAAAGCAGAAGAGACTGAACCTGATATGGAAGAGGCCGAAGAAGTAAAAGATGAAGCGTGAAGGATTAAAAGAACTTCTTGAAAATTTGGAACTAGATAAAGAATGGGCGCTTGCTAATGAATGGGAAGCGCCCATTTGTCTAGCAGATGATTTAATAGCAGTTATTGAAATTATTAAAGAATTAATTGAAAAATAATTTGACTTTTGAAAAATAATATGGTATAATATAACATATTATTTTAAGGAGGTTCAAATTATGCGAACTAAAAGGATAATGTCAGTATTGATAGCTATTATGCTTATCTTTGGATTAAGTATAAATAGCTTAGCAGTTTATGCTTATGATTCTGGCATTACTACTCACGAGCTAATCCACACTCCAGAAGTAGTAGAAGACAGTGAATATGAATATGGACATATGGAGTTCTGTAATTGCGGAACTGACCATACCAATAAACCATTTGAATGGTGGTCTGATATCACTGACACAAATAGCCCTCAATGGGATTTAATTCACAATTATTTAATTATCCAAGAGGATGGAACATTATAGACCGATGATGGATTTATTGCTTGCGCTCTTGGACGACACTTTGGTAAAATTGGCACAAAGTGGATATTTATTTGTGAAGATGGCTCTGAAATTAAAGTTATTAAAACTGATGAAAAACAAGATCGACATACTAAAAACGGTGATTTAATTCATGGTATTATTTGTAATGAATTAATCGAATTAGTAGTTGATAGTAAAATTAGTAAAACTTGTCCAAGTGGTAATTTTAAAGATTTGCCAGGCTTAGAGGGTAATATTATTGGTTGGAAACAAGTCTTAAATAATGATTTGCCCGATCAATTAAAAGGTACTATTTTTAAATAAAATAATATTAAATGAGGTAATAAAATGAGCGTAGTTGCCGCGAAGGTATATAATAATAATATTCAAATGTCTGCGGACAGTATTTTAACTAATGGATGGGAAAAAGACCCCAATACTAACTTTACTAAAATTATTTCTTTAAATGATATGATTGTTGGTAGTGTTGGTAGCGCGGATGAATGTAGTCTTATGTGGTTATACATGGAAAATCATCAGCCGCTTAATGCCACAGAGAGAGAAATCCTTAATTATTTTACTGAATTTGGTAAATGGAAAGGCGATATTTCTAATACTCGTGATATTAAGAATAGCTATTTAATGGCTTTTGGAGGTCATCTTTTCCAGATTTGTGGATACTTAGTTAGAGAAATTAAAGATTATTACGCCATTGGGGCTGGCGCTCCTTATGCTTTGACAGCACTTCATCTTGGACATGATTCAGAAGAAGCTGTTAAAGTTGCCTGTGCTATGTGTTGCTTTGTTTGTGAACCTGTTGTAACATATATTCAGGAAAAAGACAATTAAATATAGGTAAAAGGGATAAAGATTTAATTCTTTATCCCTTTTTTGATTTTTATAATAAAAAATGATATAATATATATAGAAAGTAAAGAAAGGAATTGATTAACTGTGCCTTATAAAACTAGTAAATATACTACAACCCAGAATGGTGAATTTACTACTCGTTGTATTGATGTTCTTGAAAATAGTCCAGAAGCGCTTACAATTGATCAGATTAAACAGCATGACATGGTCTTAAATACTTTAACGACTCAAAAAATTAGTCGTATTCTTTCTCACATGGCGGAAATGGGATTTATTAAAAAATGTAAAGACCGAGCAAGTGGTCGAATGGTTTACAAGAGTGTCGCTGTTATGGCTGCACAAGGATATGAGGTTTAATATATGAGAATGTTAATTGTTATTGATATGCAGAATGATTTCGTTACTGGGCGACTTGGTAGTAAAGAAGCTCAGCAAACTGTCCCTCGAATTGAAGAGCGTATTAAAGAATATCTCAAAAATGGAGATACTGTTCTTTTTACAAAAGATACACATAAAGAAAATTATTTAGATACTCTTGAAGGTCATTATCTTCCTGTCGTTCATTGTATTGAAGACACAGACGGTTGGGAAATTGTACCTCAGCTTGCCCCTTATGCACAGTATATTCTTTATAAGAATAAATTTGGTTATGTAGATTTAGCAAACGATAGTCTTATTATGACTAATACTTATTTTTCTAAAGATAAATGTATCAGTATTGAACTTGTTGGTGTTTGTACTGATATTTGTGTTGTTTCTAATGCTTTAATTCTTAAAGCAACTACTGATATTCCTATTTATGTTAAAGCAGATTGCTGCGCTGGCACCACTCCTCAAAAGCATATGGAAGCATTGGACGTTATGAAATCTTGTCAAGTGGAGGTAATTTAAATGTTCCGTATTAAAGGTTATGAGTTTGAGATTCACTATACTAATCAGACTTTCCCCGATGGCACTCTCAATCTGAACGGTATGGATTTGACCGGCTGTACTAGGATTGAATGGTATTATGATAATGATGCAGAGCTTTTTACTCTGATTTGTTTAGCAAAGAAATGTGCAGAACATAATTGCCGTCCTATTCTTTATATGCCTTATGTTCCTAATGCTCGCATGGATAGAGTTAAGAAAGAAAGCGATACTTTTACTTTGAAGTATTTCTGCGATATTATTAACTCTCTTAATTTTTTGAGTGTTATGGTACTTGATGTTCATTCTAATGTGGCCGCAGCTCTTCTTGATAGATGTATTGTCATTGAACCTACTAATTATATTAGAGAAGCAGTTAATCAAGTATATCTTCTTACTGGCGGCAATGAAGGATATAGCCGCAAAGAAGTAATGAATAAATTTATTACTTTTTATCCTGATGAAGGAGCTATGAAGCGTTATTCTTCTCTTTTGGATTTTCCTTATGCTTTTGGTATCAAAAAGCGTGATTGGGAAACGGGTAATATTCTCGGTCTTGAGGTTATGAATAAAGAGATTGTCAAGGATAAGAATATTCTTATTATTGATGATATTTGTTCAAAAGGTGGTACTTTCTATTATGCAGCTAAAGCTCTTAAAGAGCTTGGAGCGCACAGTATTTATCTTTATGTAACTCATTGTGAAAAGACAATTACTTCTGGAAATATTTATTACGGAAATGAAATTGCACAGATTTTTACAACTAATAGCATCTGGCGGGATGAAAATGATCCTCGTGTAAAAATTCTTGAAGGTTAATATGATAAAATCAAAGGAGTAATTAAATATTACTCCTTTGATTTTTTTATAAAAATATGATATAATATTTATAGAAAATTAAGAAAGGAATAAATAAAATGAATTATAATCCGTTGCTTCTTATTGATTTCTATAAGGCGACCCATCATGAACAGTACCCCAAGGGCTTGACGAAGATGGTTTCTTATTACACTCCTCGTATGAGCCGACTGAAGGATACTGATAAGGTTACTCTTTTTGGACTTCAGGGATTTATTAAAGAATACCTTATTAAAGGTTTTAATGATAATTTCTTTAATCGTCCAGAAGATGAAGTAGTAGCTGAGTATGAACGAGTTCTTAACGCGACTCTCGGCAATGGCACTTATGAGTCTGATAAGATTCGAGAACTTCATCGACTTGGTTATCTCCCTCTGGAAATTAGTGCCGTCCCCGAAGGCACTAGAACTGCTATCGGTGTCCCGCAGATTGAAATTACTAATACTCATCCAAATTTCGTATGGTTGGTAAATACTATTGAGACGATGCTTTCTTGTACGATGTGGCATACTCAGGTATCTGCGGAAGTTGGTTATAGATATTACCAGATTGTTAAGAAATATTATGATTTGTCTTGCGATAAGTATGTAAATCCTCGCAGATTGCTTGGTGATTTTAGCATGCGTGGTCAGCAGTCTGTTGAAAGTGCTATTAAGAGTTCCGCAGCTTGGTGTCTTAGTTTCTATAATACAGCTACTGTTCCTGCCATTCTTTGGCTTGAAGATAATTATAATTGTGATTGTACTATCGGTGATGTAGCATATGGTGCTATTTCTACTGAACATAGCGTTATGTGTTCTAATTATGCTATTGATGGTGATGAAATCACTCATATCCGTAGACTGCTGACTGAAATTTATCCGCATCATAGTTTTTCTATGGTATCTGATAGCTATGATTATTGGAATCTTGTAGATAATATTCTTCCTCAGCTGAAAGACGAAATTCTTGAACATGATGGCTGCCTTTCCATCCGTGGTGATAGCGGCGATCCTGTTGACGTAGTTTGTAAGACTGTCTTTAAGCTATGGGATATTTTTGGCGGAGATATTAACTCTAAAGGTTATAAAGTTCTCAATTCTCATGTAAAAGCTATCTATGGCGATAGTATTACTCCGCAGCGTTGTGAAGCTATTTATAAGATTTTGACTGAAAATGGTTTTGCAATTAATAATGTTTCTCTGGGTGTTGGCTCCTTCTCTTTTATGTGCCTTGAAACTCTTGATGACGTTGATGGTTATTTTGCCAGTCATACTGCGGCACCTCTGCCCAAACCTACTTATAATCCTTACACTCGTGATACTTTTGGTATTGCAGTAAAAGCAACTTATGCAGAAGATGTTAATGGTAAGCCCATTATGATTTATAAACAGCCAAAGGCGCTGTCTTGGAAAAAGTCTCAGAAAGGTTGCTGCGCGGTTGCTCTTGATGGTCAGAGCTATACTGATGAACATACTTGGAATGAAGTTATTGATATGCCGAATCTGCTTCAGCCTGTTTTCCAGGATGGTATTCTGACAAAAGAATATACTTTGGATGAAGTTAGAGATAATATGTATCCAGAAGGAGAATAATATGAATATTTATCACGAATTAAATGGCGATTTACTTGATAATCATGGCTGTGTAATTTGTCATCAAGTAAATTGTCAGAAAACAATGGGTTCTGGTGTTGCTAAACAGATTAAAGATAAATGGCCAGAAGTAGCGCAGGCTTATCAGATGTATTTTATTAATAATCCTGCTCCTCTTGGAAAAACACAGCTTGTTAAGACAAATGATGGTCATGTGATTGCGAATATGTATGCTCAAGATAAATTTGGTTATGATGGTAAACGATATACTAATTATGAAGCATTTGCTTCTTGTCTTGAGGAATTGAACTCTAAACTTGCGGATGGTACTTCGATTGCTTTTCCTTATAAAATTGGTAGTGATCGTGGTGGTGCCAATTGGGAAATTATTCGTACCATGATTCAAAATATTCTTACTAACAAAAATATTTACATTTATAGATTGGAGGAAAAGTAATATGCGTACTCTTATTTATCCTATTGCTGAAGATATTAATGTTGAAATTAATCACATTAAAGACTGGATTAAGAATTATTTTGTAGAGAATGGTCCTGATTGTAAAGCGATTATTGGACTAAGTGGCGGCAAGGACAGCACTGTCGCAGCGAAGCTTTGTGTTGAAGCTCTTGGTAAAGATAAGGTTATCGGTGTCTATATGCCACAGGGTAAGCAGCATGATATTGATATTGCGCATGAAGTTGGTCAGTATCTCCAGATTCAGACTATTGAAGTAAATATTGGTAAGATTTGTGATACTTTTTATGAAAGTTTCGATAATGCTTTTCCCTTTGATGATGTAAGAGAAAATTCGGTAGTTACATCCAACAGTCCAGCAAGAATTCGTATGTCTGTTCTTTATGCGATCGCAGGTATGCTTCATGGTCGAGTTGTTAATACTTGTAATGCTTCTGAGGACTTTGTAGGTTATTCTACTAAGTTTGGTGATTCTGCGGGCGATTTTTCTCCTTTGAGTGATTATACTGTTCATGCTGTGAAAGCTATTGGTTATGCTCTTGGTATTCCGGCTAAGTTTATTGATAAAGCTCCTGAAGATGGCCTGAGCGGTAAAACTGATGAAGACAATCTTGGTTTTACTTATGAGGTACTTGATACCTTCCTCGAGACTGGCACTCCTCCTGAAGATTATGAAGTTTATAAAAATATTATGGAACGTCATAAGAGAAATATTCATAAGGTTAGACCTATGCCAATGTGCAGCCGAGTTGGTCCTTCTCAGGGGACGTGTTGGGAGTTTTAATTTATGAAACACCAAAAACGTTGGAAATGGATGATTGGTTTTGGTATACTAGGAACAATTGTTGGAATTTCTGACTTTAATTTTAAAATAATTATTTTTTATGCTTTATGGACAATTATTAGTTTTATTTGTTTTAAAAATAATGTAATTATTTTCCCCGATAAAGAAAAAAATAAAACTAATAAGAATTATAATACAAATAATTTACAAAAAGCAGAAAAAATAAATAATGTTGAAACTTTAGTTAGTTATGGAAGATTACCTACTGATGAAGAGAAAAGAAAAGAACGTAATAAAATGACTAAAAAATTACGCGAAGAAATTTTATTACGAGATAATTATACTTGTAAAAAATGTGGCTTATCTCGATATGTTGAACCTAATTTAAACCTTCATGTAGATCATATTATTCCTATAGCTAAAGGTGGAAAAACAGTTAAAGAAAATTTACAAACTTTATGTTGGAAATGTAATTTATCCAAAGGAGATAAATTAGAAAATGATTGATAGTTTTAAAAACAAATATTCTTTTTTAAGCAATTATGAATTGAGTCCTTTCACAGTAAATGGAGTAGTGTTCCCTACAATGGAACACTACTTTCAAGCGATGAAAGCGACTAATCAGGAAGATCTTTTAGAAATTGCTAACGCTCCTACACCAGGCCAAGCAAAACGATTAGGTCGAAAGGTTAAGATTAGACCTGATTGGGAATACGTCAAAAAGGATATTATGCTTGAAGGATTGCGCAAGAAATTTGCTATTCCTGAGTTAAGGCAGAAACTTCTTGATACTGGAGATGCTTACCTTGAAGAAGGTAATACCTGGCATGATAATTATTGGGGTGTGTGTCATTGCGTCGAATGCCAAGATGTATTAGCGAAAAATAATTTAGGACTTTTACTTATGAAAGTAAGAGAGGAGATCCAAAATGAGTGTTCCTGAGATTATCCTATTCGTAATTTGGATTTTAGTTGCTATTTTCTGGCTATTTTCTTTTGTCAATTGGATTATTAAAGCAATCCATAAAGATTGGGGAGAAGGTCTTACTTGGACCGTTATGATGCTAGCTAGTTGCTTAGTAATGAATCTTATTACTTTAATTGTAAAACTTACAAAGGTGGGTTAAAATCCCACCTTTGATTTTTATATAAAAATATATTATAATATATTTATAGAAAGGGTTGATAATTATGGCTGTTTATAGTTGTTCAGATATTCATGGTAATATTAATCTTTGGCGTCAAATTAAAGATTTTATTAATCCAAAAGAAGATAAGTTAATTTGTCTTGGAGATTGCGCAGATCGTGGTCTTGATGGTTGGGAAATCATTACAGATGTACTTTGTGGCGTACATGAAGGTTGGATTACTTATGTGCGCGGCAATCATGAACAAATGCTTATTAATGCTCTTGATGATTATATCAATTATGACGGTATGTGCGATTATGCTTTCTATCTGCTTTGTCAAAATGGTGGATATGAAACATTTACTGCGGCAACTAATGATGGATTTATGCCTAACTGGTTAGCCCTTCTTAAAAAGACTATTCCTTTTTATGTTTATGAAAATGTAGAAAAGAAGAAAATTTTTCTTTCTCATGCTGGACTTTCTTGGAATACAATCCGTCATTTTGAAAATGGGCAATTTGATAAAGAATCGCAAGAAATGCAGGATTATCTGCGGAAAGAACTTATTTGGAACCGTAAGCATAATACTGGTTATAAATCTTGTGAATTTGATTATCAAGTATATGGACACACTCCTATTCCATATCTTTCTTCAGAAGAAGAATTTATAAAAGATCCCGGTGTTATGTATTCTCACAATGGTCATAATATTAATATTGACTGCGGAACTTATGTAACCAATATGACAATTTGCTTTGACCTTGACACTTTTGATGAACATATTTTTTGTTGTTAATAAAGGAGAAATGAATGAAGAAAAATATTCCTATTTCTGACCAATGGAAATTGGAAGGAGAATGCGGTAAATGTCGTCGAGCAAATTATTGTGGAAGAGATTGTTCTGCTTTAAAAAGACGAAAGACAAAAATTGCCCAACAAGCGTATTTTGATTTTATGGAAGAAATGGACCGCGAGTATTCGGCTTACCTTGAACAACATCCTGAATTAAAAAAAGAAAATTGATTTTTTATAAAAAATATATTATAATATTTATAGAAAGTTAAGAAAGGAATTGATAAATATGTTCGAAGAACATTCATTCTATTGTATGAAATGTGGTCATAAAGGAATTCCTATTCAGCGTAAATCTGGATTCCAACACAGTAAATTCCATCGTAAAAAGCTCTATTGTATTTATTGCCAAGAGGAAGTAAATCATGTAGAGTGTAAGAATGAAGAAGATGTTGAAGAATTTCTTGAAAATTTTAAGAATGGAGTGTATAAAGATGAAGCGGAAAGATCTTTGGATTATGTGCGGACCTCCGGCGTCCGGTAAAAGTACTTTTGCTAATTTTTATTTTACGAAAGATCCTTATTGGAGTAAAAAGTCTTGGACTATTGTTTCAAGAGATAAGATTCGTTTTTCTTTTCTTAAAAAGAATTCTTCTACCAATTACTTTGAACATGAATCTGAAGTTTTCAATGAATATGTAAAAACTATTAAAGAAAGCTTTGAAAAGTATGATGTTGTAATTGCTGATGCTACTCATTTAAATGAGCGTTCTCGAAATAAACTTCTTAATGCTCTTGGGGCAGACTTTTTAAAAGATATTGATATTACTTGTGTTGGTATGATTACTTCTCTTAAAAAGTGCTATGAGTATAATAAGCAGAGAAGCGGTTTAGAAAACGTTCCTGCTGCTGCTATTAAAAGGATGTATGATACTTATGTTCTTCCCGATCATGGTGAAAAATATGAGTATAGAGATGTTCTTTGGTGTAGCAATGATGGGAAAAGAAGAAACTATTATGACTGTACTTGGATTGGGAAACCAATTCAAGTATAAAAAGGGGATGATTAATTTATGAGTAATATTTGGCTTACAAGTGATTTTCATTTCGGGCATGATAGAGAATTTGTCTGGAAAGCACGAGGTTATTCTTCAGTTGAAGAAATGAATGAAATTCAGATCGAGAAATTTAATTCTCTTGTTCAGCCTGATGATACAGTATATATTCTTGGAGATTTGATGCTCGGTAATAATGATGAAGGCATTAAATGTCTTAAACTGCTTAATGGCAATAAGTATTTTGTACGAGGAAATCATGATACTGATGTTAGAGTAAATCTTTATATGGATGAACAAAATGCTAATATCGGATTTCTTGGTGATGCTACTACTTTAAAATATAGAAAATATTATTTTTATATGAGCCATTATCCCACTATGACAGGAAATCTTCAAAGAGAAAGCCTTCATCAAATGACTCTTAATCTTTATGGTCATACTCATCAAACTACAAATTTTTATCAGGATATGCCTTTTATGTATCATGTAGGTGTTGATTCCCATGATGGATATCCTGTATTGTTGGATGATATTATCCAACAGATGAAAGATAAAGTTGAGGAATGTAAATCATTTCTTTAACATATAAATTATAAACAATTAAATATTTTAATGAGAGGAAAAATAAAATGCCTGCTTTTCTTATTACTTTGATTCCCATTGTATTGGGTGTTATTTTCATTTTTATTCTTCTGTGTAGTGGCTATGTGAAAGCTCCGCCTGATATGGCTTTCATTATCAGTGGTGCTCACAAGAAACCTCGTATTCTAATCGGTAAAGCCGGTATTAAGATTCCTTTCTTTGAACGATTGGATAAGTTGTATCTTGGCGCAATTCAGATTGATGTAAAGACTGGTTCTGCTGTTCCTACTGCTGAATATATTAACGTTAAAGTTGATTCTACTGTATCTGTTAAAGTTGGCGAGACTGATGAAATGATTGCTCTTGCCGCACAGAACTTCTTGAATGTTGACAGAGATACTATTGCTACTAAGATTAATGACCTTTTGGAAGGTAATATTCGTGAAATTGTTGGTCAGATGAAACTGACTGATATGGTTAGCGATAGAAAATTGTTCAGTGAGAAAGTTCAGGAGAATGCGGTTCCTGATCTGGCTCGGTATGGTCTTCAGTTGATTACTTTCAATGTTCAGAACTTCTCTGATGATAATGATGTTATTACCAATCTTGGTATTGATAACGTTGCTCAGATTAGTAAAAACGCAGCAATTGCTAAGTCTAATGCTGAACGTGAAATTGAGGTTGCTAAGGCAGAAAATGCTAAGCAGTCTAATGAAGCTAAGGTTAAGGCTGCTGAAGAAATGGCAGTTCGTAATAATGACTTGGCAATTAAGAAGGCTCAGTTGAAGCAGGAAGCTGATACTCGTCAGGCTCAGGCTGATGCTGCGGCTGGCATTGAGGCAGAGAATCAGCGCAAGTTGAGAGACGTTGCTGCTACTGATGCTAATATTGCTAAGGCAGAACGCGAAGCTGATTTAAAGCAGAAGCAGATTCAGTTGAAGGAATATGAACTGGATGCTCTTGTGCGTAAGCAGGCTGATGCTGATAAGTATGCTGCTGAACAGAAGGCTGCGGCTGATCTGATTAAGCGTCAGAGAGATGCTGAAGCTCGTGCTTATGAAATTGAACAGGAAGCTCGCGCTATGAAAGCAAAAGCTGAAGCTGAGAAATATGCTGCTGAACAGAAGGCTGCTGGTATTGCCGCAGTTGGTGAAGCAGAAGCTGCTGCTATCGAAAAGAAAGCAGAAGCACAGAAGAAGATGGGTGAAGCATCCATCATGGAAATGTACTTCGATGCTCTGCCGAAGATTGTTGCTAACGCTTCTGCGCCTCTGACGAACGTTGATAAGATTACCATGTATGGCGAAGGCAATAGCGCCAAGCTTGCTAGTGATGTTATGAAAACGGCTGATCAGATTACTAAGGCTGTAGCTGAAGCCACTGGCATTGATCTTGCGCAGTTGCTTAACTCCTTTGTCGCAAAGAAAGAAAATTAATACTCAATCCCTTATGAGAGAAATCTCATAAGGGATTTTTTTATGCTTAGATATCGAAATCGGCCGTAGTTCGGAAATTCTGGCACGCTAGCAATTTTTTGACCAAAAAGGTCAGAATATTGATTTTACTTAAAAAAAATGGTATAATTATATAAAGAAATGTATAAAAGGAGTAACATATGGAACTTAAAATAAAAAATGCTAAATATGAATGGGACCCTGATACTGGAACCGCGACTTGTTCATGTGATTATAACAATATAAAATATACTGGAATCGCACATTGTCATCCAGAAGACCAAGATATGATGAATGAAAATACTGGAATGACCATTGCTGAATGTAGATTACAAATTCAATTATTACGTGTTCATCGTGAAGAAGTTAAGACTGAATTAAAAACTCTAAAACAATTATATTATTCAATGACACAATCTAAAAATTTTAATTATAATTCTTATGAAACTAAAACATTGCGGAGATAGATTCGAGAACGAGAAGATTACTTAGATTTTATTAGAAATGAATTAATTCCGCCATACCAAAAATATTTAAGAGATTGGATAGATGGAAAAGATAAATTCTATAAGCGTATCCGCGCGAATCGCGCCAAGGACAAAAATGAGTAATATTTTTATACTAATATTTATAAATAATAAGAGAATTTAAGCCTTTATTCTTACAATTCTAAAGAAAGGGTGATATTTATCTTACTATTTATTTTTGGAATGATTTTTATCGCTTACTTATGTCCCATAGGAGATAGCCTAATAAGTGTAATTGTAGCTTTCTTCGAGATGGTCAAGGGCAAAATTGCTGTTAAAACAGCAGAATATAATGCCCAAATCAAAAAACTGGCTAATGAAAATAGCACTTCCATCCATGCTATTGGATTTGCCACACCAGATTATGAAGAAGAGGAAGATGATAATGAGTACTGAGATATATAAATTTTATGACACTTGTAGCTTATTAATGGTTGTAGATACTTTGTTTTAGGATGAAAAATCTATACCAGTAATTTCTTCAATTACTTTAAATGAATTAGAAAATATAAAAACATCAAGTAATAAAGATCCTGATGTAAAATACGCGGCTCGTAAATTATTACATAAATTAAACGAAAGCCCTGATAATTATCTTATTCATTTATTTAAAGTAAATTATACAGAAGCTATAGAAGAAATGAATCTCCCAGTTACTGATGATACACGAATTTTAGCTACCGCTATTAATTTTAAGGAATGTCATCCTAATACTATTTTTATAACAAATGATTTGTCATTAAAAACAATGGCAAAATTATTTTTTAATACTAATATAGAAAGTATTAATGAAGATACATTAGATGAATATACAGGTTATTTAGAAGTAACTATGAATAATGAAGCTATGGTTGATTTTTATTCTAATCAAGAAGAAAATTATTTTGATTTATTAGTAGGAGAATACCTATTAATTAAAGATGATGATGGTCAAATTGTAGATAAAAGATGCTGGACAGGAGAAAAATATCGTCCAATAGTCTATGGTAATTTTGATTCTAAATGGTTTGGTAAAATTAAACCAATGAAAGATGATGCCTATCAAGCATTATTTGCAGATAGCCTTTTAAATAATACTATAACAATGGTACGAGGTCCAGCCGGCTCAGGTAAAACTTATTTGAGTCTAGCATTCTTATTAAATTAGCTTGAAAAAGGCCGCATTGATAAAATAATTATTTTCTGTAACACTATAGCTACTAAAAATTCTGCTAAATTAGGATATTATCCTGGAACTAGAGATGAAAAATTATTAGATTCTCAAATTGGTAATTTATTAATCAGTAAATTTGGTGGAAGAATAGTAGTTGAACAAATGATTGAACAAGAAAAATTAATTCTTTTACCTTTAAGTGATATTCGTGGTTATGATACCACTGGTATGTGTGCTGGTATTTATATTTCAGAAGCATAGAATATGGATATTTCTTTGATGAAATTAGCTTTACAACGTATTGGTAGTGATAGTATTTGTATCATTGACGGTGATGATAAAACTTAGGTTGATGATATTTCATTTGCTGGTGCTAATAATGGTATGCGTAGAGCTTCTAAAATTTTTAGAGGAACTAATGTATACGGTGAAATTGAATTAAAGAATATACATCGTTCTGCTATAGCACGCATTGCTGAAAATATGTGATTTTATTTAGCCAAAAGAGTTAAATTCTCTTTTGGCTAATTTTATAACCTTAAAAAGGAGGAATATATATGGCTTTTAAAATGAGAACAACTCGTCCAGAAGCTGGTAATAAATATTATATTACTAAAGCTAATGGTGGGTATTCTTATGCTATTAAAGGCAGTCCAACAGATAAATAGAATGATGTTTTAAGTAATTGTGTTGGATACGCATATGGTCGTTTTAATGAAATCGGCGGATATGGATATTGTAAATATTTAAGTCCAGTTAATGCTGAACGTTTTCCGCAATATAATAATACTGGTATTCCAATGGGATAGACTCCAAAGCTTGGAGCTTGTATGGTATGGCGAGGCGGCCCCACTTTAAATAGTGGAGACGGTGTTGGACACGTTGCTATTGTTGAAAAGATTTATAGCCCTACAAAAATTATGACTTCTGAGAGTGGTTGGGGCAGTAAAAATCCATTCTGGAATGCTACTCGTGAAAAAGGAAATGGTAACTGGGGCGCAGGCGCTGGATATAAATTTCTTGGATTTATTTATAATCCAGCAGTAACAGACACTGGAGACGTTGATACTGATACAAGTAATCAATATGGATTTGGCAAAACCAATAGCCCATTAGTAAATTATACTAAGATTAGTCCTAATAAAACCAGTCCTCGTAATCATGTAATTGATACTGTTACAATTCATTGTGTAGTTGGACAATGTTCTGTTGAAGCTCTTGGAAATATATTCGCACCAACATCAAAACAAGCTTCTTCTAATTATGGCATTGGCCCTGATGGTAGAATTGGTATGTATGTTGAAGAAAAAGATCGTTCATGGTGCTCTTCTAATGCAGCTAATGATAATCGTGCTATTACCATTGAAGTAGCTAGTGATACTACAAGTCCATATGCCGTTACTGATAAAGCATATGCGGCTTTAATTAAACTTCTAGTTGATATTTGTAAAAGAAATAATATAAAAAAATTAGTATGGTCTACTAATAAAAATGATAGAGTAAATCATTTAAATGGATGTAATATGACAGTTCATAGAGATTATGCTAATAAATCTTGTCCCGGCGAATATTTATATAGTCGTCATGGAGATATTGCTGCTAAGGTTAATGCTTAGCTTGGAGTTGTTGAGGAGGATGAAGATATGACACAAGAAACATTTAATGAAATGATGAATAATTATTTAATTGAATTAGCTGAAAAAAATCCTAATACTTATTCTACAGATGCTCGTGCTTGGGCAGAAAAAAATGGATATATTAAAGGTGACGAAAAAGGCCGTAAAATGTATAAGAAGTTTATGACTCGTGAAGAAATGATTACAGTTTTATATCGTATTTTAAAGGATAAATCTTTAATATAATGAGACATAGAAAAAATAAAAAAGAATTTTCTAAAAGCTTATTGATTCAAGAATCTGCTTTAATTTGGATTACAAGTTTAGCCTATATTGTATTAGCATTTTATTGTATTAGTAATGGCTATACAGGATCATTACCTTGGATTACAGCAAGTGCTAGTCTTCCTTGGGCAGCTTATGGAGTAAGCCAAGTTTTTTATTATAAAAAATCAATGATTGAAAATTCTAAAAATGGTATTAAATATGAAACAGTATTAAAAGAATTAGATCAAGCTTATGAGAAATATCATAATATGACTTCTAATAATACCGATTTCAACGAAGTTTTGAACGATTTATTTAATTCTTCAAGTAGCAATACTACGACTTATACTGATACACAAGATAGTTCAATTTTAGATACTGATTATGGTATTTAATAAATAAAGGATAGCCTAATAGGCTATCCTTTATTTTTTTTTATTCAAATTAATTTATCTATTAATATAGTAAAATATTTTTTTCTTTCTGTCAAATTTAATATAAATTTTGACTTTTATAATTATTTATTATATAATATTTATAGAAAAAATAAAAGGAGAATTAGTATGTCTAATTAGATTACAAATTATGGCGTAAAAGACATAAAAACTCTTGAAGGTATTGAAGCCATTAGACTTAGACCAGGTATGTATATTGGTTCTATTGGGCCTGATGGAGTTAGACATATTACGCTCGAAATTATTTCTAATGCTGTTGATGAATACTTAAATGGATATTGTACTGAATGTAATATTCAAGTTACAAATGATAATAATATTACTATTTCTGATAATGGACGTGGCGTTCCCTTTGGAAAAGCTAAAGATGGTAGTGAAACTTTAGTAAATATTTATACTAAATTACATACTGGCGCGAAGTTTGACTCTGATGGTCGCACAGGATATAATACTTCAGGTGGTATGAATGGTGTCGGTGCGAAAGCTACAAATGCGTTATCAGAGTCTTTTACTGTTACTTCAATCAGAGATAATAAAGTAGCATATGCTTCTTTTAAAGAAGGTAAGTTACTTAAATATGAAGTAACTAATGACATTAATAAATATAATTTTAAAACTGGAACTATTGTAAGTTTTATTCCTGATTCAAAAATCTTTAAAGAAGGAATTGATTTAGATTATACTGCTTTAAAGAAACAAATTCAAGAATTAGCTTATCTATCTCCTGGATTGAAATTTACATTAAAGTACAAAGATAAAGAAGAAGAAATTATTAAATCTAATAATGGTATTCTTGACTACATTAAAGATTTGAATAATAATAAAAATACTTTAACTTCTGTATTTTACACTGAAAATATTGAAGATAGAATTGGTGTTAAAATTGCTTTACAATATAATGATACTTATATTGATACTTATAAGCTTTATACTAATTCTATTCCAAATAGTGGCGGCACTCATTTAACTGGATTTAGAACTGCTTTAACAACTTCTATCAATGATTATGCTCGTGAAAAAAATCTTTTGAAAGAAAAAGATAGCAATATTACAGGTGAAGAATTAAAGGAAGGTTTAACTTTAGTTCTTTCTTTTATTATGCCTGATCCAGTGTTTTCTGGACAAACTAAAGATGTTTTATCCAGTAGCGAAGCAAGAACTATTGTTCAAAGATTGGTTTCTAAAGATTTAAAGACTTGGTTAGAAGGCAATCCAAAAGACGCAAAAGCAATTGTAGATAAAGCATTATTAGCACGCGCTGCTCGTGAAAAGGCAAAGAAAGCAAAAGAAACAGTGCGTAAAGTCGATAATAAACGTCGAGTAGTAATGCCAGATGTTCTAGCAGATGCTTCTTCTAAAGAACGTTATAAATGTGAAGTTTTCCTTGTAGAAGGTAAATCTGCTGCAGGTTCGACAAAAGAAGCACGAAATCGTTCTACTCAAGCAGTATTCCAATTACGCGGTAAGATTTTGAATGTTTTAAAAGCTGATTTGCATAAAGCATTACAGAATAAAGAAATTAGTGGAATGATTGATGCTTTTGGACTTGAAGTAAAAGATGGAAAAGTTATTTTAGATGAATCTAAATTACGATATGGTAAAATTATTATTACCGCTGATGCTGATGTTGATGGCAGTCATATTCGTATTTTGTTCTTAACTTTTATTTGGAAATTCTGTCCAGAGTTAATTGAAAAAGGATATATTTATGCGGCAGTTCCTCCTCTTTATAAGGCTACTATTGGAACAAAAATTCAATATCTAAAAGATGATGACGCATTAGAGAAATTCCGCAAAAATACAACTAAGAAATTTGAACTTGGTCGTATGAAAGGTCTTGGCGAAATGGATCCTCCTGAGATGGAAGAAACAGTTATGAATCCTGAGACAAGAACTTTAAAACAAATTACTATGGAAGACGCAACTGCTGTTGCTAAGACTTTTATGAGTTTAATGGGCGAAGCAGTAACTCCAAGAAAAGATTTTATCGAAAAGAACGCAGAAAGGGCTAATGTTGATGTCTAAATATCACGGATATTGGTTTTATCATTTACCAACTGATAAAATTATTCAAGCGAAAGACTTAACAGAAGAATATTGTATGTTAAATTGCCCTCAAGAATATGAGGGACCATTTGAAAATGAATTGAACGCATGTCGTTATAAAGCAATTCATCCTAATGCTCATGAAGAATATGTAAAAGATTTAGAAGAATATTGGAGGTTTTGTAATGGCGAATGTCATTAAAGCCTATTTTACTGAAACTGCTACTACAGATTTTTATAATCAATATTTAGAAATGTTAAGAGAGATTTTTCCAGAAGATAAGATTATTGGCATTCCAGCAAGTGTAGTATCTGATGTGATTATTACTGAAAATAAGGAAGGAGATGACTATCCATTTTAAGCATTTATACAGATGGAAGTTGTACTGGCAATGGAAATACAACTAATGAAGGCGGATTTGGTGTAGTCGTCACCGAATATCAGGATTATGAAGAAAATTCTCAATTAATCTTCACTTATGCTAAAAGAAGTGCCAATACAACTAATAATAGAGAAGAACTAAAAGCAATTTTATTCACCCTAATCACATATGGAAGAAATCATCCTACTCCAATTGTATATAGTGATTCAGCATATTGTGTAAATACTTTTAACGATTGGATGTTTAAGTGGGCTTCGAACAATTGGATTAAATCTGATGGTAATTCTCCAGAAAATTTAGATTTAATTCAAGCATATTATGATTTTTATAATAAAGGTTATCGTATTGATTTAAGAAAAATCAAGGGACATGTTGGTCATAAATATAATGAATTAGCAGATAAATTGGCAACAGGAAAGATTTCAGAAGAGGAGGCTATGAAGAAATATGGGTGAAATTTTACAAACTCCAATTATTCATGAGGTAGAACAATCATTCCTTGATTATAGTCTAAGTGTTATTACAGATAGAGCTATTCCTTCTGCTGAAGATGGATTAAAGCCAGTAGCAAGACGAATTTTATGGGATATGTTCGATAAAGGATATTTTAATAATAAGAAATTCGTTAAGTGTGCTCAGCCAGTAGGAGATACAATGGGTCGATTCCATCCTCATGGTGATACTTCTATTTATGGAGCATTAGTATGGTTAAGTCAGCCATGGAATATGCGTTATCCTTTAATCTCTTTCCATGGAAATAATGGTAGTCGCGATGGAGATGAAGCCGCGGCTTATCGTTATACTGAATGTAAATTATCTAAAATGGGCGAAGAAATGCTTGCTGATATTAAGAAAAATACTTCTGATTGGCAATTAGCATATACTGATGAAGAGGAAGAACCTATATATTTGCCGGGACGTATTCCTAATCTATTAGTTAATGGTACTTCTGGTATTGCAGTTGCTATGGCTTGTTCTTTTGCCCCTCATAATTTAAATGAAGTTATGGATGCTGCTAAATATCTTTTGGATAATCCCACTTGTGAAATTAAAGATTTATTAACTTTTATTAAAGGTCCTGATTTCCCAACAGGTGGAATGATTATTAATAAAGATGAATTATTAAATACCTATATTACTGGTAAAGGGCGCGCTCGAATCCGTGGAGAATATATTATTGAAAGCAATAAAGGACAAGATAGTATTGTATTTACCAGTATTCCTTATAAAGTATCTAAAACTCAATTAATTTTAGATATTGATAAATTATGTGAAGATGGAACTCTTGAAGGTATTACAGCAATTCGTGATGAAAGTAATATTCAAGGTGTTCGTTTTGTAATTGAATTGGCAAAGGGTGTTTCTGCTGAACCTATTATTTCAAAATTATTTAAAAATACTCGTTTAGAAGATACTTATAGTATTAATCAAGTCGCATTGGTTAATAAAAAGCCTGAACTACTTAATCTTAAACGACTATTGGAAATTTATAATGAACATCAAAAAGATGTTTTAATTAGAAAGACTAATTTTGAAGCAGAAAAAATTCGTGCTAGAATTCATATTTTAGATGGATTATTAATTGCTCTTGAAGATATTGATAATGTTATTGCGTTAATTAAAAAGAGTGAATCTGCGGCAGCAGCAAAAGTTAATTTAATTAACCAATATAATTTATCAGAAGCCCAAGCAAAGGCAATTCTTGATATGAAATTAGCTAAATTAGCTAAATTGGAAAAAGTTGAAATCCAAGAGGAAAAGAATAATTTAGTTAAAGAATTAGACCATTTAAATAATATCTTAGCTAATCCAATCCCTGAAATGAAAAATATTTATACAGAGATTGAGAAAAATTATGGCGATGAACGTCGTAGTACAATTACTCAAGTAGCGATTACTAAAGAAGAAAAAGAGATTGAATTTGTTGAACCCGAAAAATGTGTTGTTGTAATGACTGAAGGCGGTAGTATTAAACGAATTCCTACTTCTTCATTCCGCACTCAAAAGAAAAATGGTAAAGGCATTAAATCTCAGGATGATATTACTTCTTGCGTATTAAGAACAAATACTATTGATAATTTAATGATTTTTTCTGATAAAGGGATTATGTATCGTCTATTGGTAGATAATATTCCTGTTGGTACAAACACCTCAGTAGGTCAATCTATTAAATCTTTAGTAAATATGGCAGTTGATGAAAATCCTGCGACAATGTATTCTATTTATAGAGATACTAATGCTAAATATGTTTTATTTACAACTAAAAATGGTTTGGTAAAAAAGACTACTTTAGATGAATATATTAAAACTAAAAAGAAGACCGGTATTGCGGCAATCGCCCTTAGAGAAAATGATGGATTGGCTTCAGTATCATTAATTGATAATGAACCTATTCTGTTATTGACTAAAAATGGTTATATTATTAGATTTAATTCATCTGAAATTACACCAACATCCAGAAGTACATATGGCATTAAAGGTATTACTCTGAGTGAAGGTGATGAAGTTGTAATGGCTTTACCGATTCGTCATGACACTGATAGTTTAGCTGTTTTTACAACCGGAGGAATGGGCAAAAAAGTTCCATTAACTGAAATCACAATTCAAAAGCGTGGCGGCAAAGGATTATATATTTATAAACCAACTGCGAGCACTGGGAATGTAATTTCAGCTTCTTTAATTGACGATAATGATAATTTATTGATTAGCGGTAATAGTGCATCTATTTGTATTTCTGCGAAAGATATTCCAGTATTAGGTCGTACTTCTATTGGTAATCAAATGATTAAAAGCGGGTCAATTAAATCTGTAACCAAGGTTTAAAGAATAACCGGAGGAGAAATAAATTCTCCTTCGGTTGATTTTTTGAAATTTTTTTTATATAATATTATTAAAGATAAGAAATATGGAGAAATTTTAAATGAGTTTTTCAAAAGAATTATTAGATAAATATGCACCTGAAGCAGAATGCATTCAGGCAATGAAAATTTGGAAATTACCGGATGGAAAAGAAAATTTATTTCCAAATGCTTGTAATAGTGGTGATTATTTTGCTGAATTAAAAAAAGATGGTTATTGGTATGAATTTGAAAAAACTGATAATTATGAATATTTATTTAGTAGAAATGTTAGTGCTACAACAGGAATTTTAACTGAAAAATTAGCTAATGTTCCTCATATTCAAGAAGCTCTTAAAATTCTTCCATGCGGTACTATCTTAATTGGTGAAATTTATTATCCAGGCAAGACTTCTAAAGATGTAACTAAAATTATGGGATGTTTAGCGCCAGAAGCGATAAGACGTCAGCAAACTAGCGGATTAATTCATTTTTATTTACATGATATTATTAAGTTTAACGGATTTGATTTACAAAAAGAAGGTGCTTGGACACGCTATTAGGTGCTGGTATCAGTTTGGAATAAATATAATTTAAGTCAATATCCTTTTATGGAATTGGCAGAAGCAGTTGAGAATAATATTCAAGAATTTACTGCGGAAGCTTTATCTAATGGAGAGGAAGGAGCTGTCTTAAAAAAGAGAAATGCTCCATATGCTCCAGATAAAAGACCAGCTTGGTCTTCAATTAAAATTAAAAAAATGGATTTCTTAGATTGTATTTGTATTGGATTTGAGGATGCAACTCATTATTATGATGGAAAAGAAATTGAAACATGGCAATATTGGGAAGTAAAAAGTCCAATATTTTATGATTGTTTTGAAGAAGATCATCGCTTTAATGGGTGGTCAGAGCCACGATTAGTAAAAGGAAGCTTTTATCAAAATTATTTGAAGAATCCTCCTGCTAATGGAAGTAATTTTTTAGAAGATAATGAAAAGTATTATCAACCAGTAACAAAAGGATACTATTATGGATGGAAGACATCTATGAAGTTAGGCGCCTTGGATGATAAAGGAAACATAGTTGAAATAGGCACTGTTTCATCTGGATTAACAGATGAATTAAAAGAAAAATTTTCAACAAATCCAGAATTATATATTAATAAAGTAGTTTCTATTCAATGTATGCAGAAAGATTGTAAAGAGCATACATTACGTCATGGATTTTTTAAAGGATTCAGAGATGATAAGAATCTTGAAGATTGTACTTTGAGCGCATTATTTTGACAAAAAGAAAAAAATATTGTAAAATAAATTTGTAAAAATTAAGGATGAAATTTTTTAAATGAAAACTAAAGAACTCAAGAATTTAGCTAAAAAGATTGCTTAGGCTGAATTAGTTGTTCAAACTAGCACTGATAAAGATTAGATTCATAAAGCATAGAACTAGATTATGGAATACTCAAGTCATGTTGATAGTTTGGAAGATATTACCATTATTGATGAAATGGTTCAAGAAATTCTTAGCAAAACTCTTGACAAATAAAAAAATTTTTGATATAATATTTACATAAGCTAAAGGCTTAAAGAAAAAAATTAAAAAAATTATTTATGTATTTTAAAAGGAGATTTATTTATTATGATGAAGGAAAATTCTAAGAAAGTTTTGAATTATTTGAAGGAAGTCAATGGCCAGGACGTTACTGCTGCTGATGTTGCTGCTGCTCTCGGTCTTGAAAAGCGCTCTGTTGATGGTATTTTTACCTCTGCTATTCAGCGCAAGGGCCTTGGTGTTCGTACCGCTGCTGAAATCGAGATTGAAGATGGAACTCACAAGTAGGTTAAGTTCCTTTCTCTTACCCCAGCCGGTATGAGTTTTGACCCTGATGCTCCCGACGCTGAGTAATTAAGATATATTAAGGGGTAGATTTATTAATAATCTACCCCTTTTAATTATAATATGCCTTATTTATTTTGTTTAATATCATTACTAATCGGCGGAGCGATTGTTTATTTTATTCTTTAGCCTAAAATAAAAAAAACTAAAGAATATGATTTAAATATTGAAAAATTAAATAATAATTTATACGCTGAAAAACAGCAGCTAGAAAAAGTAACTAAAGATTTACAAATTGAATTAGGGTCTTTACAAGGTAAAAGAGATGAAATTCAATCAAGTATTTCTGCTTTAGAGTAGCAAGCAAAAGAATCGGCTGATATTTTCTATCAAAAAAATATGGAATTAGCACAAACTAATTTAGATAAATCTTTAGAGAATGCTAGCAATTATTATAATGCTCAAGCAGAACAATACTAGAATGATTATCAAAATATAATGGCGGATTGTGCGCAATCTATTTCTAATTTAATTGCTGAGAAAAAAATTGAATTAGATAAATTAGATAAAGCAATCCAAGAGCAATAGAAAAAAGTCGATGCTTCTGTTGAAGCAAGTAAGCGTGCCGAAGAAATTCGAGTAAAGAATGATTTTTATAAATTAGTTCTTCCAGTAGAGGATTTAGATGAAATAAAAGAATTACATGAAGTAGGTAAGCATTTGCGCAATCCAGAGCCTCTTAATAAAGTTATTTGGAAATGTTATTATGAAAAACCTACAACTGATTTAATTGGCCGTGTAATTGGGTTAGGAGTCCATACTGGTATTTATAAAATTACAAATTTAAATAATAATATGTGTTATGTTGGCTAGGCAGTTAATTTAGCTGACCGATGGAAATAGCATATTAAACGTGGAATAGGTGCGGAAACACCAACCCGCAATAAATTATATCCTGCTATGTTGGCTATTGGAGTAGAAAATTTCAGCTTTGAAGTAATTGAGGAATGTTCTCGCGATTAGTTAGATGCTAGAGAAGATTATTGGCAAGATTATTTTAAAGCGAAAGAATTTGGTTATAGTATTAAGTAAAGGATAATTTTATGTATAGAGTTATTGATAAACGTGGTACAGGTAAAACTGGTAGATTATTTTTAATTGCTAAAGATACTAATGCTACTATTGTATGTTCCAACCCTGCTATGATGTAGGATAAAGCATTAAGATATGGATTTAAAGATTTAAATTTTATGTCTTATGCTGATTTTGTTAATCATTACCAAGGAAGAAGTTCAAATCAAAAATTTTTAATTGATGAAATTGAGGTTTTAGTTCGTGGACTTGGTAATGTAATTGGTTATTCTCTTTCGGAGGATGATGATTAATGTCAATTGTAAATAATGTAAAAATTTATGATTTAGATGAATGCCTTGTTGCTGCTGGATATCCGATGCGTACTGTCGCAGAATAGCATCCAGTAACAGAACAAGATAAAAATAGAGGTCTAAATTTAGTTAAAGCTACTAAAGATGGTAATACTGCTCATAGTCAATTTTTAACTGGTATTAGAGTTAATTTTGATTTAACTTGTAGTAATAAAATGTGGGTTGAAGCAGAACGCTATAGATTCTTAGAATTTGTAAGTTCTCAATCTACAATGCATCGTATCACTAAATTTGATTTAGACCAAGCATATAATGGATATGTTGATAAACGCATTATTGAAATTATGAAAGAAAAAGTTAAAGAATATAATGCGTTTATCGAAGTGCGGGAAGCGGCGAAAGGACATCCTGAAATAGTCGCTGAATTGAATAGAATACTAAAAGAAATGTATTTAGAGATTCTTTATTCTAATCCTGCTGGATTTACTCTAACTGCTCGTATGACTACTAATTATAGATGTTTAAGAAATATTTATAAACAAAGAAAAGATCATAGATTACCTGAGTGGCGAGAGTTTTGTAAATGGATTGAGACTTTACCTTATGCTGAAGAATTCTTGATTAATTAATCGTTAGTTGATTTTTCTTAATAAATATGTTATAATATTTATACAAGGTAAAGAAAGTGAGTAAAAATTAATGAGTAAAAAATAGGAATTTGTAAAATTCGTTGAAGATTTAATTAATAATGCTGCTAATAATGGTATTTCGACAGAAATGAATGAAGATGCTGAACTTTATTGGAATGCATTGAAAAGTGAAGAAGAAGTTGAAAAGCCATTATTCACTGATAGTGGTAAACAAATTCTTCAATGGATGAAAGATAATCAGGATCAAGTTATGGTTAAATCAAGAGATATTGCTGAAGGCTTGTTTATTTCAAGTCGAGCAATTTCTGGTTCAATGCGTAAATTGGTATCTGATGGATTTGTAGAAAAAGTGAGTCAAAATCCAATTGTTTATACTTTAACAGAAAAAGGTAAAAATATTGAAATTGTGTAATTATTAAGGAGAAAAATAATTTATGAAGAAAACTATGGAAAATGTAACTCATATTGAAGGTATTTTGTATGAACATAATTTGGAATCAAAGGTTTCTGGACCTAATTCTAAGACTCCTGGCACTCCTTTTATTTCTGGTACTATTAGCATCGCTACTGATGATGCTTTAACTAATATCGTTCAAGTTCATTTTACTTATGTAACTCCTACAACTTCTAAGGGAAGTGCAAACGCCACTTATACTCTTCTTCAGAATATTATTGATGGCTTAGTAGGTACTTATATGAAAGATGGTGCTGATAAGGCTGCTAAACTTCGTGTTGATTCTGCTATTGGTTTGAATGAATTCTATTCTGATCGTAACGGTAAGTCAGAACTTGTTAGCACTAAGCGCAATGAAGGTGGATTTGTTCATCTGACTAATACTTTAGCAGAAGATGAAAAAGTAAGAAATACTTTTAAGTGTGATATGGTTATTACTGGTGTAACTCATATTGATGGTGATGAAGAAAAGAAACTTCCTGAGAAGGTAATTGTTAAGGGAGCAATTTTTGATTTCCGTAAAGCTTTATTGCCAGTTGAATTCTCTGCTACCAATCCAGGAGCTATGGCTTATTATGAAGGACTTGGTGCTTCTAACTCAGAACCAGTATTTACTAAGGTTTGGGGTCGTCAGGTATCTGAAACTATTGTGCGTGAGATTCGTGAAGAATCTGCTTTTGGTGAAGATAATGTTCGTGAAGTACAGACTACTCGTAAGGACTTTGTAATTACTGGTGGCGCTAAGGATCCATATCCTTGGGATGACGAAGAATTCTTGACCGCAAAGGAATTAACTGATGCTATGACTCAGCGTCAGACTTATCTTGCTACTATTAAGCAAAGACAAGATGAATACAAGGCGGCTAAAAATGCAAGCATCGCTGCTCCTGCTCCCGGTGGATTTAATTTTTAATAAATAGCCAATAGATGATGGTCTCTAGAGAGGCCATCATGCTAAACTAAATATATTATATGATGATGATGTTTTGTTAAATAAAGAAGAAATAGATAAATTACTAAATGAATATTGTAAATTATTTGAATTGGAGAAAAAGGAGAAAATTAAATAATGGCTATTAATCTGTTAGGCCTTACCCCTCATAAGGTTAGTCGTGATCTTTCTGGATATATTACTTATATCTATGGTGCTGAAAAATCTGGTAAAACTACTTTTGCCTCTCATATGCCTTCAGCATTGATTCTTGCTTTTGAACGAGGATATAATGCTTTACCTGGTGTATTAGCACAGGATATTACTTCTTGGGGCGATATGAAGCAAATTCTTCGAGAATTAAAAAAGCCAGAAGTAAAAGAAAGATTTAAGTCTATCGCAGTTGATACAGTTGATATTGCTGGATAGTTCTGCGAAAAATATGTTTGCGCACAAAATAGTGTAGATACTCTTTCTGGTATTCCTTATGGACAAGGTTGGACCCTTGTAAAGAAAGAGTTTGAGGAAATGTTTAGAACTATTGCTCAGCTTGGTTATGCTGTCGTTTTTATTTCTCATAGTAAAGATAAGACTTTTAAGACTAAGACTGGCGTAGAGTATAATCAAATTATTCCTACTTGCCCTACTTCTTACAATGATATTGCTAAGAATATGGCTGATATTTATGCTTATGCTGAGAAATATACTGAAAATGGTGAAGCTAAAGTTCGTTTAATCCTACGTTCTGTTGATAACAGTGCTGAAACTGGTTGCCGTTTTAAGTATATTGTTCCTTCTATTGAATTTTCTTATGAAAATTTGGTTAAGGCATTGAATGATGCTATTGATAAGGAAGCTCAGATGTATGATAATAAATTCGTTACTGATCAGCGTGAAGCAACTTCTATTGCTAAGAATTATGATTATGATGCTTTAATGGCTGAATTCCAGCAATTAGTTGGTGATTTAATGGCAAAGAATTCTGAGTATTATGCTCCTCGTATTACAAGAGTTATTGAAAAGTATCTTGGTAAGGGTAAGAAAATTTCAGAAGCTACAATGGATCAGGCAGAGTTCATTAGTTTAATTATTAATGAGATTAAGGAAGAATTAGTTCCTCAGTCTTAATAAGATAGACCCAAGGCGAGATAAAAATCGCCTTGGGTTGATTTTTTTATTATTTTATGTTATAATATATAAAAGAAGAATTTTATGAAAGGATATTTTAAATGAATATTAGTTTAACCACTAATTGTAATAATCATTGCCCTTATTGTTTTTAGCAAAATATTCATAATTTAAATATGGAAATATCCATCGAAAATTATGAAAAAATTTTAAAATGGGGACAGGATTATGATAAAGAATATATCCAATTATTGGGTGGAGAACCTACTTTATATTTAAAATTGCCTGATATATTTGAAATAACAAATAATTATAAAAAGAAAATAAGTATAATTACTAATTTATTAGGATATAAAGATAATATTGAATTAATAACTCATTGTAATAATATAGGTAGTATATTAATTAATACTACTTATGATGATAATAAAAAAGAATTATTTTTATCTAATATGGAACTTATAAAAAATACTTCCTTTTATAAAAGTTTTAGTATTACTTTAATGCCTAATAAAATTAATAATATAAAATATATTAACCGAATACGAGAATTATCTTTATTATTTCCAATGATTACGGAATTAAGAATTGGTTTAATGACTCCTTGCCCTGACTAGGATGATTTTTTTATTTATAATTATTCAGAGGATATAATTTTTTTAATAAAAGAATTACAGGGATCTAATTTAAATTATTTAACTTTTGATTGTAGTATTAATTTATGTGAATTAGATTTTTCATTATTTAAATTATTAGCTGAAAATTAGATAAATAATTTATTTATTAATTTAATAAATGTCACTTGTCCTGGGCCATGTATAGATATTATGCCTAATTTAGATATAAAATATTGTTATTCTATGTCTAAATTTTTTCCAACTAAAAATATTACAGATTTTAATAATTATACTGAAGCTTATAATTATTATAATTCTTTAAATAAAAAATATTAGATTAAAAATAATAAATGCTTAAATTGCATTAATTTCCCAATATTATGTTAGCCTTGTCCTAGTATAGATTAGGCATTATTAAAAATAGAAAAGAGATGAATATATGGCTCATAAAGTAAAATGTATCTATTGTTAGCAAGTATTTGATAGAGATAAATATCCATATATTCAAGTATCTTCTAGACGATATGCGCATCCTGCTTGCGCACAAGCAGAGAATAAAAAAAAGCAAGAAGAAGAAAATGATAAAGAAAAATTTGAAAAATATGTAATGAATTTACTTGATGAAACTTATATTAATGCTCGTGTACGCAAATAGATGAATACATATATAGAAGATTATAATTATACTTATTCAGGAATGTTAAAAGCTTTAGTTTATTTTTATGAAGTAAAAGGTAATAGTAAGGCAAAAGCTAATGGTGGTATAGGAATTATTCCATATATTTATAAAGATGCTTATAATTATTATTATAATTTATGGATGGCGCAACAGTCGAATCAAGGTAAAGTTATACAAGATTATGTACCAAAAGAAAAAGTGGTAATAATTCCATTACCAAAACGAATACCTATGAAACGAAGACTATTTACATTCTTGGATGATAAGGAGAATTAGAGTGAGTAGTAAATATGTTGATTCGACTGCTATTATGTAGGTAATTGGTTGTGTTTTTAATACTCCTCAATTATTAGATTTAACTGATAAATATACTATAACTGATGAAGATTTTGCTGATCAATTTCATCGTATAGTTTTTGGAGCTATTTATAAGATTCATGAATTAGGAGCTGAAAAAATTACATTAGAAAATATTTCTGATTTTTTAGCAGACCGTCCTAAATATGAAGGAATTTATAAAGCTAACAAAGGTGAAGAATGGTTATTAAAAGTAGCTGAAAATGCTAAAATTTTATCTTTTGATTATTATTATGGTCGTTTAAAAAAGATGTCATTACTTCGTGCTTATGATAATTATGGTATTGATGTATCTTTTATATATGACCCTGATAATATCTTAGATGTTGAAAAAAAGCAATTACAAGAAGAAAATTTAGATAACTCTACATTGGAGCATATTGCGCAATTAGTAGATGATAGAATAGATGAAATTAAATATGAATATGTAAATAATGTAGAAGGTGTCGCTGTACAAGCAGGTACTGGAATATTTGATTTAATTGAATCTCTTAAAGAGCATCCAGAAGTAGGAAGCCCTCTATATGGTCCATTAATTAATACAGTTACTCGTGGCGCCAGATTAAGAAAGTTTTATTTGCGATCTGCTGCTACTGGCGTTGGTAAAACTCGTTCTATGATTGCCGATGCTTGTAATATTGCTTGCAATAAAATATATAATGAAAATTTCGGTTGGATTAAAAATGGCGTTAGTGAACCAGTTCTTTATATCGCAACAGAACAAGATTTAAGTGAAATCCAAACAATGATGTTAGCTTTTCTTTCTAACGTGAATGAAGAGCATATTATAAATGGCTCATATGAAGGCGATGAAGAAGAAAGAATAATTCAAGCTGGCCAAATTATTGAAGATAGTCCTATTTACTTACGAGAATTACCTGATTTTTCATTACAAGATGTAGAAAATGAAATTAAAAAAGCAATTAGAGATTATGGAGTAAAGTATATTTTTCACGATTATATTCATACAAGTATGAAAATTTTAGAAGAAATTACTAAACGAAGTGGTGGAGTTAAATTGCGTGAAGATAATATTCTTTTTATGTTATCAACTCGATTGAAAGATATTTGTAATCAATATGGAGTATTTATTATGTCTGCTACATAGCTGAATGGTGATTATGTAGATTCTAAAACTCCTGACCAAAATTTACTTCGTGGCGCAAAATCTATTGCAGATAAAATTGACTATGGTTCAATTTTATTAAATGTTCAAGATGATGATTTAATTGCTCTAAAAGATATATTAAGTGCTAATTTATTTGATACTCCAACTATTAAAATGTCTGTTTATAAAAATAGACGAGGTAGATATAAAGGAATAATTTTATGGTGTAAAGCAGATTTAGGTGTATGTAGAATTACTCCTATGTTCTGTACTACTTATAATTATGAATTAGTACCTATTGATGATATGAGAATTATGATTGAAGAAGAATCCGCTTTTTAATGAAAGGAAAATATATTATGGATAAGAAAGAAATTATTGGTGGAACTATTGAATATAAGATGCCTAAAGAAATGGCTAATATGTATTTAAAGACTGCTAAAGGAGAGTTTGCTAAAAAGCATCCTCAAGAATACCTTATTAAGGTAGTTAATGAAGAATTCGGCGTTAAAGGTACTTGTATTAATGTAATTACATTCTAATGATAGTATTTGATAAATTAGAAATAAGACAAGCATTAACTCTTGATAATATTTTTGATTTATTAATTGAATGGGGTGGAGATCCTGAATATACTGATTTTGGGATAGTCTCCACCACCATTTGTCATAATCATCCAGGTGAAGGTAGCCGTAAATTATATTATTATGATAATACAGGACTATTTAAGTGTTACACTGGATGCGATTCTACTTTTGATATATTTGAATTGTGTTCTAAGATTATGAATATTCAATTTGCTGAAACATTTGATTTAAATGATGCTGTTTTATGGATAGCTCGCAGATTTGGGTTATCAGGTATGATTAAAGATGATAATGAAGGCAAAACTTTAGATGATTGGAAAGTTCTTTCTAATTATGCTAAAATTCAAGAAATTGAATTAAAAGATAGTAGAACAACATTAAAAACTTATGATGATTCAATATTATCAAGATTAAATTATAAAGTAAAACTTACTCCTTGGTTAAATGAAGGAATTTCGCAAGAAGTCCTTACCAAGGCACATATAGGTTATTATCCAGGAGGAGATTAGATTACCATTCCTCATTATGATGTAAATGGTAATTTTATAGGATTGCGCGGACGTACTATGTGTAAATCTGAAGCGGAAGTATATGGCAAATATCGTCCTATTAAAATTAATAATCAATTATATAATCATCCTCTTGGACTAAACTTATATGGTTTAAATTGGAATAAACAAGCTATTAAAAAAATGAAGAAGGTAATTATTTTTGAATCTGAAAAATCAGTTTTGAAATATGCTACTTATTTTGGATGGAATAATAATATTTCAGTAGCTTGTTGTGGTAGTAATATTTCTTCACATCAAATTCAATTACTATTAGATTGCGGTGTAGAAGAAATTATTATTGCTTTTGATAGATAGTTTCAGGCAATTGGTGATGATGAATTTAAACATCTTAAAATTAATTTATTAAAAACTAGAACTAAATATAAAAATTTTGTTACTATATCTTTTATATTTGATAAAAATATGATAACTCAATATAAAAATAGTCCAATAGATGAAGGAAAAGAAAAATTTCTTCAACTATTTAAAGAAAGGATTTTAATTTAACGTGGAATATCATTTAAAGGCTCCAATGATTCCAGGTTATAGTCCTATAGAACAAATTCTTAATAATAGAGGTATTAAAAATATCTATCATTATTTACATACTACAGATGATGATATTCTTGATCCTTCTACTATTATGAATATAAAAAATGGGGCCATAATGCTGGTTTCACATATAAATAATAATGATAAAATTTTAATATAGATAGACAGCGATTGTGATGGTTATACATCCGCCGCTGCTTTAATTAATTATTTACATAAAATCTGTCCTGCTTTTGTAGAAAATAATATTTCATATCGAGTACATGAAGGCAAATAGCATGGGATATTATTAGATAGTATTGGCAATGATATTAAATTGGTTATTGCTCCAGATTCTTCGTCAAATGATTATGAAGAACATAAATAGCTTAAAGAACATGGAATTGATGTATTAGTAATAGATCATCATGAAGCAGATAAAGTTTCTCAGTATGCTTGTATAATTAATAATTAGTTATGTAACTATCCAACTAAATCATTATCTGGTGTCGGCATGGTTTATAAATTTTGTAGTTATTTAGATAAATTAATGAATGTAACATATGCTGATGACTTATTAGATTTAGTTGCTCTTGGCTTAATTGCTGATATGATGGATTTACGAGATTATGAAACTAAACGGCTTATTGATAAAGGTTTAAATCATATTATTAATCCATTTATTAGAACGATGATTAATAGAGATGCTTTTCATTTTTCGAATGGTATTACCCCAATTGATGTAGCATTTTATATTGCTCCTTTAGTAAATGCTGTTACTCGAGTAGGCACATAGGAAGAAAAATTAGTATTATTTGAATCTATGTTAGATTTTAAAGGATATGAATTAATTCCTTCAACTAAGCGTGGTTGTTCTGGTAATGCCGAGCCTAGAGTAGAGTAGGCTTGTAGAAATTGTACTAATATTAAAAATAGATAGACTAGAACTAGAGATGCTGCTTTAGAGACTATTGAGAATTTAATTACTGCTAATAATTTATTAGAAAATAAATTATTAGTTATTTAGTTAGATAATATTTCTGCAGATCGCAATTTAACAGGATTAATTGCTAATTAGTTAATGAGTAAATATTAGCGTCCAGTTTTAATTTTAAATAAAGTATTTCATAATGATGGAACAATTACTTGGGAAGGGTCTGGACGTGGTTATGATAAATCTAGTTTGAAAGACTTTAGATAGTTCTGTCAAGATACTGGATTGGTTATGTATGCGGAAGGCCATCCTAATGCTTTTGGATGCGGTATTACTGATGATAAAATTTAGTTATTTATTACAATTACAAATGAAGTACTAAAAAATGTTTAGTTTATTCCATCTTATACAGTTGATTTTATTTATCATAATGTTGATGTAAAGCCTGAAGACATTACAGATATTGCTACATTAAAAAATCTTTGGGGACAAGGAATAGAAGAAGCGTTAATTGCTTTGGAAGATGTTCCTGTGACTGCTGAAAATTTAAATTTAATGGCAAAAGATAAAAATCCTACATTAAAAATTACTTTACCAAATAAAATTAGTATTATTAAATTTAAATCTTCAGAAGAAGAATTTGAAAAATTATATACTGAACATGGTAAAGTATCTATTAATATTATTGGGCGTTGTTCTGTTAATGAATGGAACGGAATTATAACTCCTTAGATTTTAGTAGAGGATTATGAAATTGTCAGTAGGAGTGAATATTATTTTTAAAATAAAAAATATTGAAAGCGCAACTTTTTATGATAAAGATGGAAATGAAGTTTTATATTGTAACGGAATAAATAATAGAATCAATCTTTCAGTAGATTCTAATGATTTAAAAGTGTATGGTGGAAAAGGTAATCCTAATATTGGCTAGATACATTATGAAAAAATTTTAAACCTTTCATTACAAATGGATGAAATTAATATTTCATAGAGTCTGCTCCGCCCGGAGAGGATAGACACAACCGAAAACCTAAATCAAAATGACGATTAGAAAATTTTCGATCAAAATGAATGGAATAAATTTTTATCTATGTTAGACTCGCCTCCACTAGAAGAAGAATTAACTTTAATTGGAAATGAATTTTTAAAGGATAAAGAATAAAATATGAAAGAATTAAAAAAAGTAGTAATGAAAGCACAACAATTTGATAATATATCAGAAAATTTACAAAATATAGAAAAACATACAAAAGGTTTTATGTATGATAGCCTTTGTTATAGATATCAACTTGCTAGGTATAAAGCCTGCGAAGCAGATGCTATGGATTTAATTATAACAAAAGGTTTATCTAAAAGAGAAGCTGAAGCTAAAGCTAGAAATTTATATGAAAGAGATTGTCTACGATTTTATCAAATTCTTGATGAAGCAATTGGAGAACATGATTAATGAAAAAGAAATATTATCGTAAGCGAGATAATAATTTTTATTTAGATAAAACTAAAGAAGAAATTTTATCAGAAATTGATTATGATAATCCAAAAACTTTTTTACCGTATCTTGAAATACTAGATTATCCATATCTTGAATATGAATGGAATCATTGTCTTCAACTTGGAAGAGGGCGCAATTTAAATAATATTTTTGGTAGGTATATTGCACTAATGCGTCTAAAAGGATATAAAAGTTTTTCATATCAAGATAGCGATTATTTAAATAATGCGAGAAAGAAAAATGATGAAATTTTAGATGAAGTGATTGGAGAGCATGATTAATGTGGATTTATTGGAAAGAGCAATGTAATTATTGCTCTAATTATAAAGGTTGTACTTATTATGATAAAGTCCAAGAATTAATTTCTCAACTAGATAGTATAGATAGATACGCAGTAGGTGTTTATGGGACATTAAAATGGACTTGTGATTATTTTAAAATTGATAAGGATAAATATTATAAATTAAATCCTGGAGAGAACTGTAATGATTCTAACTGAAAAACAAGAATAGGGATTAAAAATTGCCGTTGAAAGGTATAAAAACCATGAGCGTTGGACTTGTATAGCAGGTTATGCCGGAAGTGGCAAAAGCACTTTAATTAAATTTATTATTTCAGCTTTAGATGTTGATCCAGAAACAGAAGTATGTTATGTTGCTTTTACTGGAAAAGCAGCTACTGTTCTTCAATAGAAGGGGTGCCCTAATGCTACTACAGCTCATAAATTATTATATAAAGCTCGTATGCTGCCAAATGGAAAATATAAATTTACTCCAAAATCTAATGAAGAATTATCTCAATATAAAGTAATTGTAGTTGATGAAGTTTCTATGCTTCCTTCAGCTATGTGGCATCTTTTATTGAGTCATGGTATTTATATTATAGCAGCTGGAGACCCTGGTTAGCTACCTCCAATAGAAGAAGCAGACAATAACCATGTTTTAGATAAACCTCATATTTTCTTAGATGAAATTATGCGGCAAGCGCAAGATAGCGAAATTATTCGATTGTCAATGTGGATTAGAGATGGAAAGCCTATTTACTCTTATAAACCTGATGGAAATTAGGTTATGATTATTAATTTGTCTTAGCTTCGAGAAGGAATGTATGAATGGGCAGACCAAATCATTTGTGCGACTAATGATAGAAGAACTTTATTAAATCAAACTGTCAGAAAATTAAAAGGCTTTACATCTGATGAGCCAGAAATTGGTGATAAAATTATTAGTTTACATAATAATTGGGATTTTTCTTCTGCTTCTGGAACTTGGGCTTTAACAAATGGTATGATTGGTACTTTAACTAATTATTATAATACGGTGGAAAGAGTACCTTTATATATTTATGATAAACCAATTATTTATATGAATGCTACTTTTGATCTAGAAGATGGAGATTATTTTCAAGATGTTCCCATTGATTATGAACAATTAAAAAGTGGCTAGGCTACTTTAACTGGACCACAATGCTATAAAATGAGAAAAAATTAGATGTGTCCAGACCCTCCTTTTGATTTTGCTTATGCTTATGCTATTAGTTGTTGGAAGGCACAAGGAAGTGAATATGATAAAGTGTTAGGATTTGAAGAAGGGCATCCACATGATAAATTAACACATACATAGTATTTGTATACTATGGTGACTAGAGCGAAAGAAAAAATTGTTATTGTGAGGAAATGATATGTCAAATATCTTAATTATTAATTTTGATTTAGTATTAGAATAGTATATTCCAATTTTAAAAAATATTAATACAATGGACTTTAAAGATTATTCTATTATTTCCAATAATTTTATCTTAGATTCTAATTTATATAAAATTATTACAAATTTTTTTAATAAAGCTATAAAAAAAAATAATAGTGATACTATTTCTTTTTATAGAACTTTGAATTCTTTAATACCAATCTTATCTGATCAAAAGGATTTAATAATAACAGATATTAGCTATAATGATATTAATATTTTATATCAAAATAATATTAATATTTAGCGAGGAATTTGGTTGAATGGTAGTTTTTCTCCTGCTATTTCTTCTAAAGTAAATAATATAAATAATTTATTATTACCTAGTTATACGATTTCTCCAGTAATATATGATAATATTTTTGTTATAGGAAGTTTAGATATAATACCAAAAAATTTATATAATTATTTTTATTTATGGATTGACTTAGCCGCAAATCAAAATAATACATACTATAAACTATTGGAGTAATTAATATGATAGATAATTCAATGCTTGATTCATCTTTAGTTGCTATGTTAAATAGTAATATGTTTTTAAAAGATGAAAATTTGATGAATACATTAAGAGGTAGTGTCGCAGAAACTATTAAAAAGGTAAATAATGAATTATAGGATTTAGACGGCAAAATTGTTACTAATTCAATTAATCATCAAATGCTTGACAATAAACTTAAAAATTTTGTACGCGATATAAAATAGGTTTGTGATCGCTATTTAGATAATTGCTATTATTGATTTTTTCACAAAATTATGTTATAATATTTATAGAAATGTAAGAAAGGATAATTAAATGAGAAGTTATTTTGGTATTCATAATCACACTCATTATTCTAATATTAGACTATTAGACTCAATTAATCGTCCTCAAGCATTAATTGATAAAGCTATTGAATTAGGTTTATCTGGAATAGCAATTACTGACCATGAATGTTTATCTGCGCATATGGAAGTTAATCAATATGCGAAGAAATTATAGGAAACAAATCCTAATTTTACTATCGCACTTGGTAATGAAATTTATTTAACTGAAACTCGTCAAACTGGACAAAAATATTATCACTTTTTATTATTAGCTAAAGATGCTATTGGTCATAAAGCATTAAGAGAATTAAGTTCTATTGCTTGGATTAATAGTTATATTGATAGACGTATGGAACGTGTTCCTACTTTAAAAAGCGAATTAAAAGATGTAATGTCTAAATATAAAGGTCATGTTATTGCTACTACAGCTTGTATTGGTGGAGAACTTGGTAGTTGTTTACTTCCAATGTATGAAGCTAATTTAGTTAATGACCAAAATACAGTAACTAATTATTCAATTCAAATAATGGATTTCATTAATTATTGTATTGAAGTATTTGGTGAAGATGATTTTTATCTTGAGTGTGCGCCTTCTAATAAAGAAGACCAGATGATTGTTAATAGACAAATTTATAAAATATCTCAATCTACTGGATTGAAAATGGTAATTGGTACTGACTCTCATTATTTAACAAAAGAAGATAGAGCAATTCATAAAGCGTATTTAAATTCTAAAGAAGGCGAACGAGAAGTTGATACTTTCTATGAATTTGCGCATTTAATGACAAGCGATGAAATCTTTGAATTAATGGAAAGTGATGCTGACACTTGGGATAGTAATAAATCAGGAAAAGAAATTTTAGATTGGATTTTAGATAATACTCAAAAAATTCAAAGTAAAATTTCTTTTTATTCTTTAGAAAGAAAGCAGATTATTCCAAAAGTAGAAGTAACTGATTATCCTCAATCATTAGCTGGTTGGTTTGAGCGCACAGAAAAATATCCTATTTTATGTAGCTTATTAATGAGTGATAACCCACAAGAAAGATATTGGGTTAATGAATGTTATATGTCTTTATTAGAAAAGATATATGATAAAAGTATTTCAGATGATAAGTTAGATATTTATTTAAATCGTCTTGAAATTGAAGCTGATATTATTAAAGATATTGGTGAAAAATTGGATGATTGTTTGTTTGCTTATTTTAATACTTTTAAACACTATATTGATTTGTTTTGGAAATGCGGTTCTATTGTAGGTCCTGGTCGTGGTTCAGCAACAGGATTTTTATCCAATTATTTATTAGGTATTACACAGCTTGATCCTATCCGCTGGGGTTTACCTTATTGGCGTTTTTTAAATAAAGAACGTGCTGAATTACCTGATATTGATATTGATCTTGCGCCAAGTAAACGTCCTGCTATTTTTAAAGCAATTCGTGATGAACGTGGTGATTTAGGCTTAGTCCAAGTTGCTACATTTGGTACTGAAGGAACTAAATCTGCGGTATTAACAGCTTGCCGTGGATATAGATCAGAAGATTTTCCAGAAGGTATTGATAATGATCAAGCACAATATATGTCTTCTCTAATTCCTCAAGAAAGAGGATTCTTATGGCCAATTCATGATGTTGTTTATGGCAATGAAGAAAAAGACCGCAAGCCAATTCAAGCTTTTATTAGAGAAGTAAATCAATATGATGGCCTGTTAGATATTATTATTTATATTGAAGGTATTATTAATAAACGTTCTTCTCATGCTTCTGGTGTTATTTTATATGGTGATGATCCATTTGAAACAGCATCTTTTATGCGTACTCCCAGTGGTGATATTATCACTTGTTATGATTTGCATAAAGCAGAGGCAGCAGGCGATACTAAATATGATTTCCTTGTAACTGAAGCATCTGATAAAATAATTACTTGTTATCAATTACTATTAAAGGATAATCAAATCCCTGATTTACCTTTAAGAGAATTTTATAATAAATATATTCATCCAGAAGTAATAGACACAACAGATCAACGTATTTGGGATCACTTGGCGGCTGGCGATGTACTTGATGTATTCCAGTTCTCTACTGGAGTTGGATTAGCAATTGCTAAGAGATTAAAACCGCAAAATCCTATGGAAATGACGGCAGCAAATGCTATGATGCGTTTAATGTCTGAAAAAGGTAAAGAATCTCAGCAAGATAGATATTATCGAATTCAACATCAAGGTATTCAAGTATTCGACGCTGAAATGAAGCAAAATCATTTGCCACAAGATTTAATTGATAAATTTCATAAGCATTGTGATAAATATTATGGTTGTTGCCCTATTCAGGAACAAATGATGGAAATTCTTATGGATATTGCGGGATTTACTTTAGGTGAAGCAAATAGCGCTCGTAAAGTTGTTGCTAAAAAACAAATGTCAAAGATTCCACAATTAAAAGAGCAAGTATTTAGTAAATTTGATGATCCTAAAGTTGCTGAATACTTCTGGGAAATTGCGGTTGCTCCACAATTAGGTTATGCTTTTAGTTTAAATCATTCTTTACCTTATTCTTTTGTAGCAATTCAAATGATTTATTTAGTAATAAATTATAATCCTATTTATTGGGATACCGCTTGTTTAATTGTTAATAGTGGTTCATTGGAAGATAATACGGAAGAAGAGCTAGTCGATATTTATGCTCCTGAAGGTGACGATTTAGCAAATGGTGTAACATTTGAAGATTTACCAGATAAGAGCGCAAAAATTAGAAGAACTGCTTCAACTGATTATGGAAAAATTGCTAAAGCTATTAGTGATATTCAAAAAGCAGGTATTGAAGTCGGTTTGCCAGATATTAATAAATCTAAGTTTGGTTTTGCTCCTGATATTGAAAATAATAAAATTCTTTTTGGATTAAAAGGAATGTTGAATGTTGGTGATGATTTAGTTAATACCATTATTACTAACCGTCCATATATTTCTCCAAAAGATTTTTTATATAGAATTAAGCCTAGTAAACAAGCTATGATATCTCTTATTAAAGGCGGTGCTTTTGATAATATGATGGATAGAAAATTATTAATGGGCTGGTATATTTGGGAAACTTGTGATAAAAAGAGTCGTATTACTTTACAGAATATGAGTAGCTTAATTAAATATAAATTATTACCAGAAGATACTGATAAGCAAATTATGGCTCGTCGTGTTTTTGAATTTAATAGATATTTAAAAGCAGTTTGTAAAGATACAGCAAGTTTTTATAAATTAGACACAAGAGCAATTAATTTCTTAGTTGAAATTGGTGAAGATAATTTAATTGAAGAGGGCACGAAGCTGGATCAAAAGATATGGGATAAAAAAGTCTATCAACCTTGGATGGATGTATTTCGCGATTGGATTAGCGAAAATAAAACAGAAATTCTTGAAAATTTAAACGCAGTTATTTTTAAAGAAGATTGGAATAAATATACTGGTAAAAATAATTTATCAGCCTGGGAAATGGAAGTACTTTGCTTCTATTATCACAGTCACGAATTGAAAGACATTAATAATAAAAAATATGGATTTGCAGATTTCTTTGCTCTTCCGCAAGAACCAGAAGTAGATAGAAGCTTCTCCAAAGGTGGTAAGACAATTCATATCTATAAATTAAATACAATCTGCGGTACGTGTATTGCTAAAAATAAAACTAAAAGTACTGTTACTATTCTTACTACTACTGGTCCTGTTGAAGTAAAATTCAGAAAAGAATATTTCAGTTTATTTGATAAACAAATTTCAGAAAAAGGACCGGATGGAGTAAAACATATCGTCGAAAAGTCTTGGTTTAACCGAGGGAGTATGATTGTAGTTATGGGCGTGCGCCAAGGAGATAATTTTATAGCTAAAAAATATGCTTCTTCTCCTGGTCACCAGTTATATAAAATTGATGAAATTTTTGATGATGGAACTATTACATTACGTAATACTCGTTATCAGGGAGGAATAGAAGAAGATGTATAAAATTGTAGCCATTATGGGCAAAGCAGGAAGCGGGAAGGATAGTCTTATGAAGGCTATCCTTCACCATGATACCGAAAAAAAATTAAATGAAATAATTAGTTATACTACTCGTCCAATTAGAGAAGGAGAGCAAGAAGGAATTAATTATCATTATGTTTCTAATGAAGAATTTTCTCAATTAGTATTAGAAAATAAAATGTTAGAAGCGACAGTATTTAACTCTTGGGGATATGGTACTGCCATTAATTCATTAAATGAAAACAAAATTAATATTGGAGTATTTAACCCTGCGGGAGTTGAAAGCTTAATGAAAGATTCTCGTATTGATTTAAAAGTATTCTATATTGAAGCTTCAGACAAAGAAAGATTAATTCGTCAGCTAAGTCGAGAAAGCGATCCTAATATTGAAGAAATATTTAGACGTTTTAAAGCAGATGAAATTGATTTTTCTGATTTATCAGATTTTAATTATACTACTATTAATAATGAAATTAAAAAAGATTTTTATCCTGCTGTATATGCTATGGGAAGGCAAATCCGCGATTGGGCAGACGGATTTAATTAATCTATAAGAAAAACCATATTTAGTAGACAGCTTAAAATTTTAATACTAAATATAGTGGAGGAATATAAATGATTTATATTATAAAGCGCAATGGCACAATTGTTTTATTTGATAAAAATAAAATTATTAATGCTATTAATAAAGCATTTATTGAAGTTGATGGATAGCTTTATGAAAATGATACCGCTCAAGATATCGCTAATGATATTGAACGTCAAGTAAATTATTTCCCTGATGGTAGTGTAGGGGTAGAAGATATCCAAGATTGGATTGAAGATTATTTGATGCGCTCTGAGCGTCGTGATGTAGCTCGTGCATATATTAGATATAGATATAAAAAAGAAGTTGCTCGTGAAAAGAAAGATGATTTTATTCAAGCCATTAGGAAAAAGCTTGATGGTAAAGATATTAAAAATCAAAATGCTAACGTTGATGAAGCATCATTTGGCGGACGTATTGGCGAAGCCAGCAGTGTAGTAACTAAACAATTAGCTTTAGATTATATCTTATCACCAATGGCAAGAGATAATCATTTAAATAATATGATTTATACTCATGATCTTGATGCTTATTATGTTGGTTCTCATAATTGTTTAAGTATTCCTTTTGATGATTTACTTGCTAATGGATTTAATACTCGCTAGACAGATGTACGTCCAGCAGGTTCAGTAAATACAGCTTTTCAATTAGTGGCTGTTATTTTCCAAATTCAAAGTCTTTCTCAATTCGGCGGCGTTAGTGCCACTCATCTTGATTGGACTATGGTTCCTTATGTAAGAAAAAGTTTTTATAAACATTGGAAAGACGGAATGCGTTATATTGAAAAAGTTGATTCATGTGGGAAAGCATCTAATCCAGAAAATTTATCTATTGCTGATAATGGATATTTAGAATTTGAAAAAGCATATAAATATGCTATGGATATGACTATTAAAGAAGTCCATCAAGCAGTAGAAGGTATGTATCATAATCTTAATACTTTACAATCTCGTTCAGGAAATTAGTTGCCATTTACCTCTATTAATTATGGTACTTGTACTCTTCCAGAAGGAAGAATGATTACTAAAGCACTTTTGGATGTATCTATTGAAGGTATTGGCAAATTACATAAAACTTCTATTTTCCCTTGCGGAATTTTTCAATGTATGAAGGGAGTTAACCGTGAACCAGGTGACCCAAATTACGATTTGTTTAAACTCGCATTATAGTCCACCGCCCAAAGATTATATCCCAACTACGCGAATGTTGATTGGTCAGGGAATGCTGGATATGATATCAATGACCCACGCACCTATTTTTCTACAATGGGATGTAGAACAGCCAATGGATACGATATTAACGGTTTCGGTCAGCTAAAAGATGGTCGTGGTAATATTTGCCCAGTAACTATTATTATGCCCACTTTAGCTATGGAAGCTAAAGAAATGGCAGATCATCAATATTTTGAAGATGGTTTAGATGCTCAAAAAGAACAATATCGTTGCAGATGTTTTATGAATTTATTAGATCAAAAAATTAATGAAGCAAGAATTCAATTGATGGAACGTTTTGACTGGATTTGCTCACAAGACCCAAAATCTGCAAAATTTATGTATGAAAATAATTTAATGGCAGGTTATATTCCAGAAGAAGGAATTAGAAGTGCCCTTAAGCATGGTACATTAGCTATAGGATAGATTGGTTTAGCTGAAACTCTTCAAATTCTTATTGGATGCGATCATACTGATCCAAGAGGAATGAAAATGGCAAAAAAGATTGAAGAATTATTTAAACAACGTTGTGCTGAATTTAAAGAAGAATATAAACTTAATTTTGGAGTATATTATACGCCAGCTGAAAATTTATGTTATACAGCAATGCAAAAATTCAAAGAAAAATACGGCATCATACCTAATGTTTCTGATAAAGAATTTTTCACTAATAGTATCCATGTTCCCGTATGGAAGAAAATTTCTCCCTTTGACAAAATTGATATTGAAAGTCAGTTAACAGGTTATTCTTCTGCTGGATGTATTACCTATGTAGAATTAGATTCTACTGTAAAGCATAATATTGATGCTCTTGAACAAATTGTTAATTATGCTATGGATAAAGATATCCCTTATTTTGCAGTAAATGTGCCTAATGATACTTGCCTTAACTGCGGATATTGTGATGAATTTAATGATAAATGTCCTGAATGCGGTAGTACCAATATTCAATAGCTACGTCGTGTGACTGGTTATTTAACTGGAAACTACAAAACTGCTTTTAACTATGGTAAACAAAAAGAAGTAGAAGCACGAGTAAAACATACGGGGTAGATGGAATGACACATTCAATTTATGATTTAGCAAACTATTTTAATTAGCAACAAGGAAGAAAATATCCTTGTTCTAATTAGATAGTGATATGTGCTTATATAACTGATAATTCGCAAGAAGTTTACAATTATTTAGATAAAAATAATATTATACCAATCAGAATATCAAAAACTCGTATAGAATGGCAAGAAAATAATGAGCGATGGATATGGTTACCTATAACTTAGAATACCAGAGGTTATAGATTTTATAAAATAAAAATATCTAAAAATTATAATAATGAGGAAATATTAAAAACAATAATTATTCCTTATTGCAGCTTATATTGTTGTTCTTGGGAGGTTATGGAATGAATTATTCTAAAAGACCTTTAAAAAAGCATTAGAAAATAAAAGATAAATTAGAAAAAGCTACTGAAGTATTAAATAAAAAAATTGACTCGGAATTAGAGGCAATTATAAAAAAAATATTTTCTTGGATAGCTGATGATGAAAAGATTAATACAAAAGAACATCGAGATGATTTAATAAATTTATTTTATAAAGCTTTAGAAAATCTTTATTCTGAAATTAATATATAGTTAGGAAAGATTTATAAAACCGTAGCTCCTTTTAATTTAAAGGATATAACAGATTTAACTTTTCAAGAAGATGGAAAAACATTAGATGAGCGAATTACTAAATATTTAGATGATTTAGAAGAAAAAAGATTATCTGGTGATTTTCCAGATAATTTAAAAAGCTTTGGTGCTAATATGTATTCTCGTCTGTTAAATAATGAAGGTAGATATTTATTTACTCATTTAATGAAAATGAAAATAAAACCTGTAGCTTCAATACTTGTAATTGAAACAGGAACTTGCGATGATTTATGCGGTGAATGGAATGGAGAATACCCTGCAGAAGAAGATGTTCCTCTTCCTCCCTACCATACTAATTGTTAGTGTTCTGCTTATTATATTGAAACTGATGATGAAGATGATGTTAATGACTTAGATTTAGAAGTGGAGGAAGCAAAAAATATATGAAATATGCAGGAATTATAAAAAATGATATTGCCGCAGCACCTGGAGTATGTGTTTCATTCTTTGTTCAAGGTTGTCCTAATCATTGTAAAGGATGCCATAATCCTGAAACATGGGATTTTGATGGTGGTAAAGAATTTACGAGTGATATATTTACTGAAATTACTCAAGCATTATAGGCAAATGGTATTCATCGAAATTTTTGTATAATGGGTGGCGAACCATTATGTGAACAAAATCAATTGCTTACTTTACTTTTGGTCCGTACTATAAAAGAAAAACTTCCTAATACAAAAATTTATGTATGGACTGGATATTATTATGATGATTTAATTAAACAAAAAGATAATGGAAAACTTCAAGAAATTCTTAGCAGTATTGATGTCTTGATTGATGGTCCATATATCCAAGAGCAAAGAGATGTATCATTGCCTATGCGTGGAAGTAAAAATTAGCATATTATTAATTTAAATTCAAATAAAAATTGACGACTTTAAAATTTTTTGTTATAATATATCTATAAAAAGAAATCGGAGGATTCAAATGGAAAATTTTAAAGTTAGTTTTGAAGTGAAGAATATTCACGAATTAGAAAATTCTCCTTAGAATTTCTATGCTGGATAGGTTTGCTATGATTAGGATAATCAAAAATTAATGGTATATAAAGATTCTAAGTGGATTCCATTAAATAATAATGCTAAATTAAATGCAGAAGGTTCAGGCATTGAGATTAATTTATATGATTTAAATAAAAATATTATGTCTCAATTAAAGCCTTTATCAGATGAAAAACTCAAAGAATTAAAGAAATTAATTTTAACCTTTGATGATACAATAGATAATACTTACTATATGTTATTATGCCGAGAACGAAATTATTATACAATGTTCGTTAAAAGTGGTTGTATTGGTATTAATGCTATTAATGAAAGTGTTATTGATTGCTTACATGATTTAGGTGAAATAGTAAGTGGCGAATTAACTGAAGACAAAATAGCGATTGAATTCTGGATTAAAGCAGATGATACTGCTTATTGCGTTTATTTCTTTGGTTATGATGCTGGCGTAGTGGAGTGTGTATAATGGATACAAAAATTGTTGCTATCATTGATTTATTTGATAGTGAATAGAAAGTATATAAAATCTCTCCAAGCGAACAATCTCTTTTAGGAAAATATTCTTTAAATGATATTAACTCATTCGCTATGGAGATTTTACACAATTGTTATAATTATAAAATTAATGATATTCATTTCTTTGGATAGACAAATTATATTGAAGAAATTGTAGAATCAATTAATAATGTAAATAGAAATAATTATTCTTTAAATTTAAATATAGAGGTTAATTAAATGAAATATTTAATCAGTACAACAGATGTTTATAGAGTTCCAACAGTAGCAGAAGTAGAATAGTTACATGAAGAATTAATTAATGATACTCATTTTACTTTAAATGCTTTTAGTTATAAGACTAAACAAATTAAGCAGAAGGGCGAAATCATTGATGAATATCAACTAGTTACTGCTAAGAAATTATTTAATGATGAAAAAGAACCCGGTACAAATATTGATATTAAGTATGAGGTAGAATTTTAATGAATAGATTTGAAAGAGTTTCAAGATTTCCCGACGCAGTTCTCCCTATTCGTAAGACAGCAAATTCTGCGGGTTATGATTTAACAGTCGCAGAAGATATTGTAATTCCTCCTTTATCTAAGCACATTTAGGCATTAGATGTTGATTAGGAATATGGTATTACAACGATGGATTTGACTGAAATGGCTGCTTTAACTAAATCTAAGAAAGCTAAACCTACTCTTGTTTCTACTGGAGTTAAATGTCAATTAAATCCTGATTGCTATTTGGAATTATCTGTGCGCAGTTCTACTCCTTTAAAATATTGGCTAATTTTAGCTAATAGTGTGGGTATTATTGATTCTGACTATTATAATAATCCTGATAATGAAGGAGAGATTTTTTTACAATTAATTAATCTCTCTCCATATAATATCCAATTGCATAAAGGTGATGTAATTGGACAAGGCATTATTAAAAAGTATGAGATTACTGATGATGATAATGCTACTGGGAATAGACTTGGAGGCTTTGGTTCTACGTCTAAATAATAAAATTTGTCTCCTTGTCAGAAAGGAGGTAAATATGAATATTTTATTTTTAGATTTATCTACTAAATCTACTGGATATTGTATTTCTGATGATGCTGGTAAAATGATTACTTATGGTTTAATTACAGCATCATCAGAAAATAATATTTCAAGAATTGTTAAAATACAAACTGAAATTACAAAATTAATCCAATAGTATAAGATAGAAAAAATTATAGCAGAAGATGTTCATCCCGAAGAATATGGTTACTCAGATACTGCAAGATTATTAATGTGGCTTTAGGGCGCAGTTATGTTAGGTGCGCATTCAGTTAATTCTAAAGTAAATTCTAAAACTTTAGAATTAATGTAGGCTAACGAATGGCGCCGTCAACTAGGAATTAAAGTAGGCCGTGGTATTAAACGATCAGCTTTAAAACCTTTAGATATTTAGTATGTAAAAGAACATTATGGTATTGAAGCAAATGATGATGTTTGTGATGCTATATGTTTATTTACTGCTTATTTCCTCGCGCAGTAGCAGCAAAATGATTATAATTGGGAGTAAATGATTGGACTTAAATAAGTAATCTTCCTATCTAAATGCTAAAGTATAATAGAAGCTAAAGAAAGGAGGTTACATATATGGCCACTTTTATTGCTGAACATTTTATTGAAATTATTTTTGGACTTATTTCTGCTGGACTATTAGCATTTTGTAAATCAATTCATGGTAAAATGAAAAAGTATCAAGCAATGGTTGAAGAGCAGAAAAATGATGACCTAGATGAAAAAATTGAATCCCATATTGAGCCTATTAAAGAAGAAATAGAAGATTTGCGAAAATATATTAGAGAAGCAAAGACTATTGAAGAAAGTCATATGGAATTAATTATTGCATCTTACCGTTTTAGACTAACTCAATTGTGTCGTGCTTATTTAAAAAAGGGATATATGACTTCTAATGAGTATGAACAATTAACAGAGTTTTATAAAGTTTATCATGGGTTAGGCGGCAATGGGCAAGCCAAAACTTATTATGATAAAACAATAAAATTACCAATTCAGCATGAAGAGCTTCCAAAATAAAAATAAGGGATAGAACAATTAAGTTCTATCCCTTATTTTTTTATCTATTTAAATATTTCATCAGTCTATTGGATTATATCAAATCCATAATCACTAATAATATTAGCAACTAATTCCTACTAATCTAAATTTAATTTAATATTATAGCTAAACATAAAAGCATGAGTTATTTCATGACATAAAACATGATATAATTTATCTTCTTCTAATCTTCTATTTATATATATTGTGCTAGTCTTATCATCACAAGATCCTAATGCTTTTACCCCATTATGTTTAGATAATTTAGAAAAATTGGAGGGTACTAAAAGCACCCTCCAATTTCTTCCATTTATATTAAACATTCATCTAACCAATTTTAGTTGCTAAAGCCGAAATTTTTCTTTCAAGGTAAGACCTTTCATCATTTGAAGCATTTTCAATCATTTCAACTATATCAGAGCTTAAATCTGAAATATAATTATCTAACTCCTTAAGCTGAATAGCCTTATCTTTATGATTTTGTTGAGCTTCTAAATACGCTTTACGGGCAGAGGGACTACGACCTATTTTGTCATCATCCCAAGCTGTTTCCATATGTGTATCAGTCATATATTTACTTGTTTTATTTTTAGGATATTTTTCAGTATAATATAAGATTTCTTCTTCAGAAGCTTTTTCCATTGCTTCAGTAATTGAACAATAATACTTTGCTTCTTCTAAATCTTTTATCATATCAATGACTTCACCTAATTCATGAGCATCAACACAGGCTAAATTAGACATTTGGCATTCGACTTGCGCCATTAATTGTTCTCTTACACTTTCATAATCGCACATTCTAATTTACCCCCTTAAGCTACTCGTTCAATAATTAAATTAGCATTTTGTAAAGAGATAGCCTAAGTACCAGTGTTTTCAACACTAACCTAAGTGCAGCAACCTCCAATTACATCTAAGAATAAAGAACAAGAAATATTATTAAATTGTTCTACTGCGGTAGGAGTAGAAATCATAGTTGTTGTTTCTACCGGTTCCCCATTTATGGCAACTGCTAAAGAAATTGCTCCAGGAGTTCCACCAGTAGGAACTGCTATATTACCACCAAATAATATACGGAATCGAGCTTTTCGCTGATTCGCAGAAGTGATACCACGTAATGTTACTAAGCCACTTCCTTCACGATGTATCATAGAACAATTGCCAGCAACAGCGGTATTAGTAAATACTACATTACTATTGGCATTAACCGTTTGTAAAGCATTTGCTGTTATTTCCATTTAGAAAACCTCTTTTCTTTATTAAGCAGTATACTAACATCCACATCCAGTATAATTAGTTCCCACATAAGGATTTTGGACAACATAGGCTGGAATAGGAGCTTTATTACTTAATTGTTCTACTAAATAAGCATTCTATAAATTTTGAGAAATTTGGCCCTTAAGAGTAGCATTTTCAGCAGTAAGAGTTTCAATCTTATCTTTGACAAGGAAATCAAGGATAGAGCGCATACTAGCATTAGTATTATCAATAATATCTCTTACTCCTTCATTAACTGCTTGACGGTTTTGGCAAGCTTGACTTGCTAAATTATAATTTAAATCAGCAAAGCTTGATGTAATAAGATTTCTATTCTCGCAGCAGCACTGAGCATTCGTTGCTGCCATATTATTTAATTGCTGAATGATATTATTAGTATTCTACATACCAGCGACAGTATCAGCATTAATAGCCTAAGTAATGCCGAAGGTATTTTGCATATTGTTAATGCCCATATTACAAATATCTTGTGATAAAGAACGAGCATTGCTATTAATAGTCTCAGTAACATTACCAAAACCAGAAAGTAAATTATTATTTACATTAGCGAAACCATTACATAAGCCAGTCTGTAAAGAATTAATTCCAGATTTAAGATCGCTTATATCAAATCCATAAGTTAATTCTTCTCTCGTAGTAGTGCCTTGATAACCAGTATTACCATTATTACCCCAGCCGTTATTACCCCAGCCATTAAAGCAGAATAAGAATAGGATAATAATCCACCAAGCGCCGTCGCCCCACATACCATTATCGCCATTGCGATAACCGTTACCAGAAGCAGCAGCAATATCAGATAAAGAATATTGCTGAGTTGGAAAACCACCATAATTAAACATACAAATAACCCCTTTCAAAAGTTATAATATTTTATTTAAATCCCTAATTGAGATTTAAATTTCGCAAATTCAGTATCAAAATTCATTCCTTTTGATTCAAAAAAATTCCTCGCAAACTTTTCAATGTCCGCGGTTTGGCCCCCGCGTGCCATTTTTATCAGATTATCTCCCATAGGCGTTCCGCCCATATTTTTTTCCAGAAGAGACATCATCAAAGTTTGAGGATTCTAGCCGTTTTTAATCATACCTATTATCTACAATGGATTTATTCCCTACATCATTTCTTACCTCCTTAAAAGTTAAACTGCGGTTTGCTATCAGTTATTTGCTCTGTCGAAGATTGAGTATTCTATTGTTGTTGTGGATTAATATTAGCCTAGGCCTATTGTGTTAATTGAGAAAAGGCTTCTTTAATCTATGATAAAGCATTATTAAATTCATTCCGTGTTATAAAATCTACATTATTACCTTGTGAATTGCTTGGAAGTTCTTTTAGCTCATACATATTGATTGAAGCAGTTCCATCCATATTAATCTATTTTGTATATATTCTTCTATTGGCATAGTCAGGAAAATAGAATACTGAACCATCAAAATCTACACTCATCGCCCGTACTTCATCTAATGAAGAGACTGGTCTAACTCTTGGAGTAGTATTTTGATTTGATGCCGGCATAATAGGTTGAGTGTTATAAATTGGCCGATTTATAGCACTAAACTATTGTGGATAACCATAATTATTATTCATAATTTTTACCTCCGGAGTTTTAAAGTAGAAGAATTTTATCTTTTTCTTCCATAGATATATAAAATTTAGATTATAAATATCATTAGGAAATACTCACACTTTTTTAAATGGAAATCTCTTCCGCACCAAAATAAATAAAAATATCGTCATGAATAGACTTTTATAAAAATTTTTGGTATAATTATAAATAGAGAAAGATAAAAATATTAATGAAAGGAGGAGATTATCATAGTTTCAATATGTATTTGTGATAGAGATGATTCACATGGATAGTCAATGATTACTATTATTAAAGATTATTTGTTTAAACATAATGTAATGGGAAGTATAAATTATTTTAATAATGCTAAAGATTTATTAAGACAACCAATCTATGACGTCTATTTCTTAGATATTTTAATTAGAGATATGAATGGCATTGAGCTTGGAAAAATATTAAAACAAAAAAATGAAAAATGCGAAATAATTTATATAACTGATTAGCGTAATTATGGACCACAAACCTATGAAGTAAAGGCATTTAATTATTTATTAAAACCTATAAATATAGAAGAAATAAATGATACTTTAGATAGATTATTTGAAAAAATTAAAAGTGAATATAGATATTTAAGAACTAAAGATGGGGAAGAAAGAATTCCACTTAAAGAATTATTATATGCTGATATTATAGGAAGAAATTTAACTTGTCATTTCTATGATGGTGAATTAATTCAAAGTACAACTTTAAAAAAATCTTTTGAAAAAATGATAGGTCCTTTAAAAGATAATCCAGATTTTGTCTTTGTTGCACCGAGTTTATTAATTAATTTAAATTATATTAGTTCAATGAACTTAAACTATTTAACTTTTACTACTGGTGAAGTATTATATTTCCCAAAGAGCGCGTATAAATTAATTTGTGAAAGATGGAAGCAATATAGTTAAATAGAAATAAGGGGAACACTCGATAATTGAGTGTTCCCCATTTTTTTATGATTTATTAATATTAACACTTGCTTCTATCTTTTCAGAAATATATTTATCTAAATCACCATAAATATTAGCAAGATAATCTTTTGCTTCTTGGCTAAGAATTGTTAATACTGCTTGCGTAGTTTGTTCAAATGCTTGCTTTTGAGCTTCTGCATCAAATTTGCCTTGTTTCTTTAGACTTTCTACATAAGTCTAATTCGTAGCAATAACACAACTATTAATTGTGTCAGTTAGCATTTGAATATATTTATTTGCTAATGCATTATCATTATTCTTTTGAATTTGATTACTTTTTACATTAATCCATTTAATAATAAAAGTAGTCAATACTCCTAATAATGGAATAATACATACTTGAAAAATTTGAGTTAGTAATTCACTAGTCATTATTATTTCCTCCTTAAGGTGTTCCATAAATAGTACAAGTCATATCATATCTAGCGCTTGGACTATTATTTAATAAAATTAATTCACAAAATTTTTGTGATGAAGTACTTGATTCATAACATCTACCAACAGCATAAATTCTCATTGTTCCTCCTGTTTGAGAATAATTTAATAATTCTAAGGTAGATATACCATATAGGGTAGTTCTAGAACTATTTTCACAAACACAATATCCTTCAAAACCTTTTGATTTAATCTGTGCTAAAGTTACTCCGGAGGGATCCCCTCCTTTAAAAGATAACATATGATATGTTCCAGAGTTATAATCTGTATTAACTTTAATTGCAATAGAATAAATAGTAGAAGGTAATGCTCCTCCAAATGAAAAATTCAAATATCCTCCGTTACCATTACCTTCATTATAAAAGCTTGATACAGTTCCAGTATATAATTTAGCACTAGATAAAGTTCCAGTTACTCCAAAAATATTTACTCCTGATTTAATATTACTAGCAATTAAATTGCTGCTTCCAGATACAGTAATATTTCCAGTAGCATAAGAACCAGAAGCAATAGCAGTCTAAGAACTTGTGCTTGGAGTAATAGTTCTACCATTAACAGAAGGTATTGTTCCTGTTACTTTTACTCCAGAAGCAGAAGTAAATGTTTTGCCAGTAAGTACATCGGCGGCAGTTGCATTACCAAAATCTGACTTTGGAAAAACACATCTTGTATGCGCTCCTGCTCTATATAATTTTGGATTATTAAAAGGATATTTAACATAATAATATGTTGAATCCTAAGTTCTTAAATAATCAGATAATGAACCAGATTTTTGTTCATATCCTGTTACAATTGGTATTGTACCTGTTATTTTTTCACCATTCACATAGGCTGTTTTACCTTGTCCAATATCTTCTGCAATGGCAGTTGCATCTGAAGTATCTATGCCTGTTTCAATATTTTGTATCAAATTAGGCATATCTTGAGCATTAATTTTATTAGACGTATTAGTTTTTTCTCTAATAGCATCTCCAATTCCTGTTAACAATTCAGGGACTGTACTATAACTCATTATTTCCATTTACCTCCTATCGCTGTAAATAATTCTATTTCTTTCCATTCATTATTTACTCCATAATATAATTTACATTCTTTCCACTCTTTATCTTTTCCAAAATAAATTTTTTTCTTAAAAACAGGATATAAATAAAGGTTACTCGGTTCGGTTCTAGTATATGTTGTATTAACTTTATAAGTTACTGTACTACTTCCTTTAGCTGTTGAATATCCTAAAAATTCACAACCTTCTAAATACTATTCATTTGGATAAATAGTAAAAGTTGCTGAAGAATAACAAGCATTATTAGTATTAGATGACCATTTAGCATATAGCTAAGTAGCACCATTAGACATAATAAAATTAGTATCTGAAGTTGAATAACTACCTCCTGGAGTAAAATTTACTCCACTTCCTGTATTTGTAGTATTCCAACTGGATAAAGTATAAGTAGTTTTAGGTTTATACTAAACATAATTAGTATGCAAAGGAGTAGTATTATCTGACTTATATCTAATTATGGAATAGGTTGTTGTTTCCGATCCCCATACTGGTGATTTTGTAATAGAAGAAGATGATGGCATAGTAATAGTCTAAGCAATATTGTTATAATATGTTAAAGCATTAGCTGTACCACTACCTCCATTAAGATTAAATGATAAAGAAAAATACCAAATTCCATATAAACTTAAAGAATCCTAATCAGTAGATATCGTAGCTCCTTTAGCATATTTAGGAGTTGTTGCGTTTTTATTAGTACTCCATCCTTTGAATATAAAATTAGTAGGATTGGACCAAGTAGGTGGAGTCATTGTATTTGCTCCTGTATTTGTATAAGTCCCTAAAAGAGTGCCAGTATTATTATAAAATGACATAGTCCCTTTATAAGGGGTAAATGTTAATGTATAAGGAATATAAGTAGATCCACTACCACTAAAAGCTAAATTAAGTGCTACATAATAAGTTCGACTACCTAAGAATTTTTCACTATATTTTACTTCACAGTCATATGATACGCTAGGATCCTTATCATCATTTTTCTCAGTATCATTATTATCATATACAAAAGATGCATCACGTGATTGCCCTGGAGCTCCTTGACTTGGTTCAGTTTTAGTAATATAGCCATAGGGATCTGGACTTTTACTTCCAATAGTAGTTGTAAAAGTAAGAGTTCCTCCACAAGGAACTGTTACATTAAAATAAGATGCTCTATAATAATATACTTGTATAGACCCACTATAACTTGAAGTATTTTCCGTATTTGTTATTCTTCGATCCGCAGAATAATGATAAGGAGCAATCCAAGAAGTATAAGTATCATTATAATCTCCATAAGGTGTATCATAATAATCTCTATAAGGTGTATCATCATAATCTCTATAAGGTGTATCATCATAATCTCTATAAGGTGTATCATTATAATCATTATATGAAGCAGGTGGATACTAAATATGGTCCTAATCAATGTCACCACCTATACCGTCCTATACAGAAGCTCCATAGGTAGTAGTGGTTGAAAGATTACGTCCTGAGAATGTAATAGTAACAGAACCAGAATTAGAATAAAATATTAATCCATTACGCCCACTAGTTAGAGAACCGCTAGACGCAGTAAAATTCGTAGTAGCACCTTGGTTAATTTTTGGATAAATATATATTTGACCACTAGAACAATTTCGCCATGATGCAAGAATTGTAATTGAACTTCCACTAGCTGACTATAAAGATACAGAAATTGAAGCCATATATTATCCTCCTTCCTTATTTATAGAACTAAAAGCTAAACACCCGCCCTAACAAGATAAATTATTAAATTTTTTACAATTTTTACATTTATCATTTTGTCCGTTAGCTTCTCTTTTAGGATAGATTGTTTTAAATAAAAAATAATTTGAAACTTCATTAATATTATCAAACTAATGCAAATCTATTAAACCATAAGCGCCAAAACAACAAGTTGCTTTAAAATCCGGAGTAATATCTATAACTGGTTTACATAAAGTTTTCCAATGAATTACATTTTTTTTTAAAAAAGCTAAATCATCTTCTTTAAAATAACAAGCAGGTATCATATTACAATCAATGCGCAATTCAATATTATTTTTATAGGCTAACTAATTTAATTCTAATAATTGTGGGATACCATTATTGTAATATTCATCTTTATCTACTTGACTATATTGGCAAGTAGGAGCAGCATAACTAATTCTTAAATTATTTTTTTTATATTTTTTACATAATTCAATTATATAATTAAAATCCTATAAATCTGGGTATATATTAATACCAAAATTAATTTGATTTAATAGCTAATTTTTTTCAAAATTATTTAAAGTTTCTATAATACTATTATAATTACTTTCTGACATAGTATTTGGAGCATTCAAATTTATTAAACTAGATAAAGCAGAATGATTTTTAAAACTATTTAAATATTTGTCTAAATAAATCCCATTAGAAAAAATAGTAACATTTTTTAAATCATATAATTTATCAAAACAAATATCTATATATTCTGCTAGGCAGGGATGTAAAGTAGGTTCTCCTCCTATAATACCAATTCTATTACAAGGAGTCTAATCTAAAAAATCTAATATAGTTAATAACTATTCCTTTGTTATAAGCTATTTTTCTTCCTCTGTAATAAATTTATTAGCAAAACAATATGGACACTATAAATTACAATAATTTAAAAATGCAATATTAGGCATTATTTATTTTATCTCCTTCTAATTTTTTTATTTCTTTTAAATTAAAAAAATTATTTTCTATTAAAATTTGCTTTAAAATAGGATTTATATTATCATATTTTAAATTAATATTTTTAATTAGATCGTATAAAATATCATATAATTTTTTATTAAAAATGCAATAATCTTCATTGAAAGATAATTTTCCTGTAGAAAAATATTCTTTTATACATCCACCATAACAAATATCATAATAATCACATTTTCCTTTACAATGTGTTAAAATTATATCATCAATTTTATTAATATAATCCTAATAAGTTGGTAAAGATATTAATTCTTCAAAAGAATTAATATCTCTAATATTACAAAAAATATTTTCTTTATTAACATATCCACAATGAGTAATATCACCATTAGGTAAAATTACTATCCATTTACCAACACAATAAGTTGTATAGCATTTCCCTCTACGGCCTAATAGACATTTAATACGATTTGTAATTCCTTGATCTTCAATAGGATTGTCTGTATCATATATCCAATACCTAAAATATTCTGTAATTAATTCTAAATCTTCTTCATTATCAATATCTATTAGCATATTATTTGAATTACTATCTAATAATTTTATATCTTTAATAAAATTCCCCTAAAAGCCATGAACATTTAATGTTTTTAAATATTCATAATTTTCAATTAAATCTTTTAAATGGGGTTTATCATACACACATATAAAACCTTTATGAGTATTTTTTAAAATAGGTTCCATGGCTAAAGTAGATTGTAGTCCTCTAGTCTCAGTATTATATATACCATTATATGAAAGTCCATATTTTATATGATATTTTTCAAGTAATGGTAATTTATCTTCTAATAAAATTCCATTACTTTGTAAAGAAATAGGAAAATTTAAATTATATTTTTGTTTTTGCTCAGATAAATATATTAATAAATCTTCTGGCAATAATAAAGGTTCTCCACCATGCCAAGTAATTTCTCGAATATGAGAACCAAATTTAGTAAGAATCTAATCTAATAGTTCTTTAGTTATAATCTAATCTTTATATTCATATCTAATAAACTAATTTTCACAATAAGGACAATTAGCATTGCATTCATAAGAAGCATGTAATAAAATTAATACATTATCTATAGTATGAAATGACATATCATCTACTAACTATAAATCATCTAATTTAGATAATAATTCATTTTTATATTTAACTTTATAGGGCTAAATATGATTATACTTTAACCATAATTTTTTTTCTTCTTCGTATGTCATAATTTTTATCCCTCATATCGAATCAAAATTTTTCCATTCACAACAGAAGGCATAGATTCAGAAGTTGGAGAAAAAATAAACATATCATTAGTTATAACTTCATTAGCTGATGTACCATTTGTGACAGATTTTATTTTAGGGTTAGAGCTATTAATAGCACTTTTAAATAAATCAACACTATTATCATCATCAACATAAATTGCTCTTAATAATTTAGGCTCACTCATTTAATTTACCTCCTTAATAACTGTTATTCACTAAACCATTAACATAAGTATAAACTGCTCTTGCCGTTGGAACTTGACTATCTCCAGAACTTGAATTTATTACTGTGACTACTGGAAATGTAGTTCCTCCCGAGGATGATGAATCTCCATTATTATTACTAAGAGATAAATAAGGAAAACAAATAAAATTAAAAATATCTCCAATTCTAGTCTTATAATTACTTCCCACTAAATTAATTTCAGTTTTATTTGTATTTAAAGTATAATTTTCCATTTTATTTAATAATAAACCATTCTAAAATACTAATAATTGTTTTTCATCAATTATTTCTATTGTATTAGGAATGGGAATAGTCTAAGTTATCTCTGATATAATTACTGTTTCATTTATTAAACTTTTATAAAATAATCCTTGAGAAATAGCTGTTTGTAGATCATAAGTAGAGCCGTTTATATCAATATAAACGGCTCTACCAAGAGTCTACGGGAAAATAGGATTTTTATCATTATCATGCTATTCTGTGGTCTATAACAATTTAATATATTCTTCATTCATTTTGTGTTAGCCACCTTCCATTATAATTAACTTGAAAATCTTTAATTAATTTCCATTCATTATTTATTTTAACATAAGTATCTTTAATACGATACCATTCACCATTATCTTTTATATATTCATCAGTTGGGCCATCTAAAACAGTAATAATTATAACTCCATCTCCATAATTACCAATTCGTGTATTTAACTAATCTGGCTATAGAATTTTTTCCTAACCAGTTTTAGAAATAGTATCTGATAAATAATAATTTGGTGTTAATAAGCATCCAGAAGGATAATTAACCGCAGTAGAAGAAGTATAAACATAATTTGAACCGCCTCCACCGCCGCTACCCAATTGGCTTGTATCAGTAGTGTAAGTTCCAGCACCGCCATACCAGCCACCACCACCAGCGCCAGAAACAACACCAATTCCAATAGCTCCACTTTTTATAGTTATACCATTTCCACCAAATCCAAAGCCACCATAACAGTCTAATTGAGTAGAATAACTATTTGACTAAGTATCTTTTATCCAATTATTATTTACACCAGTTTGATTTCCACCATAACCACCACTAGTAGTACCACTATTATATAAAGTAGCATTTAAACCTCCACCAGCACCGCCTTGGTATCCTTTATATCCACCTTCTGAACCGCCACCGCCAGCGACTATTACTCTAGCATAAAGAGAATTAGAACCAATTCTTATATCAGTTCCTCCACCACCAGCAGGATAATTTTGACGTTTTCCACCGCCATTGAATCCTCCAGCAATACCAGATCCTCCTACTCCAAACCATATAGGAGTAGTTTTAGTTAAAGTTAATACGCCAGATGTATAACCACCTCTATTATTTCCAGTACTATTATCGCTATAATAATTTCCAGAAGCAATTCCACCTTGAGCACCCCAGCATTCTAGTTTATAACGTCCAGGAGGAAATGAAAATGGTCCTATTACTGCGCCATTTGGCGTTTCAAAATTGCCCATAAAAGTACTAGTCTAAGGAATAATAATCTATTTTCCCTTTTTAATAACACAATTATAAGGAGATGAAATTACTTTAACTACGATACTTTTTGAGATATGCGCATAATTGCTATCATTATTATTATTTACAGTAATCGTAGCACGACCAATTTTATTAGCTTGTACAGTAATCCCTCGACCTTGATTATCACCAGCAATTAAATCTCCTATTGATACTATTGTATTATCATCTGATGCAAATGATAAGTTACTATAATTACCATTATACAATACTGCTAAATTAACAGAATTTTCAACAACAATATAATGAGGATCCTAAATCTATAAATATGAAGTAGCAGGATTTATCTGCCACTCTATAGTTTTATTGCTAGTTGTTCCATCTGACCATTTAGTATTTGTAGTATCTATTAAAGAAAGAACCGTTGTATAATTTCCTGCATTAGAAGCTGAAGTTGTTCCACCATTTATTGAATAAAGAATATCATAATCAGAATTATCATATAATATATCGCTAGCAAAATACCATGTATTTCCATTATATTGAATAGTTGTCTAAGGTTCAGGGATTAACACTGGAGTATATGATAAATTCTCATAAGTCATTGTAAAATATGGAATTCGTTTTGTTAAGCCAGAAATCTAAGTCTAATCTGGACTATAACAATACATATATATTAAATCTCCAGCTTTTAAAGCAACCTCAAAAGATACAGTTCTTTGTTCCTAAGTAATATAATAATACTAAAAATTATTTCCATTTATCTATATACTAAATTGACTCATCCAATAAGAACCTATATCATCAAGATTTACTTCTGCCCCAAAAGTAAATTTAATTTTTACATTTTTCTTTACTCTGCCTCGATAATAAGCATAAAAACCAGTAAGAGGAGTTTTATTAGTTTCATATCTAGATGTATTAGAATTATAATAAAAACAATTATCATAATCACTAATATTTTCAACACCTTCATCAACATTTAACTAAGTAATACGCACATAACCAGTACCATTATGTCCCGTTTCAGATGAACCTGTTGGAGAAGTAAATGAAACATTTCCTCCGATAGTCTAAGCATTTTCAAGATAATATTTACTATCTAATAAACATCCAGATGGATAACTAGTAGCAGTTGATGAAGTATATACATAACCGCTACCTCCTCCGCCGCCTTGATTATCAGCTCCAGTTCCAGAAGAAGGTGGAGAAGTTAAATTGGAAACAGTTAAACCACCATACCAGCCGCCGCCACCGCCACCACCATCATAAGCATGACGTCCTTGACCAAAACCTCCTCCTGAAGTTTGACTTCCTCCAGCAGCACCACCAGTACCACCTGATAGTCCTCCGCCATAACCGACTGAATCACCACTATCTTCTCCGCCACCTCCGCCGCCACCGGCCACAATCACACGAGCATAAAGAGAAGTAGAATTGATACGAATATCAGAAGCACCACCACCGCCACATCCTGGTTCTGAGCTACCAGATCCCCAAGCTGATCCACCACCATTATATCCTCCTGAAGACAAAGATCCATATCCAACAGCTCCAATTCCACCACTATAGCAATGTAATGTAGTAGGTCTTAATAAAGTAAGATTACCATAAGAATACCCTCCTAGTCCTCCAAGACCTGCGGCTGAATTACCATCTTGTTGTCCTCCTCCTCGAGCACCCCAACATTCTAATTTATATTTACCAGGATTAAATTTTTTGCTATAAGATCCTGAACCGGAAATATTTAAATCATTAGAAACATATCCAATTGATAAAACAGTAATGCGTACATAGCCATTACCACTATGACCAGTTTCAGAAGCACCAGTAGGTGAAGTGAATGATGTATTACCAGCAATAGTATTTCCACTTGTTAAATCGTATTCATTTTGGTATACGTTAAAGCTATAATATCCGCTGCCGCCTGCATTTTGTTCTCGATAAGTACTATCATTATCATTATAGCCAGTCTAGGCACCACCGCCATACCAGCCACCGCCGCCTCCTCCAGCTCCGTATCTATAATTAGTGCCCTAAGTAGTACTTGCTCCTTGACCAAATGCTCCTCCACTACCTGCTTCATATCGAGTAGAACGATATGTACTATTATTACAATAGCCAGTCGCTCCTCCACCATATTTTAAATCATCATGTAATCCTGCGGCTCCACCACCACCGCCAGCAACAACTACTCGCTAATTATAAGAATCTGTTCCAATACGAATATCAGAAGCGCCACCACCACCGCCGCCAGAAGTATAAATATCCTACCACCAACGACGTCCGCCAGATCCGCCACCATTAAATCCACCAGCATTAGTTCCTCTATCAGTACTGTGAGATGATTGTCCTTGGCCGCCAGCATAACAATATAAAGTAGTATGAGCCTACTTTAAAATAGCTATCTAATAACTGTATCCGCCTTTGCCACCATCATAAGTTGGAAAAACACTAAAATTAGCCTAATCATATGACGGAGAACCTCTAGTAATTGTAACTGCAACACTTTCGCCAGAAACAGAAGCACTGCTATCTTTAGTATAGGTCATCATTACTTCATCATCTACATTTAAATACTTAGAATAAGTACCATTATTAGTACCGCTTACAGCACTTACGACTGTAGTTCCACCCACTGTTAAAGTAAATTTATCAAAATTCTATTCTGTTGTATATGAATATACAAACTAATAATAACCCGCTGTTACACAAGTTAAAATTGTCTGAGCAGTACTACTATCCACAGCTAGATTATTAGCAGACCAAGTTCCATTAGTATCTGGAACAAAATGATAACTTGAAATAGCTCTAGAAAAATAAGTAGAAAAATTATTAGAAGTAATATTTGTATTATAATTTATACTACTTGGATTATTGGTACTAGTATAACCAGTTCCTCCTTGAGCACCCCAGCATTCAAATTTATACTATCCAGCAGGTAATTGAACAATTTTTTTGTTTCCGCTATAAGGACAATTTAATATGTCTCCTGCTCTTAAAAGATAATACTTTGGAATCGAAGAAGTTAAATCATATGTTGCCATAAATCAATTCTCCCTTACTATCCAAATATCTCCATTTTTGCCTTCATTATTAGTAGGAGCTGAAGTAGATACTAATATTGGGCGATAATATCTATTAGTAGAACTTATTGGAGTAGTACCAGCCGTATATTCAATTGGATTATTAACCATTTTAACTACACCAGTTATTTCATTGTTACCGTTTTTAGTAATATAATTATTTAATTGTGTTGGTAAATCATTAATTAATAAATATCTACTTAAAATAGTATTTAATTCTGCTTTACTCACATACTCACCATCATTTAAAATTTCACTAAACTACTCTATTGGATTAGTCTATAATACTCCTTTTTCAGGCTAGATTTCATAAATACCAGCGTTATCTGTCTCTTTTAATAAAAAATCTGCCTTATTAGCATTCAACTATATGCGGTATTCTTTAATATTTTCTTTAGTTAAAGTCGCTCCATCTTTAAGTGGACTATCAATAAAAAAATTACCCGTATCAGGTGAAAAATAAGCCCATCCAGGGTTGAAAGGGACTGCTAATTCTTCCTGCTAAGTACTTTCATTAATTTTATATTTAAATAGATCCTCTTCATTTCCAGAATTTATTTTAAATAATGCCATAAAGAATCTCCTTTCAATTTTATTTATATAACAAAAAAAATGGGAGAGGATATACCTCTCCCATTTTATTTATATAACAAAAAAATGGGAGAGGATATACCTACCTCTCCCATATAATATATGAAAATTATTAAAATATTAAATTGAGAAAAGTATCTTACCTTTCATAATAACTGAAAAAATAAAATACTTTCTTAATTTATTTTGTCCTTATAATACCAACCAATAAACATCTAATCCACCATCATTACCAACATATCCTTCTAGGCGAGATAGACGTTCCCAAATCTACTAAACAACCTAATCATCATCAACTACATAATAATCTTCTTCTTGTGAAATATTATCATAATTTAAACGATTATAAACCTTAATTACATCAGGCTAAGTATTTAAATTAAACATAAGATTATTTGTGTTTTTTTCAATATGATAAAAAGTAATCATATATTTCAATAATCCGGTCTTTTTAGTAGCACTATAATTTAAAACCCAAGGAAAAATAATTTTATCTTTCTTTGTAACTAAATCATAATAAGGAACTGGATAAATACGCTTTTCATTATCAGCATTAATATAACTTACAATACACATCATATTACTTAAATCAACTAAGCCATGATACCTATTTACTTCAAAATAAAGTGTCTCAGCAGCATGATCGCCTTCAATAGTAACATAATTATTAGTATTCTCAATTTTTTTAGTCTAAAGATTAATTTTTATTAATGCTTCATCTTCTGGGCTTGGTAAAGATGGATATTTAATTGGAAAATTTTCATCTTCTAATTGGTATAATAACTGTTGATAATCGGCAGGATTAGTTATCATACAATCTCACCTCTTATCCAAGACTAACTTTATTAGTACTCTTAGATTTTATTGCGCCCTTCTTAATAGTTACTGTATAAGCAATAGCATTATTAGTATTAGCGATAGGAACTATAATAGTATTATTAGTAATTGCTTGAGATATACTATAAACGTTCTTACTGGTATCATCATAGAAATCAACAATAAATTCACCAATAGAACCCAACTCATTAGTAGTATTTCCAACAGTAATAACATAATTAGTACCATCAATAGCACAAGAAGCGTTAATATTTATATTAGATATATCTAAGCAATGAGTAAATGGATAAATAGAGTTAAATTCTTTACTATCTCTATTCTTTACAGCAACAACCTTTGGTTTATAAACTCCTTCATCAGAAGTTAATACCAATGTATTTGTATTATTCTCAATTAATGTACTATCTTTATACCAACTATAAGTAAATTCAATACCAGCATCTATATTAGGTTTCAACTAAATAGTCTTTTCACCGTAATAATAAGCACCACTTTCATCATTAGAATCTGGGGCTGGACTATAATTAAATGATAAATCACTTGGTAAGCCAGTAACAATAACAGATAACTCATTATTATTTATAATTTGACTCTTATCATTTGCGGTTTTACCATAGGCAGAAACTGTATAAGTACCTTTTTCAGTAATTTCGCAATAAGCAACTTTCAAATACAGATTATCTTTTTTCTCTTCAAAGCTGGCCGCATCTAAAATACCACTTACGTTATTATAATCAGTACCATTAGCTTCATAATAACTTAATTTACCATTATAAGTTGTATCAGTAAAAATACTATTTTCACCAGTGAGTTTCATATAATTATACTTTTGTGCCTCACTAATTGGATATGCAGTTCCATTATCAGTGCGAACCCAATCATATATAATATTGGTACTTTCAATATTATTCTATGTATCATTATATGCTAAAGCATAAATTTTATCACCAGTGATATATGCTTCTTTTTCATTCTTAATACCAGATAAGAAAGCAATAGTATCTGCTACGCCGCTACCAATACTCTTAGTAGAATCAATTAAAGATTTTAAATAATTATTCATATAATCAACTGGCTCTGCAGTTAATATATTTTCATCAATATCTAAACCTTTACTAATTGTCATTTGAGCTGGTAAAGTATTTAACATATATTCATACTCTCTATCATTCTTCTTTTTAAAGAATACAATAGAAAAATATACTGTACCAGGTTGTGCGGTTATTGAATTATCAATAGGCCACTCAAAAATAATTTTTCCACTTTCACTAGTGATATCTCTAAAACGAGATTCAGAGAAACCTTTTATACTATCATCAACATACCATTGAACGAAAATACGGATTCCATTTTCAGCTAAATCCTATATATCAAAATATCTATCTATTCTAAACCAAATAGTTTCAGCCATATGATCTTTAGCGACATTTAAAAATACTGTCTTACCAAAATCATTACCCAACTTAATACGTCTTGTATTCGCATCTATATCTATAATTTGCTCATCTACTGGAACACGAATTACAAATGGATTAGTTGCGGCCATCTTTACAATACCAGTTATATTTTCAAAATAATCAGATATACTATTAACTTCTACAAGTTTACCTTTGTCATTAGTAACATTATTATCTTTAGCCAATTTATTGATAGTATTAAAAAAAGTATCCCAATTACCATGCTCTTTATTCGTATCAATTCTAGTAATCAAAACTTATCTCTTCCTTTCTAAAAAAATTAGGGTAGATAGATTTTACCTTCTATCTACCCTAATTTTTAATTAAATTAAATAATCAACATTTGGCCGATTATTCTTCATACCATTCTTCTAATTCATCTTCTGGAACAAGAGGAGATACAGTATAATATTCTTTACCATCTTTAGTAACTCGTTTACCATAATCAGCATATAATCTATACATTTTCATAGCAGTAACCCCAGGTAAATGAACACCAGTCTCAATCGTTCCATTAGTACCTACATATCTATAAATTGTATCTTTTTCCATAAAAATTCTCCTTATCTTACAATTGGATCAAAAGTATATTGACAACCACTATTCTAAATATTAGAAATTACTTCATTCATTGCTGCCATAACAGAACTTTCAAATTGAGCACGATAATAATATCTAATAGTACCAGTATACTTATTGCCCTTAGTTGGACCAAATGCAGTAGATTGAGTTAAAGAATTTGGCATACAAGCAAACTAACTTAATGGATATTTATTAGTACCTAACTGAATTAATAAAGCACCAGTTATTGGATATACATTATCAACTTTGCTGCCAATAATATGCATACGACCAAAAGAATTACTATTTAAATTAAGTACTCCGTCTTTACATCCTTCTAAAACGAAAGATTTAGTTTTTCCACCAATTTGTGTTTCCTAAAAAGCATAACTACCAATATATAAACCTTTTAAGGAAGAGGAATAAGGAATACGTTCAACCTAATTTAAATTAGTTTTATAGAATGTATAATCACCTATTTTTTCTAAACAATCACTAAATTCAAAATACTATAAATTAGTTGCACCAAAAAATGTTCTACTATCTATTGAAGAAATTTTATTACTCAATTTTGGACTAAAATAAATACCAGTAACATTAGTATTCATAATAAAAGCTGTTGCACTTTGACTGCCACTAGTATTTTCAATACGAGTAATAGATTGTCCATTATAAGTTGATGGTAATGTAATTTTTCCTCCTAAATACTTACACATATCAAAGAAATGTATATAGTAAGTATTATTAGAAGTATCTTTTCTTATTTCATAATATTGATGATTATCATCATTTTCTAAGATATTATCATAAACATTAACTAATTCTCCAATAGCATAGAAGGTACGATCAGCATATGCTAACTGTTTATTTAAATCAATTCTTACGCCATCTGGACTATCAGCAGCCCAGCCTGTTTGTTTCCAAGTTGTTTCAAAAGAAATCAATCCTTGCGCTGGACGTGTTTCATCCGTATTAAAATCATCTACGCTGTTCTTATAGTAATAGAAATTATTAGGAACGGTGATTCTAGTACCGTATAAATAAGTTCCAGTTACCTTAGAAATACCATCACCATTCACAAAAGTAATTTCATATGATTTACGCTCAAATCCTGCTGTAAATACATAATCTAATTTATTTGGATTTAATGTTAAAGTATTCCAATTATTTGAAGTAATCTAATCCTTCTTATTTTCGTCTTTATCAACTGTAATTATGAAATTATTATTTTCATCTTTCCAGCCTTTAAAATCATCAATAGGACGCTTTTCCTACAAAGTACCAAATGAAATATAATTATTCTTTGTTTTATCTGTAGGATCATCAAAGAAGGTTTGAGAAGAAGAACCATCAGAATTCTTAATTAACTTCTAAGTTTTTAAGATTTCTTGAGCAATAACATTTCCATCTTCATCTGTTTCTTCAACAATAAATTTTACAGAGTATTCCTTATTAACATTTTTTACAAAAATTGTTAAATTAGGATAAATGGATTGAAGTTCATTTTGAATAATATGCTCATCAATAGCTTCATTATTTTCAATATATACAATACCTGTAATATTAGGATTTTTCTAGTTTATACCTTTAAAAGTATTATCTTTATTGTAAATCTAAGATTCATCATAAATTTTCTTTAGTAAGTCAGTGTAATTTACTATTTTACTATGGATTTCTTCGTAGCCATTTACCGTTTCATCAAGGTAGTAAATTAATCCATTCTTAATATCTAACGTAGTAATTTTACTAACTTCATTATATGGGATTACATCTAATTGAAAATGTCCGTTATCTTTAAAGTATTGAACATTATCAGGATCTAATTCAATTTTATCATCATTCAATAATCTATATGGACTCCATTGGACATCAACAAAATTAATTTCACAATCTTTTAAATTACTCTTTTTACATCCAAGATAATAGCGTCTTAATAATTCATAACTATAATATCCAAGATTGCCGCCTTCAATATCCATAGTTTTGATTTTAGTTTCAATTTGGTCATCATCTTTATCTGTCAGATTCTAAATATATAATCCTTTATTTTCATCTGCTACAACTAATCGTCCTGTCGTCGGATTAAGTGTAGGATTAACATAAGTAGTAATTAATTTATTCAATAAATTTGCTTCAATTAAAGTTAAATAATTAGTTTCACTAGTTAAATAAAGCGTATCTAATGCTACGCCTTTTGCAAATTCTACTCTTGGAATATTAGATCCAGTATTTCTAAAGTTTTCTAGCTTTTCACTCTTAGTTAAATTTAATGCTGGCTAATCTTTCTTAAAAGTAATATTACATAGATTCATTTCTTTTAATAAAGGCATACCAGTTTTAGGATAAGACCAATCATTAACATCTTTATTAAAATAAGCATATGGCTAACCATCTTCGATAGCAAGACCATCATAACCCAATAATAAATCTGTCATTTTATCTGCTTTACCTTCCATAGCAAATTCTTGGAAATATAATTTACTTAAATCTCCTAAAGATTTCATCTAATCAGTACCATAAATATAATATAACTATTCACGATAATTACCACTAGACATAATACCTTTCTTTAAATCAGGAGCTGTAAATTTAACTGGACTTAATCCATTATATTTCTAAGAAGCAAAATTTGCTCCATCAGTACCAACAGTAACATATGAATTACGTGCTGGCGACATTTCAATCCAATATTCGCCGTCAAAAATATGATTCTTTTCACCATATTCAATATTATCTTTCCAATATTGAGCATTAGTAACTAAATTAGTCATACCTTGAGTATTAGTACCTTCAATCCATTTATCAGAAGTATTCTTTGGGTTATTCGCAGAAATACGACTTCTAATAAAATTACCACCACTACCACTAGCATAACCATCAACAGTTAACCAAGAATCAATATAGTTAAGACGATTAGATAAAAATTGCGCGCGATATAAGTTACGGTCACCCTATAAAGCATAAAAATATTGGTCAGTTTCTACCGCATATTTGCCTTCATTAGTTAAACGACCAAATATAGTATTTTCAGCGGCTGAATTAGTAGGAATAATATATTTATATTCTTCATCTAAATTTAATGCCAATAATGGGCGGTCACCCTTCACAGCATAACTATCAGGGAACACTGAAGGATCAGTTTTATACCATTTATCAACAATCGCACTTTTATCACTATTGGTATCAGAGTCTTTAGCAAAAATCTAAGTGACTTTAGATGGAGTATAAGATCCATTACTAAATCCCATTAATTGCTTATATTTATCTACAATTTTGCTCTTAAAAAATTGATAAAAATTATTCCACAATACACTATCATTAGTAGAAAAACTTCCATCAATAGTGGCATCAACGTAATATTCAAATGATGGAATACCAGTATTATTAATACCTAATTGAGTATCAATATCATAGAAAATTGGATACCAAATATAATGTTGAATTCCAGTCGCTTTTTCGATATTATTCTTTTGTGGACCCCACGAAGCAAACATCGCATTTTTACCACGAGAGTCATAACATTCAAAAATTTCAGTCATTAAGAAATAAGTTGCTAAATATTCAATATTAAAATAATTACTTAACTCATTCTTAAATTTTGCTTGACGATATTCTTTACAATCTTTAGTATATGTTACTCCACCATAAGTAACAGGAGCCGGTAATAACCATCTATCATCAATATTAGCTTCATTCTGAATTAACTAATAATAAGATTCATTGGCATTAAATCTATCATTACTAATAGTATAAATATTATTTTTTTCATCTTGTAAAATATAGTATATACCAGTCTTATAAACTTTATTTTCATTATTAGTTAAAGTAATTAAATTATAATCTATTCCATTTAATTTATAATACTTTATTTCAGAATTAAATTCATCATTAGAAATTCCATATATATCATTACCCGCATCATTAGTTCCGGTAACTACATAATATTTTCCTCTTTCGTATAAAGCTTCTGCTAATCCATCTACTAAATTATATTGACCAATAGAAGGAATTTCATATAAAATTCCATCAAAATCAATACTACAATCTAAACAAGTACTCCAAACCCAACTAACAGCATCCTCCCAGTTAGACATTAATGCTAGTAATAATTCACGAGAGGTATTAGCATTAGTACTATCAAATTTAACAGATTCCTAACCTGGATTTGTAATAATTATTTCAGTAGATTTTTGACCTGTAGTTTCATCAGTAATTTTATTAACTTGGATTCTGTCTGGAGCTGTATTAGCTATACCATTAACCCAGTCAGGTAAATCATCAGCGTAACTACCTGAAGCAGTATCTTTACATTCGAATAAAGCTTTTGAAATTAAATCATCATTAGCATTATATCTAACTTCAAAAGAATCGGCTACCATTGGAGCACCATGAGTAGTTACCCCATTATTATTATCCATAATTGGAGGTCTAAATGATAACTTATAACGATTCCAAGGATCGCGGAAAGAACAATAAGTTCTTGAGTTATTCTAGAACTCCCAACATTCAGCAATATCTCTTACTTTTGGTTTTCCTTCAATCTAATTCTATAAAACTTTTTTATTGGGCTTAAATCCAAAACATTCATCAGAGCCTTTGTCCAATAACATATTATATTTACCAATATATATAATATCACTTTCATTATTATATTGATTATTATTATCTGAAGGCCAATGGAAAGCTAAAACAGGGAATCCTTTCATGGAAGTTCTATAGTCATCAGTATTTCCATATAAATCATAGTTATCAAAAGAATCTTTATAATCACAAATCGGATGCTATGAATAAGTTTCATTAACCAAATTAGCAAAACCTCGGTTATAATCACCAGAAGATTCCATAAAATCTATTTTTAATGTAAATTTAGTTGTACCAACTGTCTCATTATCCATATAGAAAAATTCAATAAAGCATTTGCTATTTTTATTTAAAGTATTATTAGTTTTATCTTCTTCATATAATTTTTCAAATGGACCTTTATTCATAAACATTACATTTTTACATTTAGCTTTATAATTACGACGAGGATAATTTCTAGAAGAAGTTCCCTAAACCTAAAAAGTACATCCATCAATAGTAGTAGTAAAACTAGGACAATGATGCATATAATAATTTTGGACAGGAGTGTAAATAACTTCTTTAGTTACACTATCCAAAATCGGAGGCCATTTTACAGGATCTAAATTTACTATATTATCTAGTTCACCACGAGCATAGGCAGCATCCAAAGGTACATTTATAAATTCTAAAGTACCCGCTTGCGCGCCTTTATCTTTAGAATAAGGCAATCTATTCTAAGTATTTTCATTATTATTAGCAGTAGTTCGCAAAATAATATATGGCATCAAAGGCTCATCTTGATGAGCGCTATTATAAGCTTTCATTCGCTGATAAGAAAAAACTTCATCTTGAATATCAGCTCGAGATTCATATAAATCTTTCTAATCCCAATACTTAATATTTTTTTTATCAAAAGCATAATTCTATACAACTTCATGAATAGATAAATCTGTGTCATATACTCTAATACTATACAAATCAATATCACAAGTATTAGACATAAATTTAATTACATCAGAATTAATACTCCACATTGAAGAACTACTACGACGAGCAACGCTAGTTAAAACACCATTCATAAAAATTTCTAATAACTTAGAGTTGCCACCAACCATGCCCTCTTTTGCCTTTGTATAAACAAAAGTTAAATTTAACATCTTATCTTCAACAAAATCAACAGATACAGTTTCTTCTTTACCATTTGCAGTAAATGTAGCGTCCTATGGACTAAAATAAATACCCAATGGATCTTCTTCTGAGCCATAAGCGCAAATTAAATTATTTTTTAAATCAAAAATCTACTCTAATCTATCATAAGTTAATTCATCATAAGTTGGAGCTTCTGGATGTTTAGGTAAATATTCCTAAGTTAAGAAAGTATCATAATTTAAATATGTACTCTGATTTCGGAATTCTTTCCAAGCATCATCATCAGTCCAATCCTATTTAGAAGAATCTGCTTCATCACTGGCTTTATAACGAGTATATTTAGTAATAACCTTAGTATAATTCTAAGGATTTCTAATTTTAAATTGAATTTCAATAGTATGCGTAGAGGTAGCACTACCATTATCAAACTCCAATGAACCAATAGGAATAGAAATTTCAGCACCATTACTAATTCTTAAACAAGTTACATTATTTTCATCAAATAGCCAACCATTATTATACCAGTTAAAATTCTTAAACGTTGCACGCTTACCATTAATTTCAAGAGTTTCTCTGCTTAATTTACTTTCTGAATTTGAACGTCCAGTAGCAACAAAATTAACTTTTAAATCACTTTCACGCGCTAACTTCATATCACGTAATGGATCAACTGAAATATCAAAAGTAAAATTACGAGAATAATCATACGGTTCTGTACCAACTTTAATAGTATAATAAGCGCTATCATTTACAGCAAGATTAGTAATTTCCCAATATTCCCATTCAGCATTATTAGAAGTAATTTGTCTTGTACCAATTAATACACCATTTTTATATAAATAGACTGTGGCAATTTGATTATTTGGATCTAATACTTTAAAAGGAATTCTAATTGTTTCATAAGTATAGTATTCTGTTTTAAAATTACCAGTCCAAATTAAAGGAATTAAGCTCGTTCTATCTCTAATAGCAATTTCTTTAGTAATAAATGGCGTTCCATTACCTTTTATTCCATTCTAAGATAAATATAATTTTGCTTTAATAGTATGTTCTCCATGAGTAAAAACATCTTTTAAAGTAGTCGCTTTAGTTGAATTTAAAATAACTGTATCAGCAGTAATAGTAAAATCATCATTAGCTTGATTAATGTTATCTCCTTTATATTCTCTATTCAAAACTAGATAATCATCAAAATATACTTCTATGGTACGTTCTACTCCACTTGACATTAACCATGCTGTTCTCACTGAACCATCATCAAAAGGATAAATATTAGAAAAATTATCTTCCTTCCAAGATAAATCCAAAGCATGTTTTGTAATAAATACAGTACGCTTAGTTGGCGCTAAAAATTTATTATTTTCAGGGTCTGGATTGTTAGTAATATCAAAAGTAATTTGATGAGTAGTTGAATCTCTTAATACTTCTGTTAAATCAAATGTTTGAGCAACATTATGATTGAATACAACTCTATCACTTTGCCAAATTACTTCATATCCTTCACCAGATTTATTTTGCTAACTAACTGTTATTTGACCTTCTACAGACTCTGCTTGCGGCACGTTATCTATAGTACGGCACTTAACTAAAACAGTCACACTAGCCTATTCATTATTTAAAATATCTTGTGTACAATTTAAAGTTAAAGAAGTAGAACCTAGTACTTTTTTTTCAGAGCTTTCGTCACTTCCTCCACCCATTGTTAATTTTTCACATTTTGCACATTCTTCTCGATCTTCATTTAATCCAGTTCCTATAATGCGATAAAAGCATCCATCTGAATTTAAAATTAAATCATTTATATGATAATTTGTTGTCGATAACTTACCAATCTCAATTAAATAATCAATAGGATTCTCATCTATATCATATTCAATTTCTGCGTTATCATCAGTACCATATATTACCTATACGCCACTAGAACCAATGGGTAATTTATTCTCGTCGGCAGTATCTAAATAAATGCGGCCAGTATCAGTGGCAACATAAAAATATCCTTCAGTCTAAGGAAAATTTTTAATCTTTTCTTCTAGGCCTTGTACTGGACGGAAATGAATTTTAGACATATTTTACTCCTTTCTATCCTATAAAAAAATTATGGGGAAAGAAGAACACCTTCTTTCCCCATAAAAACATTCTTCTATATAAGAAGAAAAAATTATAAGCAAAATTAATTTATATTGGCCTTAAAAGCTACCCCATTGTAATTCAACATTAATTTTAGCAGCTTCTGTACTACTACCATTAACACACTCAACAGCTAATGTGTTACTATTAATTGTAATAGGAGCTAATTCTGTATCTACTTGATCTACTTTAACTACTGGAGTTAAAATATTACCATTACCAGCATGAGGAGCAGCTTCAATTATAGCATGAGTATCTTTTAATGTATAAGTTTTAGGAGTAACTTGTAAAATATGACCATTACTATCAATTTCAGTAGGATCTTGAATAGTAATTTCTAAACTACCATTTGAACCATATTCAAGAGTTTTAGAAATAGCAGTAGCATTTGATTTCTTTGTTGCTACATGTTTTAAGGTAACTACTTTTGTTTTATTAGTAGTAGCTGCTTCAACTCGCAAACTATCATCGGTAGCAATTTCGAAAGTAAGAAGTTCATCACTTAATCCTCTAAAAATTGAGAAATTAGGATTAGATTTATTAGCTCCTAATGTATCACCAATTTCAACTAAAGGTTCATCCGCCGAAGGCACATAGACCCAAGTTAATTGATCGCTAGGAATTAAACCATTTGCCCCTTCTTCACCAGAAGCAATAAATAAATCTCCTTGACGTACCTTATAACCATTATATAAACTCTCATTGGCATCATTATAAATAAATACATCACCATTATGCAAATTAGAAGTAGTATAATTTGTATTTTCAAACGTAAATACTCCATCAGCAATTCTAGTAATGGCTCCACGATAAACCATTGCATTTAATGTACGATTAAGATTATTAATTTCCTCTTTTGTATATACATCTAAAGTAGCCGCTCCATCTGTAAAATGGACAGAAACTGGATTATCAACACCATAAGTAATAAGAGGATTAATGGTCTAAGAAATTTGTTGGCCTTCAACGGCACTACCAGTAACAGTAAATTGAAAACCTTCTCCTGCATTATCAACAGTAAAATCTTCAACTTTATTCTTTAAAGTTAATTTATACTAATTAGATTCTGCATTAACAGTTTCAAAATTTAAATTATCATCTGGAATAATAGCAACAGTAGTGCCGCTATCATTTTCAACACCAATATTTTTTAAAGTAATATTTAATTTTTGATGAGTTGTATCTTCAGCAGAAACATTTTCAATAGAACTCTATAATTTATAATCAATACCATCTAATTTAAAAGTTACGATATTATTAATAGTATCTACATCAAGAGTAATATGTTCTCCACCGACAAGAGTATGAACTTGAGTAATTGAATTTCCAGCAGTATCAGTAATAGTCTAAGTAATTGTCGCTTTATCTGCTTCCGGATAACCTACTTCAATTGAACTAGTTTCACTACTTAGCGTAGTGTCAACATTAGTCTAAACCCAATTTTTACCATTACTAATACAAAGAATATTATCCTTACTAACATAGTAAAAATTACCTGCATTTAATGCATTAGGAGTTGGTAAGTTTGCGGTAGTTTCAACATTCGTAATACCCTAATTAACAGGGGCAATATTAGTCGAATTAACACCATAATATAATCTACCTGGTTTGCCTAACGAATCAGCAGTTGCTCCAGCAGTATCATCAATTACTAAATAAAAAGCACCAGGCTAATATTGACCAGCTGCACATAAAGCTTCAAATTGGGCTTGAGTGCCTTTTAAAAATTTTACAGCTTCACTCATTTATTATTTCACTCTCCTTTAATATCTTTCCAAGTTAAAGTATTTTCAAGAGCACTTACACGATTAGTTAAATCAGTAGAAGTCTCTAAGAATGTATTAACTTGACTTATAGTTTCCTCAGATAATGTACCAACAACTTTTTTCCAAATACCATCAGCTGCTAAAAATCTATCAGCAGGACCCTTAGTTGGCACAGGAACTAAACCGCTAGTACCATCTTCAGTTTCAGTAGCTCCTGTCATTATTGTGCCAACAGGAATTGACATCCATGCACCGTTGTCAGTTAGAACTTTTCCTTCAATGCCATTTGGATTAACTGGGATAAGTCCATTTTCAGTACCATTAAAAACAGGAACATATCTAACAACATTTTCTTTTGTTAAAATTCTATCAACCAATGAACTAATTAAAGTTTCATTATTAGTTAATTGAGTATTAACCCAACGAGTACCATTATAAATTAATACATCATCAGTATTTAAATTATTGATAACTATATCAGCTAATTCTGATAGTTTACCAGCAGTATTTAAACCACTACTAATTAAACGAGTACCTAAATATAATTTACCTGAATTATCTTCAGCGCTAGTAATAAAATATAAAGTATCTTCATCCTTAATCTTTAAAGAATCATAAGCGACTTGAGAACCTCTTTGGAATTTAACATATTTTTGGGTAATATCTGGCAATTTAATCACTCCTTTTTCTGTTTCTTCCTTTTATTTATAAAAGTTATCTCAATAAATTTATAAAAGCTTGGCCTATTAGACCAAGCCTTTATTATTAACTAGTTGTTGTAGAATTATCTTCTAATATTTTAATTCTTTCTGCTAATGTATCAATATATGCACATAATTGTTGAATAGTTTTACTGTCGTTATTTACAGTAAATTTATCAGTTGTCTAAATATATGTATTTGGAATTGAATCTAATTTCGCATTCCATGCAGTTCTCTCTTCTGGAGTAATATGGATATTACTATTAGTATGAGTGTCTAAAGCGCTCTATAAAGCACGACTATTAATATTAGTAGTTAAATTAGTTTCTAAAGTAGATAATTTATTAGTAACTTCTGTATCCCAATCACTAATTTTAGCATGGGTTAATGATGGGATATCATCTGCTTTTAATGATGTTCTTGTTACTTTAATTTTACCTTTTTCTTCTGACACAGCAGTAACAAATTCTTTACTTATCGCCTAATCTTCAACTTTTAATGTATCAATCTTATTATTTACATAATTTTCTGCCGCGCTTAAATTCGAAGCTAATTTAGTTGAAATTGCGTTAATACTATCTTTTAAGGTAGAAGTACTATTAAGCCCCAAATCAGCATTTGTATAATCTTCAACACCGATTTGTAAATTACCTAAATAATCTTTTATTTCAACAAATTTTCCGTTTTCTGGAGTAAAAGTTAAGCTTGTAATTACATTACCAGTATCATCTGATTGATAAGAGCCTTTTGGGATAGTAATATTTCTAGTCTCGCTCTAAGATATTACATGTCCACAATCATCTACAGTAAAGCTTGGAATTTCTATTGTTTCACCAAATTTAGGAGTCTAATTTGCATTTGGTGCTATTGTTTTATTATCTAACTTAATGGAAGTATGGAATAATTTAAACTATGTTAATTTATTATCAGCATTAGGAATAGCTTTATAATTAATCCAACTATCTCCAAGAATTTCTGCCGATTTAATAATTTTATCTCCAGTATCAGCATCTTCTTCTGGAGAAGCATATAATAATTTACTAGCTTCTAAATTAACATTATTAAACTTTTTATTTAATCTATTTAAAGCGCCAGAAACATTATTAGGATTATAATTTAATTCTCTTTCTTCACCATAAAGTAAGTCATAAACGCGACAAGCAGCATTTCCAAGACCAGGTAATTTAATTACAAGATTTTTAATATCATTAGTTTTATATTCACCTGTTATACCGTCCTATTCAACATCATAATAATAAGGATAATTAGTAGTACCTAAAGTATAAGTAATACTATTTTCTTCATTACTAAGATGATGAATTTTTTCATCAAATCCAGCAGCATTAAAATCAATATTCTAAGGATCTAAATTTAATAAAAAATTAGTAGGCACTTGAATACGATAATTAATATTTGTACTATTAATTTCATCAATAGAAACATACGGAGGCCAATAAGGAGTTCCATCAGGATTAGTATAAACAGAATAATATTTTCTATCAGCTACAAAAGGTCCAGTGTCTTGTACATAAGATGTTCCATTAAAATAATAATACTTATTAGGCTAATAAGTATCTTCGTTTAAATCTATTAGAGTGTAAATATCTTGTGGTGCTTGAGGTAAAATTTCAAATACTGGAACTATAGTATTTAATTCAGCAATCTATACATATTTTTCTTCATTATTAATAAATTGTTTAATCCAAACTGTTGAATCATATCCACGTCCATATTTTTGGTAATCAATATCATAATTTAATTTATAGGCTTCGTCATCTGGGGTATTTTCTATTACACTATATCCAGATAATTTTTTCCATATTTGATTACGTGAACTATTTTCTAATACGCCTTGATAATAATCATATCGAGAACCAGAACTAAAATTTACTCTTGCTTTTACTATTTTACGTTCAACCCAAGGAACAATATATATACTGTCTCTTTTAGTAGGATCACTATAAAAAGTATTAATACGAGTAGTTAAAGAACCATCAGTATAAACTTCTTGAATATCATTTAAAACAGTAGCACCATATTCAACTAACACATAACGTCCTAAAAATACACCATCACCAAGGGCACAATCAGCATCCATATCACGTCTATTTGCATAAATTTTATCAAAGGAGAATGTAGTCTTTGATGTATTTGTTATATTACCATAAAAACCCATATTATCCCTCCTCGTATAAAATATCCACAATTAAATAAGCATTGGTATTTTGATTAATTAAATTCATGGAAGCTTTATCAAATTTAATAGAAGTTATATAAGAAATTCCTTCTAAATCTAATTCATAAATACCAGTACTTCCAACCATAACACTATTATCACTTTCATTTAAATAAAACTTAACTCCAGGTACTGTCTAAATACCTAACTAAGTAATTAATACATTATTACCATTAATTTTAAATGCGGAACCATTAATTAATTTAGTCATACCTAAAGAAGTTCCACCGGGATAATTTTTTACATTATTTTCATTGTAATAACGAATCTATTTAATTCGCTTTGCCATTTAGTGTTCCTCCTTAATATACTTTTGATATAGCTTTGGTGGCACTAATAGACATTGTTCCATTATAACTTAACGGAATAGTTAATTTATTAACTAAATATTCTCCTTCTACGCCACTTTTTTTATCTTCAATATAAATTCTAGTATTTGGTTCTAAATAATAAACTGGTAAAGTAGTTATTGTACTACTTTCAGTACAATAAGCAGTTGTCTATAATAAATCTTCCATTTCATCAATGGCACTTTTACCCATAGAACTAATACTAAAATAATTATCATAATTTTTAGGGACATTTACCCAAACATATCCAGTTTCTTGAGGATAATTATTTTCAACAATTCGATCATAGTCTCCTTGATTTAAAAATAACACTTCAGGTACATCTCTATAACTTATAACTTTTATATTAGTATCATTAACTGCTTTTGTTCTATCACCAATTAACTTTATTGAATACTTGCTAATATCACTATTTTCTTCTCCAATAAAATCAAACCAAAAATCTAAATTTTCTGGATATTGCTTAACATTATCATAGAATGTACGATGTTCAAAATCATAAATCTAACGCCAAAATGAAAAAATATCAGCATAATATGTTTCATATCCAGTTACTCCAGAAGGATAGAGAGTAGGGTTGGCGGCTGCTACTTTATGGAGAAAATCATCACCATAATTATATTGATAATAATCAACAGCCATACGATATATAATTTCGCGCCAATCACAATAAATTATACCTGCCGGATCTCCATCTTCAGGGTAAGCTTTAAATGTTTGCTATTTTAGCTATAAATTCATTGTTTGAAATATTTCATTATTATAAGTTAAAGTTTTATATCTATTAATATCATCTTGAGTAACTATAATAGTTGTATATTGAACAGGCTTTGTGTCAATAGCATAACGCATATGGATTGGAAGTTCTTCTCCACTTGCGGATTTGCGCTATCCCCAAATTGAAAAATCATTTCTTAATATATTAATCTAAGGATTATTAGCGAACTAAGTTACTATCTAACTATCCTTAAATGAATAAGTATAAGAAGAAGAATAAACTGCCGGTTTAATATAACTTTCTCCTTCTGATTTTTTAACTATATTATTCCATGATTTAAAATCGTAAAATTTTTTGCGCTAAAAAATAAACCTACCATCAATATCATAAAAATATTCAAAACAACTTAACATATTCTTAATTTTGTCTAAGACTGATGTTAAAGTATCACCAACATTAGTTATTAAATCTCCAGCATATACTAAATCACAAATTCGATAACCGACTGGTTCTCCATACGATTTTTTAGCAATAGTATAAACTGTAGGATTAGGCGTATCTAAAGATAAAATAATTCTAGTTGGCTAATTTTCTTCTCCTAATAACTTATAAGAATCTAGCTAATCAAATATAATCTATTCAAGAGGAATTGGTCCATGACTTATTTCTTCATATAAATTAGGAAGATTATCTCCAATTACTACATTCACTACACGACCTGTCTCAGCATCTCTAAAGAAATACATATCAGCATCACATTTATTTTGTAATAATTCATAACCATATTCATCTAAATCATTAATAACAATATTAGATTCTAATTCTTTACCATAAACCATCAAGGCTTTTTTAATAATAGTCTTAATAGGTACTTTAACTAAATCTAAAATACGTTCACGATAATAATAAGTTCTATTTTCTGTTTTAATTTCATTTTCGTCTAAAACATAATATATTTTCTCATTGCCATTAGTAGCAATATAATAATTATTATACTTTTTTGCTTCTTCTTCACTATTCACTCTAAAACAGTAATGTCCAGCATCATAGTTAAAATCATTATCTTGAACAATATAATTATATTTAATAACTTCTTCCTAACCAAAGTCAATAGAAGCAGGTAAACTTCCTCCAAGGTCACCGTTTAATAAACACATTTTATCTTTACCTTGAATAGAAATTGTATAATTACTAGCGCTTTGAGAAGTATTAAAAGAAGTTATTAAATAAATACCTTCATTAAACCAAATAATATCAGGGTAATTTGAATCAATAGTATTTTTTAAACCAACAGCAAGATTAAATTTAGATTTTAGTCCCCACATATATTGCTTATATAACTAATCATTTGTTACCATAGTCAAAGAACAAGATCTGCGGACAGCAGATGACCCATCAATATTAATAGATCCAGTCGTTATCTTGCCTTCAATCGTTTCTATTGGTAATTCATCAAAAGTCATTAACTCAATACGTGCATAAACTTCACGTTCATGGAGACTATCTAATTTTCTTAAAAATTCTTTATCAAGATTCTATTGATGTCTCATAATTATTTATAGCCTCTTTCAAATATTTAATAAATAAATTATATTTATTATTTACATCAGCTTGCTTAGTTTTTATCATATCATTATAAGTTCTTAACTACGATTCATACAGAGAAGCGTTGATTGAATTTGGAGTAAATGGTAACATATAGACTCCATCATCTGAATTATCATCTTCTCCGCGCTTTAGTCCCTGATATACCTATAAATCATTATAAGCTTTTTGCCATTCAGTTTTTAACTAATAAATAGTCTTTTCAACATAAGTGTTTCCAGTAAAAACTTTATATTTAGTACTATTATCGTTTTCAAAAGAAAATACTTTCTCTTGACGTTGAATAGATAATTCACATAAAATCCCAGGATCAATTTCTACTGAAGTAATATCACTTAAATCAGTAACGAAATATTCATTTTTATGAGTAATATCAATTAATTCTTTATCATCATTATTAAAACGAATTTTATAATCCCATTCATCTTCTGTAACTAATCGGCCATTATAAGTGATTGGCTTCTAAGTATTACCATCATAAAAATAAGGCACAGAATCAGTAGGAGGATTATTCATTTCTGTTGATAAATTATAAACCTTATAAATTAAAGATCTATCAAAAGAAGTTAATAAATCATTTGATTTTTGTTCACGAGCGCCACCAGGAGATAAATAGAATTTCTTTCCATCTAAAGTATAAATAGTCTATAATTCTCGTTTAGTAAAACGCATAAAATAAATCTTTAATACAGTATATTTTAAGTCATCCTAATACTAATCTAAAATATTGCCGCCATCCACACTATAGCATTGCTCTAATGGTAAATCAGCGATTTTAACATCTTCTATAATATCAAATTTGCTTTCTTGAGTTCCCATAAATGAATACTCGATAGTTCCTTGCTAAATACCCTAATCAGAAATGTTTACAATTTCTAATGTATATACTGGCATTGAATGGTCAATTAAATAAGCACCAGTAACACCAATAACTACTTCTTCATTATTAATTTTAAATTTGTCTCCTGCGCTAAATCCTTGTAAGCGCAATGTTATCGCAGGCCCATTAAAGATTAAATTTTCTGTATATAATCTTTTATGAGTGGGATTTAATGAATCATTTTCTACTTTACAAAATTGATAAGTAGCTAGTAATGATTCAATATTAACCTCTAATTCTCTTTTAGTTTGATTTAACTTATTAATAGATTCAGTATTTGTTTCCGTTGTTAATCTATCAATACAATCATTATAACTTTTAAGGCAACTATTTAATTTATAAATCCCATAAAGAGATAAACTATTCCATTTAAGAATTTCACTATTAGGTTCATCAGCATCAACAAATCCATAAGAATTAAGATTATCAAAAGTAACCTTATCAATCTCATAAGCTGTTCCTTTAAATGAATGTAACATACGTCCTAATGTATCTTGCGGAGTTAATGTAACATTTAAAAGTCTAACAATAAAATTGCCTTCTGCCGGAGATTTAAACAATTTAGGCTTTCCGTTAGTTAAAAATTCTAAAACTTTAGTTTTAAATTGACGCTCTATATTATAATTATAATCTGTTAAATCAGTGCTAGTAAAATCCTTTATTTCATCATTTCCTAATTTATTTATAAATAAATGACTTTCATCTTGTAAATAAGAAATTAGCCCACCAATAGGAAATTCATGATAATAAGTATTTCCATTACGGAAAATATAAGGATATTGACTTCCTATAGTATCCATTTTAGTTTCTAAAGTATTAATTTTAAAACTTTCTACTTTAGGATTAAATCTAATTTTTAACAATCTACCATTTTCATATAAAAAGCTATCTTCAAATATACTATAAATTATATTAGATAAAATTTTATTTGAACGCAAAGAAGTTGCATCACTATACTATTGAATAGCATACTGATAAGAAAATCCATGCTCAACAGTAAAGTCTTTATATAATACACGACTAGGCGCTTCACCAGTTAATTTAAATTTAAGAATAGGATTCCAAGAACTATAGTTATCTTCACTACTAGCTCTTAAAAGAATAAAAGCTCCAGTAGCAGGAATCTCTGATTTAGTAGCAGCATCTTTAATACCTTTTAAATTAATTTGCGCAAATCCATTATTTTCATCCATGACTGCTTGTAAAGTAGCACGAATTTCAGGGTCAATCGTTTCTCTATTAATAATACGATATTCAGGACTAGTCGCCTCATAATTATTAATTGTAGTAACTTTATACTAAATATAATAATTTTTACCTTTAATTAATTCTTTATTTAACTCAAAACTATCATATGACTCATATAACTGTTCATCATTGATAGTGTTATGTAGCTATTCTCCAGAAGTAGCAAATACATTATGGTATTCATCATATACAATAAATTGATAAGAATAAACTCTTTCAGTTACATCACCATTATATTGACTATAATGACCAATAAAATTAGTTTTATTAATACCAATACCACCTGACTCCAATCCTTCAATTTCTACTTTTGGATCTGTAGTATATTTAACAATACCAACTGTAGAATAATATCCTATAACTTTATTATTATCAATATAAGCTAATTGAACCTTATAAGACTACCCTAAATTTAATTGAAAAGCATTGCCATTAATTTGTTTAAACTTTAATTGGAAAGTAATTGAACCACTATTAATAGCATCTTGTGCTTGAGATGAAACAATCTAACCTTGCGCAATTACTACATTACTTTGTATAGTTTTAAATATATAAGCGAATCCACTAACTTCTGCCGCACTTACAGTTTGATTCATCTGGAACGGAATAGTTAATTCCGTTCCAGTAAATGCAGGTAGCGTTCCACTTATATAAGGCGGATATAATTTATTCATAAATTATTCCTCCTCTTGTTTTTGTTGTGTATTATTCTAACGATAAATGAATTCTTTTAAACTTTTAATACATTCTCCCATTAAAATAGTATCTTCACCTTTCGTAGAAATACAAATTAATGTGTTATATAAAGCATTTAAATAATTTAAATCCTCTTTATTCATTAGTTTTTTTCCTCCTTTAACTCTTTCACTTGAAGCTTTAATTCTTCAATCTCTTTCATTAAATCTTGTGTGACTGCAATATTTAATGTAAATAAACTATTATAATTTAATGATAATAATTGTTTTTCATCTTTTTTTATTAAACTATTATCATTTAAATTATTTTCCTGTAAAATATTTTCAATATCCTAAGCAATAAAACCTAAATAAGTTCTATCAGATAATTTATATTTATAACTAACAGGTTTTAATTCACTAAATAATTTTTTATAATCATTAATATGATTATAACTAATATTAGTTTTTAATCGTTTATCAGATTTTACACTAATTTCTTCGCTAGAGAAACACCCTGAACCTGTTACATAAATCTAATTACCATAATAATACATAGAAGCACCACTATTAGAAGCAGCAACATATCCTCCATTAGCAGCATACATCTAAATACCTCTTGTACTTCCTGCTCCACTACTACCTACATAAGAATACTCAATTCCACCATAGCCACTACGAGAAGAATCTAATTTTGAAGCTAAACCATTAATTGCACTCTATGCCTAAGAAGCAGCACTCTATGCCTATTGAGCTGCGCTAGCAGCAGCATTAGCAGCCTCTTTAGCATCTTCAGCTGTCGTCTATAAATATGTTAAAATTGAATTTAATGAAGTAGTATCATTATTATCAAACCAACTTAAACGCCCATTTTTATATTTAATATAAATATCTCCATTGAATGTTCCTGTATTAGCCCACACATACCCATTATTTAAATCAATCTTCATACCAATTTTACCATTATCAGCATAATTTTTTGATTGTAAATAATAACTATTATTACCAACATTCATTAAAGTATCATATCCAACTGGATCTCGAATAGTCAAATAATTTGTGCTATTAGCACCGCTATTAATTGTAAAAACTGAACTGCCTTTTATTTTACAATCTAATAAATTACTCTCTAAATTAAGTAACATACCATTACCATTAGTAATATCATAAGTAGCAGATTTTAAAAGACATTGATTACCATCTAATATAATACGACCTTTACCATCTTTACCAAAAAATGCCGTACCATCTTCTCTTAAAGCGAATGACTATTCTCCTTGATGGAATCCATATATGCCACACTAACCACTAATACTATTATCTGATATTGATTCACCATTAGGGCTCCAATCGCCCATCAATACACCAGAAAAAGTATTATCATCATTTTTCTTACCGGCAGCAATCTAACTAGCTAAAATGCTTCCGCTTGCTTCATTTAATACTAAAGACTTACCATCCCATTTATTTATCATAGATGAAGGATACTTATTCTATAATATTAAAATAGGCTAAGTCCATAAAATATTTCCCTAAGCATTTTTACACTGTACCGCATACTAGGGAGCACCATTTACATATATTGCTAAAGGATATAAATATGATTTATTATTAATTACTTTAATAATTCCATAAAAATCAGATTCAGCAGTAGAAGTTCTTCTATAATAAGTTCTAGAGCCAGAACTGCTATATACTTTTTCATAATAATTAATTGTTCTATAAGTAGTAGAAATTAAATTATTATTACTATCCTTTATATAATAACTTTCTCCATCAATCGGATTTCCTACAATATCAGTCCCTAAAGTTTTTTTATAATAATTTAATTTATTAAATATAGAATATACATAATTATTATTATTTCCACTCCTAATATAACAATTACTGTAATCAATAATATCACCATTAGGAATTACTTTATAACTATCTTTACTTGCATCTAATGAATATAGTGATGGTCCAGTATATATAAATTTATACATAATATTATTTTGTTTAAAATAATAAGTAGATAACCGTACTAAATCATTAAAAGTACAAGTAGTAGTCGCACCATCAGAACTTTCATCTATTTCAGAAACATAGTATTCTTTAAAATCATAAGAAATTATTGTATTATTTTTAAAAATATAATAGGTGGTATTATATTTCCATGAATTTTTATTAACAGACTAATATTTTGTAAAATATAATTCTTCAAAATCAAAAGGATAAATTGCACTATACTAAAACTAAGAATCACTAGCTAAAAATCTATATTCTTTTCCAGATTCTAAATCACTTATAGAAGTAATTTTTTCTCCATTAGTATCATAAAGATTATTTATTAATTTATTATAACTAATAATAGAAGTCTAATTATAAGGTCCGCTACTATTAGTACGCTTAGTATTTTTTATAGTATATCTTTTATCAGGAATTTTCTAAATATCAATAATAGATAAATCACTTATTTTAGAATTTTTATCATAACTAATATCTTTATAAATTCCCTAAAGAGTGCTATAATCTTCATTGGAAACATCATAATAAGCATAATATGGAAATTTATCAATTAAATTATTAATAGAAACAATTACTTTATTAGTTGCTAAATTATAAAATGTTTGAGCATCATAATAAGCAGAAATATAATTGCCTGTAGCTTCATCCTTCTAAAAATATAATGTTCCATCTATTAAATTATTAGGAGGAACTAAAGTATATTTTATATCCTAACTACTTTGATAAAAAACAGTACTATCTATTGGCAAATAAAAATTCAACTAATCAATATCATTTGAACTAGCACTTACGTATAAATATTTACCATTATCATCGCGTATATATCCGCTCGATACTTTTTTATATAAATCCTAATATTTAAAAAGATAAGAAATTGAACCATTTGAATTATAATAAGTTTCATTATTAATTAAATCCCAATAGCTATCAACTAAAGTATATTTATTTTTGCTAGGATTTAATCTATAATAAGTCTAAGAAATTCCACTATATACAACTTCTGTTACTCTATCTTCAAGATAATATTTTTTTCCTATGGTTGGATTAGAAACTAATCTAAAAGTCATATTAGAAGATAAAGTAGTTGGAATATAAATATCTTCTCCATTACTATTTTGTTCTTTATAATAATAAGTTTTATATTTTAATTCTTCAGATGTTGGATTACATACCGTATATTGATAACCATTAGAAGCTGGATAAATATCCCAATAAACATCTTGAATCTAAGTTAATTGTTTATCATTACCATATAATTGATAAGGTTCTTTAGAAAAAACAGCTTCACCATCACTTAAATAAATTACCTAAGTGGGTCCATTAATATAGCTTCCTTGTCCAGAAGTAATCGGAATAGGATAATAAGCAGTTAATAAATAATTACCCCAATTCTATAATGTTACTGATAAAATATACATTTTATTCATTAATGAATTTTTATTTAATACTGCGAATGTGATTTCATTAGATTTACCAGCTATAGTCTTTAAATTTACATTAGGATCATCTACATTTAAAGACCATATACAATTATAACCACTTAAATCTATTTCTTTACCAGTATTATCATATAAAGAAGCTCTAAATTTATAATCTTTAACTTCTCCAGAAGTAATAGCAACAATTGGGTTACCAACTTGATCATCAACTAAATCAATAACTAAAGTACAATCAGTACCATTCGTGCCAGCTTGCCCAAATGTAAATTCTTTTTTAGCTGTATATTCAACATTATCGCGTTTAATTTTCGCAATAACTATATTATTTGATTTATTCGCACTATAAAAATTATTTACTTTATATTTAACTATAAAATCTTTATCATTAGGATTATTAGATTTTATCTAATAATAATTATTATCATAATCTGTTAAAGTCTATCCTTCTAAAGCAAAAGACATCATACTATTTTTTGGCAACAACCATAATACTTCTTGCGCTTCAGTTAATTGACTTTCATTTTCACTATTATTTTCCGTCCCATAAGTTTTAGAATTAAAATATAACTACATAGAACGAACAATTTTATTATCGACAGTATTTAATAAATAATTTGCCTAATCATAAATTAAATAATTACCATTAGTACCATCAATGCAATGAATAGATAAAGCATTTAAAACATCAACTGTTGCATCATTAGGTACTAGCATATCATTATTAAAAGTAATTATATTGCTGTAATAATATTTATTATTATATCTAATAATAACTTTATATCGCTCATCCTGCTTTTCCGTCCGAGGAGTAAATTCATAATTAAACTAATTAGTATTATCTACGAATGTCCAATAAACACCACAGCGTTCATCCGCAGATGGCGCTCCAAAATCATATCTATACCATAGAATTTCTGCGCCCGCAGGCAATCTACTAATTTGAGATTTATTATTATCATCATCAAAATGAATCCATTTTAAATGAATAGATTTTTTACTAACCTAACCATTAATAACTTTATAATTTAATCCATCATTGGTATAAAGTCTTAAAAATTCTCCATTTATTTCATCTAAACCAATACCAAGACTAAAATAAATATTTTTTACAAATATATTATTTGGCAAAACAGAGGTAATACCAGTAGTTCCCTCCGTTAATTGAGTAGGTATTTTCTTATTATTTTTATCATAAAAATTATCATCTTGATATAAAAACACCTAAACTTTGTCTATGCGTGCAAGAGCGCTAATATCAATAACTATTTCCTAAGAATAATATCCTTCAAAATTATATGGATTACCATACATATCTGAAGTATCTAATCTTACTTTATAAGTGCTAGTGGTAGAATTAAATTTTTCCGCAGTAGTTTCTTTTACTCCAGTAATAGCAATTTCTAAACCATAGTTACCTTGAACAGTACCTAACTCTTGAAGCCATGCTCTAAAATCTGCGCGCAATCCTAACCGTGTAAAACCTTGACAACTAGATGAAATTTTTATTCCATTATTATTCGAATCCTCTTCGTCTATTGGAGTAATTTCAATAAATCTTTCATCGCCATTAGCAAGAATACTCCATAAAGGTTTATTATTCTAACCAGCAATAAACATATTACCAGTTAAATCAACAAAAGTATTAAAAGGATTTACATAATTATATGGCTTATCCTAATCTTTATCTTCTTTTTTACCAACTATAAATTTAGTATTATTAAAATCACCTTTAGGGATTTGAACATATACTCTGTTATTTTTATTATAAGTAGTAATTTGGGAGAAAGCATCAAATTCAGAATATGATTCATTCTTTACTCTATATTGCCCTTTTAATTTATTACTATCATCAATAATCGTACATTCAATAGTATTATCATAAGTAATCTTATCAACTGCCGATTTGGCAATAATAGATATAGCTTCGCATATATTTTCCTGAATATTTGTAGCATTATCAGCCAAAATAATCCCTCCTTTTACTCATTATTCTATAAATTAGTGAAAAATTGTCCTACTTTATTAAATATATCTACCCAAAAAGAAAAAGGTGAGATCCATTAAGAATCTCACCTTCATTTTATTTACGATTAGCATATTGCGAAGCTACATTAATTAATGTGTTAAATGCTTCTTGAATTTCATTCCTATCAGTTACGTTCGGGAAGCTAGCATCAATATGAACCTATTGTTCTAATATATCATTACCAGTTCCAAAAGTGCTATAAATTGGATTAATTGGCATTGTAGTATATCTACTGCGCAAATCAATCTCAGAAGCAATTTCACGAACCATCTTAATAGAACTTAGCATATTCTAAGTATCTTCTTTATTAAGAACTAATTCTTTTTCATGAAGCATTGCTAATTTACCACTATCGCCCCATTGACCAGTGTAACCACCAGTTCTAAAAGTCTTTCCTACAGTTTCTTCCCATAGCCAATCAGGAATTTGAGTAAAGTTAGTATATCCTGCAAATTTGCCTTCGCCTAATTTATATCCTTTTTCATAGAAAGCATTAACACGAGCAGTAGATGCCATATCATTATAATTACCTTCTGACATCTTTCTATCACGATATGCTTTATATTTATTATAAAGTTCCGATCCAACAGGTACAGTACCCATTAAAGCAGAATAGTCAACACTTGGATCATAATCATCATAATCAGAAGAAGAACTGTTGGAACCCGCATCCATAGACGCTTGCGCGGCAATAGCCTATTGAATCTTACTAATAAGCTATTCATAATAAGAAATTAAATTCATAATTTCCTATCTCTAACGAGCATAGGCCTCAGTAGCATTACGAACAGCCTATAACTCTTGAGTTAAAGCAGGAACAACTTTATTTATAACTTCATCCTTCAGTTGGTCACTGGCATTAGTAACATCATTAACTTTATTCTTAGTATCAACTAAATCTTTACCTACTAAATCAGTAAGTCTATCAGTTTCAGCTTGCCATTCTTGGAAAGCATTATTAATCTAACCAGTATAATCAATAATTGCTGTTTTCCATTGATCACCACTATCAATGATTTCATCATAAGCATTAACCCAAGCATCTTGAACTACACGAGAATCTTCTTCTTGTGCAATTCTATATAAATCACTAGAAGCTTGAATTAATTGAGTATATTCATCAATAATTCTCTGGCGGTCAGCTTGATAATTACCTTCACGATAAAGAGCGTCTTCATTAGCCTTTTCATCAATTTCTTTTAATTTTTCAGCTAATTCTTGTTCATATTGTAATTTCTATTGACCATATTTATTAGTAGCATCAAGGCGAATATTATATAAATCATTCTCAGCATCAGCTAAAGCTTGCTAAGCATCATCTATCTTATCCTAATCCGCAGTATAAACATAACCAAAATTACCTTCATTATCGCGCTGTAAGCGGACCTTGCCCATCGCATTTTGAGCTTCATCTAGGGCAATCTAAGCTTGAAGAACTTTATATTTAGCTTGAGCAATATCCAACTCTAACTAACTTAATTTATCTTTTTCTCTTAACTATTCGATTTCTTTAGAAAATTGATAATATTTATCTTTTGCTGCTTGATTATTAGTTTTATTACTAGCCTTATTAACATCATTAAGTAATTTATTCATCTCATAAATTTGGTTAGTCTTTGTTAAATATTCGTCTTGGTATTTAGACAATCTATCCAAAGAATCATTTAAAGCATCCCAACCCATACCATCAGTCATTGCTTTATTCATATTCTCTGCGGCTTGTTCCATTTTAGTAGTTAAAACTTCCTTAATGGCTTCACCATATGCTTCAGCATCTGATAGCATTTGTTCTTCTGCCTCATTAAATTTTGCTACAATAGCATCATAATTTTTTTGTAACAATTCTCTTTCAGCATCATCACTAGCCTAAGCGAGTGCCGCAGCCGCAGCATCTCTTTCAGCTTTAAGAGATTCATACCAAGCTTTAGAAGTATCAAACTTATTGCGTTTTGTCTAGGCATTACCTTCTAATACAGTTAATACTCTTGTATAATCTGTATCTCTTCCCAATAGAGAAAGAATAGAACGATAATGATCTAATACGCTAGTAAGGTGCTCCATCTAATCAGTATATTTAGATAACTCTTCTTCAGCTAAATCTAAAGTATTACCATAGTATTCAAGCATTTGTTTATCCAAATCTTGAACAGCTTCCAAATTATCTATTATACTGTCATAAGCATCTTGTAAACCTTCTACATATGCTGCTTGTGAAATTTCTCCATTAGCATAAGAACTTTCAAGACTGTTATAATAATCTTCATAAGATTTCATCTTTCCAAAAGTAGGATCAATCTAACCTTGTAAATATCCTAATGCTTCAGCAGCCTTATATATATTATCTGATAATTTATTAAAGAAATAATCTAATTTCTTTAGTTCATTATCATCTAATGTAATTTTAACTTCCAACTCGTGATTGAGAATTTCAAAATTATTATCCTACCACTCGTAGAATTTTTCTTCTGCCTAATCCTCTAAATCTTCAATTAAACTCTTAGTCTCTTCATATTGAGAAAGCGCAGATTTTAATTCAGCAATCTTATCTTCAATGGCTTTTAGAACACTTTCTTCATATTCATCCTGCGCTTCTTTAGTCTTTAAACTATTAATATGCTCTTCTGCGGCATGGAGTTCATCATAAAGACGAGTCATTTCCTAAGTATAATTACTAATGTCACCATCTTCATCAAATTGGAAATTAACTCCTGCCTTTTTTGCAGCAAGTAAAAGTTCTTGTTTATCTAATGCTAAATACTTTTTAGCTTCTTCTGCTTTTTTATTGAGTAATCCAATTTCATCTTGAAGCATCTTATTATTTGCTTTCATCGCTGAAATTCTGGATCTACCCCACATGCGATCGGCAGCTTTATTACCTTTATCTAAAGAGCGAGTTAAATCATGAATAGAATCATCTATTTCTTTATATCTATCTACTACATCAGATTTTTTAGTTAAATCTTTTTTACTGGCTTTAGATTTAGACCCTCCGCCTCCGCCACCTTGCTTAGCAGACGATGAAACATTTCCTCTATTTGAAGAATAAGTAGCAGCAGGTGTATTACCACCTTTTACAGTAGAACTAGTCACTTCTGGAGTTAAAGGATTATCTTCAGTTGAAATCTAAGCTACAGCAGCATATCCTTCAACTTCCATTGGAGGGCCAGGGACAGAATACTTTTTAATTGGAGTATAACTTACAGTATGAGGAGTTCCATCTGCTTCTTCACCTTGTACAACAGTCTGTTCTGCTAATGGAATAATATGTTCCTCATAAGTAGGTACTTCCATAGGCTATTTGACGTAAGTTGTATCAACTTTAGCTCGTACCCCAAGAGATCCTAAGAAACCATTCATGTCCTCAACAGACATACCAGTTTCTAAAGCCATTCTATTTACAGCAGCAATCCAATCGCCGCTCATAGCATCTCCAGATTTAATTAATCCATTCTAGATATCTTCTATCCCTTGTAATACAGTCGCTTTATCTGCCTCAAATTGTTCAGAATTTAATGAAAATCCAAATTCTACATCAGGTAAATTATTTACTTCATTAATTAAATCAGCAAATCCCTAATTAAATTCTAAAGTTTTTACAGTTTCTATAGCAACCGCTTGACCTAATTGATTTATCGCAGCTATATCACCCTACATAGCTTTTTCAATCAATTTCATATTTTTTGTATTGAAAAATTCATCAGGTAATTTTAGATCATCACTGGCTCCGACTAAATCTGCGATAGCTTTTGTACAATCAACTACAGCATCTGCATAATCTTCAGTTAATTTATCAGTAGAATTTAAAGCTTTCTTCCAAGTTTTCCAATTATCTACTAATGAAGAAACTCCTCTATTCATGCGCTAATTTTTAACTGCTAATTTAGCGGCTTCTTCACCAGTAATTCCATAAGCTTTAGCCATTCTGCTGGCTTGAACTTCTAATGTATCTGCTTCAAGTCCATACTTATCTGCCGCCTATCCAATAATTACAGCAGCTCTTAAGTTATCTTCTGCAGCCTATTTGGATGCTTCATCATTAGATAATAAAGCTCTCTAATATTTTTCAATTTCCTCAGTACAATTATTATAAGCAGAAGCCAAATTAATTAATCCATTAGCATAGGATTGATAATCATCTGGATTCTCTTCTCTAATGGCATCTAATTCATTTAAAGAACTAGCATTTAAAGCTAAAACACTTAACTACTAATTATAAGCTGCTAAACCTACAGTTCCATTATTATATAATTCTTGTAATTCTCCTAAATTATTCGTCATAGAAGCAATGACTTGTTCAGCCATTTCGCCATCATAATTACCATCTAAATAATTCTATCGAATATCTCCCAATTGAGTGTAAAAATTTTGCGCATATTGTAGATAAGAATTATATTTTTCCTCACTAAATCCTGTTTTATTTTTTAAAATTTCTCCAGTTTCTTCATTGGTATAATCTAAAATATACTATGCTGCTTCCTATAAGCTATCTTTAGAAACTCCCATTAAAGCTAAAGAAGCATCTAAGCTACTATCATCGCTGGCAAAATTAGCAACAGAAGCAATATCTCTATCTTTAGTAAATTTTCTATTGCCATTATCATCAAACCAATTAGTTTTATTAATAATGGCGCCTTCTTTATTTAAATTAGCAAATTCTGTCTTAATACCTTCAATACTTTCTTTGCTAGTACCACCTAATAACTAATCTAATGTTTTCTATTGTCCTAAGAATCTATAACCTTCTGAAGTTATCATAAATAATTCTTTTATAGCTGGATTAATTTCTAACAATTTTTTATAATCATCATCAGAAATTATATCATTAGTTTTTAAATCCTTAGTAATTGAAGATACATCTGAAATAGTTTTTCTAAAATTTTCTAACTATGTCTAAGCCTTAACTGTAGCTTTACCAGCCTAAGACATAAGAGTTATATAATACTACCAGTTTGCATTTGTAGTATCTAAATTTATACCCTAATCTATTATTAAATCATTTAATTTAGCTATGGTATTTGGGTCTCCCCAATCTATCGTTGATAATACATTAGATAATTTTTCAGCATCCTTGCCCGCGGTTTCAAATATTGATTCTAATAAATTAGCTGTATCAGTGCCTGACATATTAAAAGCTTTTTGTAAATTATCAGCCATTGATTGCGCGCCTGATAAAGTTAAATCAGAATTTTCTAAAAATCCCTTATTAATAGAACTTGATAAATTATTACCAATTGCAGTAAACTTATCATTATAACCATCTATAGCAGATATTAAAGAATTAACATAGGCCTAGGCATTATCATAACCCATATTCTGAGCATCTTCGTCAGATATAATATCAGTAGCATTTTTCTTTCTAATATTACTTTCTAAGTCAATTACATTTTGTCTAGTAGCATTAGATAAATCAGCACTGGCTCCACCCGCCATACCAATCATAAAATTACCTAATCCTTTACCAAATGTTTCCCCAGTTTTCTCTACTCTTAAAAGAGTTTGATTATATTCTTCAACACTTCCATTAAGAGCATCAAAAGCTTCTTTTTGAGCTAAAGCTCTACGCGCTGTTTCGTCACTTAATGTAAAATCAGCTGATCCATCGCCTTTAGAATATACTCCAATATTTCCAGATTTATTTGCTACCCAAGTATATCCCATCATTTCAGCATAAGCTTTTTGTGCTGCTTCATCGCTCATCTAATGAGCATCATTGCTATATTTTTCATCATATAATCTTTTAGTTTCATCTGTTAAATTTTTTGCTAATAAAGTATTTAATTCATCTTTATGATTACTATTTTTATAAATTGAATTATCCTAAAAATTATTATTAACTAATTCTTTATTATTCTATAAAATAGCGGCAGTATTAGTAGAAACTTCAGAACATAAATTTTCTAATTGGGTAGCAGTCATACCCAAAGAAGAAATTAAAGATTTATTAGTGTCATCTAAACTATTATAAGCCTAGTCATAATTACCACCATTAGTAATATAAGCTTTTTCAAGAGCTTCTAAAGCATCTGACTATTGTTTGTCATTCTATCTTTGCTGCACATCTTGAGCAATAGCATCTGTCATTGCAATAATCAAAGCTGCTAAATTTGCTACAGCTGTTGGTAATGCTCCAACTCCACTAGCATATCCTGCTATAGTAAGAGCAGAACCTACGCCAGCTCCGAAAGTTAAATTCTTTGATACTCGAGATCCAAAAGAGACATTATCTTTTTCGACAGCTTTACTGTTACTTAAGCTATTTGAAGCCATTGTTTTATTAGACTAAGCAGCTACATTATTCATTCTAGCATTTTCTAATTTTTGCTAATTATTTGCTATAGCCTTATCTAAATCTTCCTAATTAATTTCAATTAATCCAGATTCAGCATTATAATGGCTAATTACACCATAAGTTTCAATCAAAGTTCTCGCTGCTTTATTAGCTTCAATAACTGCCTATTTAAATTCTTCTGTTCCTTTAGTTAATGTATCTATATTGTCCTATATTTCAGAATACTGATTTATAGTTTCCTATAAATTTTTATAAGCATTTTCTGCTTCAGATAATTTATCAGCAGCATCTTTAGCATCATTAGACATCTAATCAAAATGTTTCTAAGCTTTTTCAGAAATAGTATCTAAATTAGCTACAACTACTGCTATAACTGCTATTAAGGCTGTTAAAGCTAAAGATACCCATCCTATTGGACCTAAAGCCGCATTAAAAGCTGCTCCAAATCCTGCTACAGCGGGTGTAGCCCCTGCGGCGCTCGCTCCAGTTTTTATAATAGCACCAGACAATAACTAAAAAGTAGGAGCTAAAGTAGTGATCATCATTAATACTGTTCCAGCAATACTTAAAAATTTTTCCCATCCTGACATATCAGGATCTTCTATAGTATTAACAATACCACCTATCATCTATAAAGCACTTACTACTGATAAGGCACTATTGGCACAAGTAACTAAATTATCTGACCAAATTTTTTGTTTCCCCTATGCTTCAGCAAGAGCATCTCCTACACCCTTTATTCTACCCTATAAAGTGTCACTTTCCTATTTTAAACGCTATTCTGCGTTTGCTGTTTCTACTACGCTATTAGCATAATCTCTCATTTCTTTTTCACTAGACTAAGTAGCTTGAGCGGCAGATCCTATTACACTATCATTTATATGAGTGAAAAGACCCAGTATAGACTAAAGCGTTTCTTCTAAATCTTCTGCTTTAATATCTCCGTTAGACAATTCCTAGGGTAATTTTTGCAATGAAGCAATATCCTCATCAGAAATAATATCAATTCCTTCATTTTCTTTCATTGATGATAAAATTGTTGCAAACTATTCTAATTTATTTGTAACGTTAGTACTATCTTTACCAATATCTTGAATAACTTTTCTTGCTTTGTCTAATCCCATTGTAGATGCACGAACTTTTTTTAACTATTCACTAGTTGCTCCTGCACTTTGACCTGGTGCGATATTGGGATTAGAAGCATTATTAGCATATATCTAAACCGCAGCATTAGCTTTTTTCTATTTGGCAATATCTAAAGCTTTAGCTGTTTCAATAGTCTATTTTCCCTAAACATCAAGTTGATCCATCATTTGTTGAGTGACCTATTTTTCTAACTCACTCATTTGACCAACCTTATCTATCATCTTATCCTAAAGATTTAATTTCTAAATATAAAATTCACTAGCTGTACTATTAGCTGTAGTATCAGGAGTTGTATCATCATTGGCTAATACTTCAGCAGCATTTCTAATAAAGTTCTATTTTTCTGTTCTTACTTGTTGCTATCCTTGAGGAGTCATCATTTTTAAGTTATAAGCAATATTACTAATAGATTGAGCAATCTAATTTGAAAATACTTTAGTTAAAATAGCTCCTAAAGTAGTTAATACTCCTCCAAGGCCTCCAACAGTATCAATTAAATTATCAAAATAAGTGAGAAGTTTTTCAATAATATTTAAAGCTTTAATAAATGCTTTATCATCAACTAAATTAGCATAAATTCCTTCCCAAGCCGCGCGAACACGATTACGAGCAGCTTCCCAAGATTCAGCATAAATATCAGCCTATTCCTATAAAGAACCATCGGCATTTTTAGCACGTTTAGCATTCTCTTTATAGAAATCATAATTATTCATTAAAGTCATTAATTGAGTGTATTGACGCACACCAGCTACAGTCTATGCCAAAGCCACCTAAGTATCTCTACTCCAAGTATTCCACTTAGTACCCATTTCATCTAAGATAACATCCATATCTTTTAATTGGCCATCAGTATCCTTAACTTCAATACCAACTTTATGTAAGGCAGTAGAATATTTATTTAAATCAGTACCATCATCTAGTGTCTCCCCTAACTTTAAACCTTGAATACGAGAGAATAAAGTTTTTAAAGCAGTACCAACTATATCAGCACTTTCACGAGTTGTAGCTGTAATCGTAGCTAAAGCTGCTGCCGCATTATCAAAACTTAAACCAATAGTACTAGCAACAGAGGAGAACTTCTATAAACCTTCTGAAATTTCACTACTACTAGATGCAGTATCCGCGCCTAAACGTACCATCGCATCAGCATAATGTTCCAAAGATTCAGAACCATCATAAAAGTTATTCCATACAGAAGTTAATTGATCAGAAATAGTGGTAGCACTTTCATTTGCTACATTAGCCATTTTTAAAGTAATCGCTGTTCTATCTTCTACCTCTTTATCACTTAAACCCTATTGATAGTAAATCAAAGAAGCATTAGTATAATCTAATGTAGTTGCACTTAACGCTTTCGCAGCTTTATTTGCTCTTTCAGCAAATTTATCCATATAATCAATATTATGTCCAGTGACTATACGGATTTTATTTAAAGATTCATTTAAATCTTTAGCATATCCATAAGCCGACTAAATAGCTCCTATAAATCCATGAAGCATACTAGATGACATCTGCCAACGAGCAGTATTCTTCAATGAAACCCATAACTCCTATACAGCAGCATTAGAACGCTTAATTGGAATTTCAGCATTGGTAATAGATTGCGCTAATTGCTAAAATGCTTTTTGTCCGTCTGGACCTAATTTCTATAATTGTTCACCATATGCAGATAATGTCTTACCACTACGTTTTAATGATTCATTTAATTTAGAAAAATCTAAATTACCAGTATTTACATTAACAGCCTAATCTAAATGCGCTTTTAATTCAGCTACCGCAGTAGTAGCATCATTTAATTCTTTTGTTAAACCTAAGCCGGTTGATTGCTTAGTAGAAGTATTTACCAAACGAGTTAAAGAATTCTACAATTCTTGTAACTAACTTCGTGCGGTTCCGGTGTCCGCAGTAAAAGCTAGATTAACTGTATATTCTTTATTCAAACCTTTTGCCATTGATATAACTCCTTTCTCTCTTGTCGTTTTTATCTTACGTAAAATAAAAAAATCGCCTGAGAATAATCATATATTCTCAGGCGACTATTCCTATTTAATTTTAAAATAAAAATAAATATATTAACTTAATTAACCCAATTTCTCAACAACGTTCTTCAATAAAGTAAGATTCTCTGGATCAGCTAATTTCTTTTGAATTTCAGTAGCATCAAGATTCAAATTACTATAATCACGTCCAATAGAATCAAGAATACCAAGCGCGGAATTGCGATAAGTATAAATCGCGGTTGCCAATTCATGAGTCACTTTTGTTAAATAATAAAATTCGCTTTCAGGAACTAAGCCAATAATTAAGTTAAGTAATTTATTACTACTTAATAAATCATATAACTTCATTGGGTCTGACTTTTGCTTTTCTGTAAAACTAATATTAGAATAAGCATAGACAATCTCTAAAGCAAGCCACATATCTAATTTAAGATTATTATAATATCCAGCATCATCATCAACTGAATTATTTAATACTCTTGAAATTAATTCTGCTTTTTCCGCAATTGGAAGATATTGCTTTACTTCAACTGTCTGATCATTAAATTCTACAGTTTGAAATTCATCTAATTTGTCTTTAGTTAAACCTAATTTTGAAAATGCTATCTTTGCCATAACATATTCCTCCTTTTACTCTTTATATAATTATACAAAAATTTTTGTGATTCGTCAAATTTAAAATTAAATCTAAAATTTTACTCCGATTTTTTTATCTTCATAATCTTTTAGCAAATTATCTAAATCTTTCTCCAAATATTTGGATAAATTTGTAGTAACTTGTTTTACTTTACCAGGTTGAGTTACTTTTTCTTTAAAAGCTGATAAAAATTCAGTTTCATTAGCATTTTTGAAATCTTTTTTAATCTACTAGATATATTTATTAATCTAATACATACCCATTAAACCAGCGCGCTATGTTTTTACTGCATATTGTACACTCTATTCATTATCCGCCGTTACGTCTCCTAAAAAGAAACCTAAAGTATTATCAACACTTAACATACCATTTTTACTATCTGTAATATAAAAACCGACTCGATTTTCTAATCCGCCAATCCCAGTAAAAGGAATTTTATTTATATAAAAATTAGCATAAGCTTCAGCAATAGTACCTCTATTATTAATTTTTGCTCTCCCCCATTCACCATCATCTTTTCGCCAGAAAATAGGTAAACCTACGCTCTTTTTAAATCTCGCTTTCGCAATTTCCCATCTATCATATACTGAATTAGCAGTTTCATCTAATAGAGTACTATCATATTCTTCAGCTTCTAATTTCAGCATATCTTCTATTCCATTTATAGAATATTCTAAAGACTAGTACTAATTTTCTACTACATGAGATAAATCATTGTCTGATAATCCAATCTAAAAACTACCATTTTCATCATGATATACATAGGTCATCACAATCTTTTGACCATAATAGGCATTAAATAAATTCTAAAAATTAAAAAATTTTTCATATAATTCTCTTTCCATAGAATAAATTTCTTGCCGTATAGAACTTATATCCTATTTATTCTTTTTTAAAGACCTTTTAATTTTAATTAATTCATGATATTTAGTATATTCTTTTTCAAATATCTCTAATGCTTCCATAACTTGAGTAGTAGTAACTGCTAACTCAGAATTTAAAGATTGCTATACTATCTGAGCTAACTCTTTTGTACTAATGCTGACCATCTCTTGAGCAACATCAGTTAAATTAAAATTTTCGATAGCCACTTATTATTTCCTCCTTTTTCTCAATATAATAAAATAAAGGGAGAGGAATAAATCCTCTCCCTTATATTATTTACTTGTTTTCTTTATCAAGTTTAGATAAAAGTTCATCTAGTTCGTTCTTTTCTTCAACTACTGTTGTTTCTTTCGGAACTTCTTTGATTACCCTTTTTTCTGCTTTCTTAATTACTTCAGGTTTCTTTTCAGCACTGGGTTCAGACTTTACAACCCAATGTTTACCTTTAATAATCATAAATTAATCAGTGAAACGAGCGTTGTGACTGGCATCATGAACAGTCTGAGTTCTATGAATGTCACTAGCGCCGCCTTCCTCAATAATCTGAATAGCAGCAAGGACTTTCTTACTGTGGTCGAAACGAGTATAATCAGGGAATGCGTCCATAGTAAATGTGAAAGTAGAAGGATCGCCAGAAGAAGCCATTGTGAAAGTAAAGTTAGACTGAATCTTGCAGTTAGGAATTATAAATTCAGCAGGCATATCAACACCATTTTGATCACGGAATAAGGTAGAAGCTTCAAGATAATAGTTACCACCGAATTTATCAGCAGTAATTTCAATCTGTTGAGCACCACTAGCTTTTTCAGTATAATAATCAACAATAGCACTATCATATGCTGCAGCTGCTGGAAGACCATTATGTTCATCAAAAGTATAATCACCTGTACCAGCAACATAATCATCATGTGGAGTTTTAACAACTAAATCAAAATATTCATTGCCATTAGTATCCTTTTTAGCAGTTAACTCCTCATGGACAGGAATAAAAGGTTCAGAAATAATTTCGCCATCTTTGACAAACATAACATAAGCGAAATTCTCTTGATTACCAGTTGGAAGATAAGGCTTTTTAGAAACACGAATAGTAACTTGTCCTTCAGTAGTTGTACTATCAATTTGTGCCTTATCTACAGTTTCAGTGATATGCTGTTTAATAGTACTATCAGCACTTGCTTCAATTAAACCGGCACCAGAAAGAATCATAAAACCTTCTGGAGAAATAAGAGCATCTTCCATTGTGAAAGTAACAGTTCTTTCACCTTCCCAAGCTACTAAACGAGCATTACCACGGCCACCTTGAGCATATACAGTGGTAGCTGCGCCTTCCATGCTAGAAGTCTTTAATGTATCGAAATAGATAACTGGTTCATTCTTATAGAAGATTTTATTACCGATCTTTTGAGCTGCTTTAGCCTTCAAAACAACATCGCAAATCTCACGAACACCAAATTTCATAGGTTATTTTCCTCCTTATAAATTTAATGGATATTTTTCATCCAATTCTCCGGCTTGTTATCTGACTTAGCGCCAGCCAACCTAGACCGGATATCAATATCCCAATTAATATAAAGCTAATATCTCTCAACAAGGTCAAAAAGTTGGAACATTGTTAAATCCATTAAATCCTGTAGAGACATAGAGTTCAAACCTACAGTAAGCATTGAAAGATACTAACTAAATATACTAGCATTAGCGTTACCATTTAATTCAGCAACGCGCTAGCGCCCACGCATTAATTTATCAGCAATTTTTTTAGCTGTCTCATTAGCAGGATTAAATCCCAATTCTTGCGAAGCACTAGATTTAGCACAAAAGATTTCTCTAGTAAGAGATTGTAATATCTCAAAACTACTTTCATCAATCATACTTGTATTATCTTCTCCCTAAAGCATAATACTTCTAGGAGTAAATAATATTTTTTTATTTGGAAATAATAATGTAAGAAATTGACGAGTAGCATATTTTTTATCTGCCATTTCCTTTTCCTACATCATTGTCATAAATATCTAAAAATTACTTGTATTTCTTAAAAGACTTTCGCCCTCGTTTATATGTAAATTATCTTTGTTAATACAAAAACACTACATTCCTATAAAAAAGTCTTGTTCTCCAACATAAGCAATTTCACGGATTTTAGGCTAATGAATAATTGATTGTATTTCAGGAACTGGAATATCAGTTCCGCACATAAGCGCCAATCGTATATCCATTATTTATTATTCATTTCCTTAAAATCTTCTAAGAATTTTTCATCATCTATTGGATTAGGCATTCTCTTTTTATCTTCTTCGCCATGGACAGCTCTATAAAGTAGACAAACTCCTGCATATTCATCACCCATATTAATAGTCCCAGTAGTACTAAACTCTAATTTACCAATACCACTTAAGTGAGTATCATTTAACATACTATCTAATTCTGCGGCAATACGATATGGTCTTAACTAATAATCTTTTAATCGCCATTGATCATAATGACAAATAATATCAAATTCAATAGTATTATCTCTAAACTAAGGATTGGTGGGATTAGTAATAAAATTATCAAATTTAATAACAAGATAATTTAAAACACTATTATCAACTTTTAGCTTAGGAACTATTCTTATATTCTTTTTAAATAATTCATACATTTGGTCATCTGTTAAGTTAGGCTTTTCCATAGCATCTGGAGTTGTATAATATAATAATCGTTTTAAACGTTCATTATCACATATTCTATCAACTATAATACCCATATCTTTTTCAATAGATAAAAAACTTGACTTTGGTATTTTTACTCCATCAATTTTCATACACCTTTATCTCCTTTAAAACAACGATTCAACTATAATAGTTTTTTTATAATTACCATAAGTTAAATCAAATTGTCCGCTAAATCCTGCATCCCAATATATTGTAATTTCACGAGGGTCAAAATCATCTATTTTATATTTAACAGGAAAGCGTTTATCTATATTCCATTCTCCAGCTTCCCATCCGGCAAAATTATATTTATATTCTTTTTTAGGATGAATAAAAGTTTCTCCCTAAATTTCATATAAATCAGATTTTTCATTTGGATCTATGGGTTTAGTAATTAATGCTCCAACGATACCATTTTCTACATCATCTTCAATTTCATTAGCATAATATTCTGTAGCATTAACTTCTAATATTCCCGGCATACTAATAGAATCTATCGCTTCAACTCGCCAACATATTTTATCAGCGCCTTCTATATATGGAGAAAGATAAAATTTACTATAACGTTTAAAATATTTCAAAGTTTCTTCTGTCTTAGGCATTAATATATTTAAACTAAAATTGGGCTTATCTACGCTAGTGTTGTGCTTTTGGAAAAAATCAATTTTAGTTTCAACAGGACCACGAATAGCCGCGTAAGTACTTTGCTCATTACCTTCTTCATCTTGCCAATTAATTTCAAAAGAACATTTACGTATATCTCCTCTAAAATATGCAAGTTCAGTTAAATCTTGTAAATAAATAAGCCAATAAGTATGAGTGCCACGCCACTCAAATACATCCCCTGGTTTAAAATTATATTCATATCCAACAGAAAGAATCTTGTCATCATAATCTTGCTTTAATTTATTAGGATTTATTAAAGCACGTATAGGTTTTTTTAATGTTGCTTTTGGTTTTATAATCTCAGCAGCCTAATATGAATTCCATACTGCCTAATCTAAACTTCTGCGCTTAGACATTATCATACGTTCTTGCTGGAGATTACCGCCCATCTAACGCAATCTTGCCGCAGTATCATTCACGCCTTCAACAGAGTTACCTTCATACGGACGTTTATCATATGTACCTAATCGTCCCTGTATCAATCTAAATGGATGCTAATTACTATAATCATATCCTGATGCCATGATTTATTTCCTATAATAAATTAATAGCTTCAAAAACAGTTTTACGATAGAAATTAAATTCTGTCTCCTGATTATCTAAGCCTTCAAGTTTTCCTAAAAGCTATAAGAAAAGGGGTTCAGTACTAAAAATTACACTGAACCCCACGATTTCATTTATGACAGTTTCTAGCTATTTTTGCCAATCTTCATCATGTTCACGCATTGGAATTAATTTCCATAATTGGTTGGTTAAGCGTAAACAATTTTTTTCAATACTCTCTTTTGGAATATTAATACCATAACTTGTATTCATCAGGTTTAAACATATCCCATGTAGATTCATATTCGCCTTTATCATTTAAACGTCTACGTTTATAAAGACGTTGTAGATGATGAGACTATCTTTGACAATCAGATAATAAACTTAATAGTTTAGACAAATGATTTGCCTATGAAGTAAATTTAAAATCTGAACCACTATATTTCATTCGAGTATTTTCAATAGAAGTGACTTGACGTTGTACCCAACCGCACATCATCAAAATAGCTAAAATATTAATTTCTTCTTCAGTTAAATCACATCCAAAAGTAGAACGATCTACTAGGACTTGAGGTTTTTCGCCCGGTTCTGGAATAGTTCCCCATAAAGTACCTACAATAAAATCATTTGAGGTTGTACTGTCTTCATCAACAGTATCAACTTGAATTGTATAATCATATAGATTTTTACGCGGAAATTCAAATCCCGGTATAGCATCTATAATCAAATTCTATAAATCTTTTAAAGTATCCTGTGGCGTTAATTCCAGATACATATCATCAGTAACTTTTCCTAGAAAGCGATTATATACAGTAGAGAATAGTGTTCCCATTTAATCGCTCCCTTCTTTTATTACTTAGAAGTTTCCGCGGTTTTATTAATTACTTTATAGTTATTGCCTGTAGTGCGGCGGCCTTGAGGAGCTCCTTCCTGAACAACTCTTCTCTTATTAGGACTTACATCCTCTAAGATACTAGAAGGTTCATCGCTCTCTTTACTAGCTTTATCATTGGCAATAGCTTTATCTACATCAAATCCAGTCTTTTTCAAAAGTGCTTCACGCTTTTTGAAATCTGTAATAGGAAGAGATACAGAAAGACTCTTAATTAAATCAATAACTCCAATTGGAGCAAAATCAAGAGCATCCAAGAAAGCATCAAGTGAACCATTTAAGATTAAATCGCGGACTTGAGCTTCTGACATATTATATTCAGGCTCTCTGTGAATATTTAAATCCTGAGTAACTTCTTCTTCCATAATCTGTAAAAAATTAGCAATTAACTCACGGCCACCGGGCTGATAAGTTAACTTCTCTAACTCACTAAAAGGAATTCTTTTAGTTTCACCAGGGGCAAATGTTCTACGCAAATTACTTTCTGGAATTGAATAGACAACAACACTAGAACTTCTATTCTTAACATTATACATATCAGTTTGATTAATCATTTTTTTTATCTCCTTTATCTCTTAAAAAAAATAATGGGGAGAGGGAGCTATTTCCCTCTCCCCATTAGGTAAATTTATATATTAATTATAAATTAGATTGTACCATCTAATCTACCATCATAGGTAACGACCTTACCAGTAACACCATCATAATTCCAAGTAGCCATCTGACCAACAAGTGAAGTATCACAGTAAGCGCAAATGTTGTTAGCAAGCATGCAAACAACGCCGACTTTCTTATAAACCTGAATTTCACGAGAACGGTCTTTATTGGGGAATTCATCAACAATAGTGCCACCCTCAAAAGCGATCTTAACAGGTTTACCATCAGCACCGGTAGGAATAACCCAAGCATAACCAGGATCAATTACCTTACGGCTATTGGTTTCATCCTCAAAGCCCTGCTCAAGAATAATAACCTTTGTGCCCTTATAAGTAGCAAGACGGCCAGTATTCCAAAGCTCAGTCTTCATAGCCTCAGTGTATCTCCAAGCTTCCTGTGGAATCATCTTTACAGCAAACTCATAAGTGCAGTAAATAGTAGGAGTACCATAAGCAGAAGCAATGGTAATTAACTTATCCATAGCAGCCTCATCAAAACCAGCAACAGCAACGCGGTTGGCAGGTGGTAACTGATTGATAGAAGAAACAAGAGCACGAGCAACTTCTTTGTAAATAAGTTCATCCATGCCTTCCATAATGATCTTAGTCATTTCAGCGAAATCAACACGACCATCAAGGAATTCTTCGAAACCGATCTGAGCGGCTCCGCCGATAGCAGATGTACGAACTTCGAAGCATTCGTTCTCAGCAGGTCCAAGCTTAAATACTTCATAAATACCAGCAAGACCGACACGAGTTACGAACTGCTTTGCACGAGCACGAGTCTGTAATGGACGACGGAAAATTGGCTTATCGCCCTGAGCAAAGGTCTTAACTTCAGCAAACTGATCATATTGCTGAATAACTTTCTTTGGAAGAACTTCATCAAGAGTTTCTTCAATCATAGAGAAAATCTGATTCTTATTATCACGATAAAGTGAATAAGTACCAGCTAATTCATTCATTTCTGCGCGAAGAGTGTCATTCAAAGCCTCATAACTTAGATTCTGACCGCCAAAACTATAAGCAGTAGGAGCAGAAGGATCAGCTTTAGCAACAGTCTTCATTAAAGCGACTAAATTTTTTCTATCTAACATTGTTCTTCTCTCCTTTCTTACTTAATACGCATAATCTTAGCGCCTTTTTGTCCATCAGGCATGGTATAAAGCTTAACAACCTGCCAACTCATAGTAGCGTCGCCAGTCTTACTTAAAATACCAGTAGCATCAGGAGAAAGGATATCGCCAATCTCTAAGGTTTCTTCATTAATCATATTGGTAGTATAAATATCACCAACATTAGTCTTGAAAACACGAGGAACCATAGCAGTACCTGGATTCATGCGCTTTTCACGATAAATACCTAACTTATGATATGGATCATTGGTCCAATTCATTTCATAGATATCGCGAACATTAGTAGTAACATCATCAAAAGTACGAACAAAGTCAATAGTTACTTTACCATCAACAAGAGTATATTCAGTACCATTATAAGTAAATTTATTATCAGTAACGTCATAATCCTGACCATCAATAGTAACAGTCTTACCATCACGATTGATATCAACATTCATCTTCCAAGTGTAAGAACTCTTACCATTAGCATCAACGCCATTGAGCCACTTGGTCTGATATTCCTGCTCAGGATGTTCCCAATCTAATGGGCTATATACACGAGCCTGATAATCATCCTTTAACATTGCGAATTCGCAATCCCACTGCTTTGTACCATCAAGATGGTTACGATATAACTTAATTTCATTATATACTAACATCCACTCGCCAGCGCCAGTGAAATTAACTTCGCCAATGCCATTGCCATTAGCAGCATAATCATACTTTACATATTGACCGTTTTCAAGAATCTCAATCTCTGGGTTAGCAGGCAACTGAGCATAAATTTGAGCGGTTCTCTGTGCTGACAGGTGATTAGGTTCGACCTGACCGTAACCAAACTCAACATACTTAGCCTGAGACTTGTGATACTTTGGGTCCATATTTCGAGTCCAAAAGTCTTTAAACATTTAGTATGTCCTCCTTATTAAATTTATCTAGCGTTTTCATATTTTAACGCAGCTTTTACCCAAGCCGGAATAGATTCATCATCATCTTCACCATTATTTAAATTATAAGTAGTAGGCTTGGTTTCTTTATTTTCGTCAAGGTCGAAACTTACCTTGTTGCGAACGCAAATAACAGAAAGCTTTGCTTCAATATCATCAACAGAATACTTATCAATATTATCAATGACATCTTTCTTATCATCATCAGATAACATATAGAATTGAGCAATCATAGCTTCCTTATCTTTCTTCTCAGAAGCAAGTTTGAACTTTCTTAAAGGTTCAATTTCTTCTATTAAAGAATTCTTTTCTGTTTCTAAAGCGGCATATTTAGATTTTAATTCTTCATATTCAGTTTTTAGTTCTTGATATTCAGTAACATCTTCTAATGAATATTTTTTCTTCTTTTTCTTATCTTCATCATCTTTGTTACCATCATCGTCAGAGTTATTACCCTTACCATCAAGATCATCTTTTTTACCGATTGGCTTTTTATCTTTGCCATCTTCTGAATTATCAGAATTATTATCTTTGCCCTCTGATTTATTATCAGAATTAGACTTATTATCTTTATTATTTTTGTCCTCTTCTTCTGCCTTTTTTTTAGAAGCATATTCAGTTTCATAAGTCTTTACTGCCTCTAAAGAAAATTGAGGTTCAGCGGCAGGAATATAAGACTCAGTTACTTCAATTAAAGCATCAGCAGGAACAAAACCATCGGTTTCATTTAAAGAGAAATTTAAACGATAATACTTATTATCAGCACGATTCTGTAAGACAGCAAACTTCTGAGAATCCTCTTCACATACACCTTCGATAGCATATACTGAACTATAAGCATTGTCAGCATCAGGATATTTCTCTAAAATGTAATTCCATAAAGAGTTCCATAAGTTATCGCCAATTTCAACAGCATATCTTGAAAACACTTTGGTTCCTCCTTCTTTAATTAATTCTTTTAAATCATTCATCATGGAGAATAGCTTTTGCTTAAAATCTTCATCGAATGTAAGACTAAATTTTGTGATTTGAGAGCCTTCAAAACAAGGTTCACATTCTTCTCCCAAAATACAAAGCTTAGAGATTATTGCCTCATTTATAATAAAAAACTTTGGCTTACCATTATCATCTTTTGTCCATGTTGCATTTAAAGTTTTTTCATCTAATTCCATGGATTGATTATTACCTTGGTCTATAATGCGCTGGCACTCAGGATACTAGCCAGTCCAAATATAACCCTCAGTCATTAGATATTCATGCTCTACGCCATCATCATTAAATTTCTAGAACCACGCACGCGCACCTAAATCAACAAAACCATAAGGCTTAGTTGTATCTTTGATTTTAAATTGGCCATTTGAAATATCAATTACACGATTATGCTCTTCAAAATCTCCAATAGCATCATTGTAATAACCAACAATTGGGCTGCCTGGTAAGGAATTAGCCATCTAACGCGCAACTTCTTTGGTAATAATACTACCATTGCGGTTAGGCGTATCTCCGACATAGCACACTTTAATCTAACACTTAGAAATTAAAGGATTAACAGGAGTAATATTTATAAACTCACAAGGTGTTTCTAATTTAATACTTGTATGTTTCATCATGTCCTCCTTAACTCATTGATTCTTTATTCTAAATAGTTTTACTACTCTTTTCATCATCGGCTTTCTCAGGTCGTCCGGCCGTACCAGAACCGCTTGATGTTTTAGCCGTTGTTGTAGTAATATTTGTTTTCTATGTTCCTGAATTATTTTGAGTTTCAGGTTTATTTCCTGAACCTTTTAAGCCCAAAATATCTTCACTACCCATAGTAGAACTCATAAGAGGAGGTATCATAACTTCACTCAAATGTAGTACATCATTCTCAAAATGAGCAGCATTTAGAATGAAACTCTAAGAATGGCCTAAAGCAATTTGAGGAAGCATTTTAGAGTATCCTAACTACACGTGTTCTTTATATAATTTTGCTAAATTCTAATAATTATATTGTGTAGTTTCAAGCATATAAAATTTAAAATTATATTTACGATTATTACTATTACGCATAGCAGTAATTCTATTAAAGAAAATATTATATTGTAATAAAAGATTGCGCAAATATGATTCATCATTTAATACTGATTTTTCTAATGCCATATTACCATCAGTATTAAACAAATTCTATGAAATACCTAAAGAATTATAAACAGTACGTTCTACTTTAGATAAGTCATCAGTAGTTGTTGTAGTATTCTTATCTGCTAAATCAATAGTATCAACATCAGTAAATGTGGTTAAAACATCAACACCAATACATCTACGCAACATCTCTACAGCATTATGGTGAATATCTAATGCTTCATCAGAGTCAAAAATTAAATCCCCATTTTTATCCATAGGAAGTTTTTGAACAATAATTTTTAACAACTTCTACATTTGCTTTTTACGGTCTAGTTCTTGTGCAGCATCTAAATCCATAATAGCAGGAATAGAACTTACAAATAATGGCATATCATCATTATTTAAATTAAACTTTACACAATACTGTGGATCTAACATATACCAACATCCAATAGTAGAATCTCTGCCTAATACATTTTCTTCTGATTTTAATTTACCTTGCTTATATAACATATAACCTTTGGCAAATTCATCAGGGAATAATTTCAATACTTTCATACGATAATTAATATCGTGGAAAGTATCAAAGAACTTCATATTAAATTCAATAACAGGCATATTATCTACGCTGTATCGAGAACGGCAGAAGTTAACTGGTAAATCTTGTAAAATTAAATGGTCATTAGAAGGAACTATATATCCATAATAACAACCTTCTTTAATTACTTTTAAAGATATATCTCCACAAATTTTCTTAATATAACTACTATCTAAATAATTAAGAGTCTTTGAAAAATCTTTTAATATCTTTTCCTCTTTGACTGTATCATCTAGAATCTCTGGCGCGACATACCAATCATATCTATATAAAAAAGCAAAATAATTACAAGTGCGCTCATATATACCATTTATGCTATAAAATAAATTAGATATACGACGCAGTTCCGGTAAATCATGATCAGCTATTGCTTTATAAATATCTGCTTTACAAAAGCCTTTTTGACCCGGAATATTTATTTTTTGATAATAATCTAAATCTAAAATAACATCATTTAGATTTCTATTACCAACCTTAACTTTTTTATATTCATTAGCAATCGCTGTTCTATATTCTCGATAAGAATCAGTCATATCAAATCCTTTATTATGAATTTCTTCAGCACGGACTTGATTTAGGGTTTGAGTTTGATTATCCAAAATTCCACCTCCTTAATAACCTGCTAGTTTCATTATATAATCATAAGAAATAAGGTTTTCATCAGTGTATGGAATTTCTATTAATTTAAAATCGTGCAAAGCACAAAAACGTCTCTTTTGATTATCATTATATTGCTATTGGTATAAACCGCGTTTACCACCAAATTTAGAACTTGCTTCATAATGTTGCTTACCCTAATACTCAATAATAAAATCAATTTTACCATCATCATCAAATATAACGAAATCAAATCTCAAAGGACGTCCATTTGGACTTCTTAAATCTGGAAATATATATTCCATTTTAAAAGGAAGTCCAGCCTCTTCTAAGATTTCTTCTATTTTTATTTCTCCTCTAGAAGCACGCATAAACTTCCCTCCTTAATTCATAAAGCACCAATCAGATGCTTTAAATTTCTTACGTTTTTTCTTTTTATCTTCTTCGAGTTTTAAATAATATAATCCATATTCAAAAGCTGAAAATTTATCCTTTCGGATACCACGATTTGCCTACTTCAGGATAATATTTACTCCTTCAGTTTCTTCACGCAAATTCATCATTTCTTCTTTTAATATGGAAGTTAAAGTAAATGGTTTTAAATATTCTGCCCTCTATTCAGGTTTCATGGATTGACCAACTTTAGTTGCCATTAATTTATTTTTAGCAATACGTTCATCAATAAGGAATTTTACTTTTCCAGAAGATAACTATGAACGCGCAATAGCATGTGCTTCAGTATTAATTGGCGCATTTGCTTTCAAAATATACATAGCATCTAGTTCAGTAACAGAAGTCTTATACTTTTTGTAGTATCCTTCTTCGTCATTAGAAACACCGAAATCAGGATAAGTTTCATTAGTATCAGGATCAGTCTAAGATTTAACCATATAGTCAATTAAACCAATACCCATACCATTACCATCTATTACAATCTGACGAGCATTATATTTATAATATAATTTCTTTAATTTGATAGCCTAATCTTCAAAATGTTCATCTGATAAAGTATAAATATTAACAAGGCTCTTTGTAGCACCACCTTGAGATTGTGGAGTTACTTTAAATACACAAATAACAGAATCACAACCTTTACGTCCAATATCAGCCGCTAAAACATAAAAAGCTAATTTAGAAGAACGACCACTTGCTTCATATTCAGGCTAATTTAAAATGCGGTTTCTATCAAAAATTTCCGCATTGAAAAATGCGTCTTCAACAGTACCAGACCATTTACTTTCATATTCACGATCAAAAGAACTTTCATTGAAAGTACCATCTTGTTTTAAATCTTGAATAAATGATTTAGATTGTAAGCCAATTAATACAGGAATACGCCAAGTACCACCCATTATAATTGATTGCTCAGGTTTAATAATTTCCCAGACAAGCAACTGGATTAGCTTATCATAAGGGAATGTATTTTTATATCCAGCAGTAGTAATATAAATCTAAGATTTATTAAGAGTTTCTTCATCATGTGTTGTGCCATCCATACACATACGAGAAATGTTCATCGTAGGAATAATAACCTAAGATAAAATATCTCCATCAACACCAACGCATTCCTCAATAAGGCCGCCATGACGACGTTTACCACGAGAAGATTCTCTAGCAGCGATATTATCAAAATAAGAACCATTCTTAAATACATATTTAACATAGTCCTTACCTTCAAGGGTTTGACCACGCCGCCAATCAATTTCTTTATTAAATGCTGGAATCAATGTACAAATTTCTTGTACTTTTTCTTTAACAATACCTGCGGCCTGTTCCTTACCACCAGAAGTAATAAATAATTTACAACGAGGATAAAGAATAGCTCGGCACATAAGTACCATCATAGATAAAAATGATTTAGAATACGCACGAGGAAATACTGCATAGATATATTTATGCCGCATTGCCGCACGCAAAAAGATTCTCTAATAAAAGAATAAATGAAAGTGTTGGGGACCGCCATCTGGTCCCGCCATGAAATCAATAAATAAATCAGGATATTCTCTCCAGAAGGCAATATACTTACGTGCTTCTGGAATAATACCTCTTAATCGCTCTTCTGAAAGACCGACTTTGCGGCGAGAGGCACTTAAATCTAGTAAGTCTTTAAGTGCCATTAGACTTCTTCGCCTTTCGCCATATTTTCATAAGTTATTTCATCTAAGTCACTTTCATCTTCTAAGAACTAATTATGTTCTATAAAATCTTCATCTTTTAATACTTCTTCATCTAAATTATCTATATCTTCAATGTCTTCATCTTCTTCACGGTTTTCCTAATCAACCATATTTTTAACGGCAGCTTCAATAAGATTACCAAGATTCATTTCTTCAGTGACTAATGTATGAGTATAATTCTTTAAATCATTTAAAGTTTCATCAACTTTATCCATAGGACCTTCAGTATAATAACGAGGAATAAATCCTTCACGTTCACACATTTCAACTAATTCACTAATAGAATCAAATTCTCCAGAAGACTCAGATTTATTTTGGGCAGCAGTAAATTTACCAGATTTCATTAAACTATCATAAACTTTGCTCATCTTTTGGAATCCTTCGATATCACCAATATCAATCAGCTAATTCGCTTTCAAAGATGTCTTACATATTAATTTTAATGTATCTTTGTGACCTGCGCCTTGAATATCATATGAAGCCATCATCTCTTCATATAACTATTCTAATTTAACCCATTCTTCAGGTTTATAAGTTTTGCCCCATTTTAATCTTAGATATGTGCGGTCTTCTTCAGTTAAGTCTAAATCTTCTTCTGGACCGTTTTGCTAAGCAAAATAATCTTCTTGCGGAACTATGGTAGTATCTTCATATACAGGTTCCTCAAGGGGCTTATCAGGCATTGTAAATACTCTGCCTTTTTCTTTTGCTTCCATAATCTGAACTGCGTCATAACCTTGACGTTTCATAGTTTGTTCTAATTTAGCATCTTCTAATTCTTGAAGTCGTTCAGTATCTTTCCAACGAGTATCTTTATATTGTTTTAATTTCATTTTAGAAAGATAACGTCCTAAAATAGTAGTTCCTGTTACTTCACTTGGATTAGTGGCATATTTCATCATAAGACTTTGCCATTCTTTAGGAACATAAGGAACATCAGCTTCTTGTAAAATCCAAAGATAAGTATCTGGGTTCCAGTTATCAACGTGCATTGTAATACATTTTTTACATTGATTTAATTTACCGGTAGGATACTTTTCTAAATTATTACTGCCATAAAATTCAGAAGCATTCATTGTACGATTACATTTCTCGCAATAATAAGTTTCTGCCATAAAATTTCTCCTTTCATTAGATTATTAGTAATTCATAGAAAGGATTATGATTTTTTGGCCTTAGAATTTCGACAACATTTACAAATGCTATAAAATCCATCTTTACTTGTTTTATTTTTACTAAAATATTTATTATGAGCTAATTTTATTTCACCGCATCTACTACAACGTTTATAATGTCCTTTTTCAACATTTAAATAATACCAACTTAAATATTCATCTTCCGCAGTAGATGCAATTAATTTTGGAATTTTGTTTCTCCATAGACTAGAAATATACTCAAGACTATGTTTAATACCAAATTCCATTTGGATTTTCTCTTGAATGTCAATATTTTGTAATCCATCAATTTTATATTCAACTATTCTATCATATAATGGATAGTCTTTCAAAGCTTTGTCACATAATTTATCAAAATCTTCCATTAAATACCATAAATCTTTTTCATACTCGCCTTGACTATCTTGTTTTAATCGAGAATAGTTACATAAAATAGCAGAACAAACGACAGGATCTAATAAACTTACTCCTTCTGGAATTGGATAAACATATCCATCTTCATCATCTAACATTTTTACTTCTCCATCTAAAGGAGTGAAACATCTTGAGCGAGTTAATTTATTAGGAATAATTGGTTTGCGGTAAGCATTTTTAATAACATACTAATCTTTCCGCATTTCAATTAGTGCTTTTTTAATTACAAAAGCATCTTTACCTTCTGTCACTTTCAATTTGGCTTCCCAAGCTGAAATGGCTTCTTTTAACTATTTTAAATAAGGTATTTCTTCAACATCTTTTTTTGTAATTGTAACTTTTGGCTAAAATATTGTATTTTTATTTTCAGTAATTAAATTATAAATTCCATCTTCGCCATTTTCTAGTTGAGAGACAAGACCTTCAAAAGAAGTTTCTCTTTTATTAACTGTAGCCATACGATTTTCAGTTAATAATTTTTTTTCCTTTTTCTCTTGTTTCTCCATACAAAGAACTAAATAGTCAGCCAAGACTTCTAAATATTTTTCACTTGGTTCAGGATTCTCAGCAAGAATCTTTTTGACTAATTCATTTCTCTCTTCTGGAGTTTGTAAAGAATAATCTAACTTTATCATTTTTTACCTCCAGTCTATATAAATATTATATCGCAAATTTTCTCTTCTGTCAAAGAAAATTTTTAATCTTTTAAATAAAAGATTAAAAATTTTTTTAGATAAATTAATAGAAATTGCCCATTTACAGAAATTTGACAATTTTAAAAAAATTTATTATAATATTTATAGAATAAGAAGATAGGAGGATTATATGGAAGTATTAAGTATTATAAATATTATTTTTTTAATAATTATGGTAATTATTGAAGGATTAAAGTATGTTGTATTTATTTCTTTTAATACTTCTAATAATACCACATTAAGTCAAACAGAAACAGTATTAGGTAAAGTTATAAATAAATATCCTTGTACTGTTGGATTAAGTATTGTATTCAATGCTGATTTTGATGGTATAATTACAGATTTTTCAAAATATGAAGATTATAATTTAATTGTATTCACAAGTTATAAGCCAGAAGATCCTCCTGAAGATTTAGCAGATATTAAAATGCTAACGCTTATTCCAAATTGTATAGTTTATGAATACGAAGGAGGATATTTTGATTGGGAGGAATTATAATAGTTTTATTATGGGGAGTAATTTCTACCCTTGAATTTATAGAATATGCTCCTTTTATTAAAGAAATAGAATCAAATAGTGATAAATTTATTGCTTTATTAATATTTTTAATTGGTGGTCCATTTTTTGCTATCACTAATGTTTTTAATTATATTTTAGATATATTAATGCCTGAAGGATGGAATGATGAAGATGACAGTGACAAATTCAATAAATAAAGTTAAAGAATATAACCAGAAAAATTGGATAGATCCTCTAACAAGAATTGCCCAAGCGCTCTCTCCACGTAGCACAGTATGTTTTTGTACAGACTACCGCAACAATAAATATCTCGCGCCACTTCTCAATGTACTGTTGGCGCATGACATTACCGTTCATCTGTGTAATAAGCATACTCCAGATATTTTTGATATGATCTCTGAATCAACTTTGACCATCGTTGATTTCCCAGAAGGTGAGCATATCATTAATTGTTATCCTTTCACTCTTGGAGGATGGGCGACAAATAATCGCGGCATTCTTGATATTGGCAATAACTGTTTTAATACAGAATTGCGCAAAGTATATCGGCCAATTTATAAAAAGCGCGAAAATGCTTATAAAGATATTTTAAATGCGCTAGAGGCAAGATGGGTATGATGATTACTGATTTTGAATGGAAAGTAAGTCTTTGGGAACGCGAATTTACTTTATATGAAAGTAAGAAATTAAATTTAGAAAATCCATTTTAGATTTAGACTACTTTTACTCCCATTGAACGTGAAGACGGTACTACTAATTATACTTTTGATGGCACTTAGAAGCGCAAACATTTTACTGATGAAGATAAACAAAAATGGTGTCGTTTAAAAAATGAATATGTAATTGTGCGAGTGGCGCAAGAATATGGCTTTGAAAAGGCATGGAATTATTGTAATAATTGTAGTAATCCTACAGAATTATAGACTTTCCTTTTAATGAAGTGTAAACCTTGCTTTTTTGATGGGCAATGTATGCTAGAATGTAAATTTTATGATAAAGGATGTAAAGAAAAATGAAAAAATTTATTATTATTTGTTTAGCTTTGTGCTTAATTTTATCTTTGTGCGGATTTACTTATGTCGGCAAAGATGTAGATGATGTTAAGGATAAAGCCCATCAAATTGCTGAATTGGCTCGTTCTATTGGACTTCCAGAAGATGATCCTATTATTGTAAGAGCGCAAGAAATTTATGATGACGTAACTGAAGTGCGGCATGCAGTTCCCTATACAGACGCGGAATTGAAGATGTTAGCTAATGTTGTTCATTATGAAAGTAAAGGCTGTCCTGATTGGCATCAACAAGTAGTTGCTCGAATTGTTATTAATAGAATGTTAGATAAAGATTTTCCAGATACTATTGAAGGCGTAATTACTCAACCGGGCGCTTATTTGGAATGGTATGCGCGTGCGAATCCTGCTGATATTGAAGATAGATGTTATGAAAATGCGCGATTAGCTTTAGAAGGATATGTTGATATTCCTTTGAATGTAGTATATCAGGCTCAATTTACACAAGGTAGCGGTATTTGGAAAAGCAGTTATGTAAATACTGGTTGGTGGGAAAGTACTACTTATTTTTGTTATAAGTAAATATTTTATATTTCCGTGATTTGAAATCGAAAAATGTTTTTCCGTGATTTGAAATCGAAAAATGTTTTTCCGTGATTTGAAATCAAAAAATGTTTTGGAGAGAGTTTTGTCCAGCACATACTCAAAAATTAAAAATAAAAAAATTTTTTCCCATAATACACCCCGGGGTATTTCTAGCTGATTCTGTCCTGAGAAAATATTAGCAGTCTGTTGTCTTGATTTTCACAGAGCAAGCACAGCTTCATTTATACACCCCCGTCAAATAAAGCACAAAGAGTTTCCCTTACACCTTTAACCTTTCATTATCAATACAAACTCATGCCCCGCTTTGTGCTAATCAGTTAATCTATCTATCCAGAAGGAGAATGATAATGTTGTCAATAATGCCAATGAATGTATCACGCAAGATTGATACATTAGGTCGAGTAGTTATTCCAAAAGGAATCAGAGATACATACAAATTAAATATTGGGGATGAAGTTTATTTCTCTATTCTTAATAATGATGGATAGCAGTATGTGGGCATCAGTAAAACTAACGAAGACTTAGTGAAATACAAGATAGCAATGTAGGTGCTGCTCGACCTAGATCTTGATGTACCAGAAGAATTAGCAGAGAAAGTTGAGAATATAATTGAATAAGCAACTCTCACAATCTCAAGCTACTCAAAGACTGCGAGCACGTGCGCAAGCACGCAATAAGTATAATAATCTATACACATAATGAATAGCACATAATAAATAGCACATAATAAATAACACATAATCATCACATCAATAGGCTGCTCGGCGCGCTGGCGGGTGTGGCGCGCCGAGTTTGCGTATTATACAAATGTCACAAAAATCTTCTGTGCTTTTTGTACAAAATTATCCCTTGACAGATTTCCCACAATGTGCTATACTATAGATACAGTAAAGGAAAGAGGTATTCACCATGGAAGAAATCAGACGCCGCATGAACATCTTCAGCGCTATCAGCGCAGTCATTGTTGTCCTGCTCATTATCTTGCTCTGCCAGTATATTAAGGCACACCCAGCTCAGAATGTCAATAACATCTATGCGAGAAGTGCAACCGTTTGTGAAGTCAATGGCAATGTCCAATTCTACACAGATGACGCGGGCAATGAATGGAGTACTACAGACGAAAATGTGTCCGTTGGTGACAAGGTTCTTCTGGTAATGAATACCATGGGAACATCACCCATCTGTGACGATGAAATCATCGAGGTTAGAGCACGCTAAGCAAAGCGTGCTCTTTCTGCATCTGTTAGTCTCCGCACACGATAGTGAGTTCCCGGAACTTCACCAAGCTAAAGTAGTAAAGAAAAATTCTGTGAAATATTTGCGCAAAAAGGCTTGACAAAGCGTTCCCGAAATGCTATAATACAGATACAAGGTAAGGAAATGAGGTATTACACAATGACTACTATCCAGGTGCTGTACTCGATTATTATTTGGAGCTTTTCTCTTTTTCTCTGTGCTACGCTTGTAATTAACATGAGAGAGTTTATCAAGACTTCTATCAGTTGGAAATACGATTGGCCTGTTATTGTTCTTTGGGTATGCGAGTTGGCCCTGACTGTTATTCTTATCTTAGTCCCATTTATTTTCTTTATGTGATAGGGAATAACCCTTATCACATTAAGAAAGATAGTTCTTGACAACTATCACATTCTGTGCTATAATACAGATACAAAGTAAAGAGAGGTAATAATCATGTTTGAGTTTGGTATCCTGAACATTAACACTCAGGAAGAAAGAATTATCTTTGGATACAATGGAATTGACGCTTTCCGCAGATACAATCTTGATGCGGCTAAATGGAAAGTTCTGTATTCTGAATACGTTGATTAAGAAAGGGATAAATAAAATGGTTGGTTTGATGAAATACGAATGCGGTCTGAAATTCACTGGTTGTGTCTTTGAGGACAAAGAAACAGCTGAAAAATTTATTTATGATAATGGACTAAATCCCGAAGCTTATGAGCTTATTCCCGTCGCAGGTTATTTTAAAAATGGTGAAATAAAATAAAATTAGGGCTTGACAAACCGCAATCTTCATGCTATAATTAAGACACAAAGAACAAAGGAGATAACAACAATGACTGACAACTACAACACTTACTACAACAAGCTTATGGGCATGAAGAAAGCGGACATTATCCGCGAAGGTCAGACTTGGGATATTTGGGCGAACTGCCAGAGCACCGCCGCTTGGCTGATGAAACAGTCTAAGACTTGGCTGGCTGGTGTCCTTGCTGGTCGGCTGTGCCGCTTGGAAAATCGGGGCTACTAAACCCCCGATTTTCCGTTGCGGCTTTGGACTTCTGAAATAAACACTTGACAGCCAGCCATTCATGTGCTATAATAAAGGCACAAAGTTAAGAAGTGAGGTAAAATAAAATGCTGTTCATCATCTCTGCTGTTTACTACAATTATAGACCTGACGACAATAACCGCTATCGTTGCGAGACTACAGTTGTAGGTCAAGACAATGCCTATGAACTGGGACAGAAATTTATGGACGCTGATAATGTTCTTTCAGTGGATATTATTGACGCTATGACTGGTGAGGTGATTGAAAGCTGGACAGAGTAATAAAATACCAATTCAGCGGAATGAACAAATTCCGCTGAATTTTTTTATTTATTTTGTCTATTGACAAATCCAATAGAATGTGATAAAATGGGCGCGCCGGCCACAATCGCCACTGGCCGGCATTTTATTATAACATACCGCCAGCCAATTTGTCAAGGGGAAAATCGCACAAATATTACACAAAAAATTCTCCCGAAATTTGTGCGTTTTGCCAATAGACAAACAGAATAGCATAGTGTATAATAAAGATACAAAGTTAAGGAACGAGGTAATTCACAATGACTATGAACGCACTTGCTGAGAAATTGTCCGCATGGCTCGACCGCTATGGCTGGGATGATGAAAGCCTGAATAATTTTGCCAACATCCATGCGACTTCCTACGAAGAATACAATGCGATTTGGGAAGTTTTGGAAGAACTGAAAAAAATGCGTGATGGGGATTGACAAAGTCCCCATTCCATGCTATAATAAATATACAAATTAAGAAAGGAATTGAATACAATGGATTTCAAGAAAATGAGCGCAGGTGCAGCATTCGGCAAAATTCTTTACACAGTTGGCAAGTGGTTCGCAACTGCCGCTTTGATCTGGTGGGGCTGGAACATTTTTGCCTGGCACTTTGATCTGCCGCAGTTCGAGTACATGGAAATCTTTGCCATGCGTATGGCTCTGACCTGTATCATGAAAATTTTCTGGCAGAGAACTGACAAAGGGGATTGACAAACAATCCCCCATGTGCTATAATAAATTCAGAAATTAAGAAAGGAATTGATAATAATGAAAGCAACAGGAATTATCCGCAGAATTGATGAATTGGGGCGCGTAGTTATCCCCAAGGAAATCCGCCGCACTATCCGAATCCGCGAAGGTGACCCGCTGGAGATTTTCGTTGAAGGTGGCGCAGTCATTTTCAAGAAATACCAGACAATGGGAAATCTTGAAACTCAGTGTAATGTGCTTTGTGACACATTCCAAAAAATGTCCAGTGCGTGCGCAGTCTTTGATACTGATGGTGAATTGTTCGCGTCAAATTCACAGTTCCGCTTTGCCTTTGCCGCCAACATGCCCAAGTTGCCGAAAGATTTAATTGGTTGCCGTGAAATTCTTGAACGCAATCACATGATTTTCATGCCAATTATCGCTGATGGGGAAATACTGGGAACTCTGGCAGTTGAAACCGATAACCGCGAAATGGTTCAATTTGCGGCAAGAAATTTGGCTGAACAGTCGAAAAATTAAGTCTTGACAAACCAGCCGGTCTATGATACAATAATGATACAAAAGAAAGCGAGGTACTTACAATGAAAATGGTTATCTTCACTCTGGTAATTGCTATCCTTGTCATTGACTGGCTGGTTGCTATTTTGGAATTTGCTACCGGTCACAAGAAAAGCATTGTTGATGTTATCATCCGTTCATTCCTTCTTTTTGCCGTGCCTTTTATCGTCCAGTGGTTCTAACTACTGGGCGATAAAATTCACTATTGACAAAATAATAAAAATGTGATATAATAATTATACAATAAAAAAAGGAATTGATAACATGAATTTTCTATTCAATTTGCCTATTGACATTTTTGATTGCGTATGCTATAATTAAATGATAAGAAAATTGCAGCCGCCCGCCGACGTTTGCCAGCCCCGGTATTTCCATTATAACACCGGCCAGCCATTTTGTCAAGCGAAAAATTGAACAAAAATGAAAAAATATTTGATCCCGAATTTGTGTATTCTACCAATAGACAAAAAGAAAAACAGGGTGTATAATAAGGGTACAAAGTTAAGGAATGAGGTACTTGAAATGAGTAAGCGTGAAATGGTCCGCATGATTAACGACCGCACTGGTGAAATCGTTGACAAGTTTTTTGATGATTCCGCCGATGCTGATGATCTTGAATTTCTTCTGGACATGATGCAAGTCCATTATCAGCGGTGGAGCGATGGCGAAATTCTTTATGAAGAAAATGATACAAGGGCTTGACAAACAAGCCCCCTATGTGATATAATCAATACAGAAATTAAGGAATGAGGTAACTACAATGAAGAACTTCACTATTGACGCTTACATCAAACAGCAGTTGATTTTTGCTGAGACTATGCCTACCGATGCCGAACTGTTCGAGCACAACGCTCTTGGCGCTATCGAGTGGGATGCTTATGTAAATGGCACTAACCCCGAACTTGAGCGCCGTTGGACTGAAAACTACAAACCCGCCTTTGAAAAGATTATTCGGGGGGTTTTCCATGGATGATCTGAAAAAAGGGACTTGTAAGGATTTTACAGCGTGGGACTTAAACTGTCCCCGCTATGTAAAACCTGACAACAAACTGAGAAAAAAATTCGTGCGGAAATATCGCAGAAATTCAAAACTGGCTCTTGACAAACAGGTAAAAACGTGCTATAATCAAGATACAAAAACGGAAAGGAATGAAAACAATGATTAAAGAAATCGTATTCGACATGGACGGAACTATCGCTGACCTGTATGGCGTTGAGAACTGGCTGGAAATGCTGAGAACATCCGACCCGACCCCGTATGAAATCGCAGAACCCCTGATTGACATGGCAGAACTTGCCAATCTGCTTTCCCAGTGTCGTGTTATCGGGATTGAAATTTCCGTGGTAACTTGGCTGAGCAAGGTTTCCACTCCCGACTATGATAAAGCGGTGAGAAAAGCGAAAAAAGAATGGCTGAACAACCATGATTTTCCTTTTGACCATTTCCACGGAGTCAAGTATGGAACACCGAAACATCAGGTAGTCAAGCAGGAACTTCCAAAAGATGGAACAGCACTGATTTTCGATGATGACGCGCGAGTGCGGAACGCTTGGACGCTTGGCGAAGCAATCGACCCCACAAAAGAAAATATCATTGAAATCCTGCGGAATATTTTGGAAGCGCGCTAAGCGCTTCCAAAGAAAGGAAATAATAAAATGAATGACGAACAGCTTGACATTTTGCTTGAAGAAGCAACAGACATTAAAATTTTGATTGCCTTGGGCTGAAAGGATGGGTAAAAATGGAAACAAAGTTTATTTGGGTAGTTAATTTTGGCGATAATGATTTTGATGATTTGAATTGCGCATTTGACAATTTCAAAACTGCAAAAGAAGCAGTACAGACAATTTTTGGCAAGGTTTCCGCAGTAAACCCTGCTTGGCAGAATTTTAAGCTGGAAGATGAAGACACTGAAAATGAATGGGCAGTCTATGCATTTGACTATGTTGATGAAGACGCCCACCTTTTGGTAAATCCTCACATTGACATTGTCGTAGCTCCAATACCTTACAATTCTCTTCCTATTGATTGAAAATTTTGGGAATCCAGATTTTGGATTCCCAATTTTTTTTCGATTCATTTTTTGGAAATAGTTGTAAAATGACAGCCGCGCGGTCACGATTGTGTGGCCGCGCCATTTTGTCAAGAGGGAATACTCACTAATTTTTTGAGCGGATTTTTGTGCATCTTGCCAATAGACAGAAATCCTGAAATGTGGTATACTCTATAATGTCAAGGGGAGAGAATGAAAAAAACTTTATCTCCCTCGTGGGAGATTAGGTGTCAGTCAGTCCCACCCACTCGAAAAAAAATGTAAAAAACCCCTTGACAAACCCCACGGAATGTGGTACAATAAAGACGTCAAGAGGGAACAGCGATTAAAAAGTGCTTGGTATCATTAGCCGGGCTACACAACTTCCGCGGTTCGTGTGTAAAAAAAATAAAATTCCCTCTTGACAAACAGCTCCTGATGTGTTATAATCAATACAGAAATTAAGGATAGGGGAAACGATGGTAAGCCCCATCCAAAAGAAAGGAATTACCAAAAATGCCCAAAAATATCTACTGTACGCTGGACACTGAGACAGTCGGTGGCAGTTCTAACCCGACCGGAATGTATAACGCGGGTGCTGTCATTCACGACAAGGATGGTAACATTTTGGCAACAACTTCCATCCTTATCATGGAACATTATGACAGCATCAACAAAGACGATTATGCTAAGAAGCATTTTCCGATCTATGAAGCTCGTTTGACAAGTGGCACAATTTCCGCGGTAGCTACCGAAGCCGAAGCTGTATCCATCGTGCGCAACCTCTGTCGGTTCTATGGTGTAAAGTATGTTATGGCATACAATAGCTGTTTCGATTTCATTAAGACACCTTTTGCCGCGCTTCTAGATGAATTTGAGTTTATCGACCTTTATTTGATGGCTTTACAGACCATCACGCACCAGAAAGGCTTTGACAAATTCTGCCATGAAAATAATTTCGTTGCGCGAAGTGGCAGGTCTTGCGCGACGGGTGTTGAAGCGGTCTATGCCTACATCACCAGAAACCCCGACTTTGAAGAAGAACACACCGCACTTTCTGACGCACTGAATGAAATGGCAATTTTTGTTAAGTGCTATTCGCTCCATAAGCGCTTTACCAAAAACTGCCACCAGTGGAATTGCCACGAAAATAAAATGTTCCCCAAGTGGTAAAAACCACTTGACAAACCCAATCAAATGTGATATAATCAATACAGAAATTAAGAAAGGAATTGAATACCATGACTAGAATTAACTTTACCGATGCCGCTAACCTCGCCGAAGCTGTTTGCCGCGTGAAGGAACTCTTTGGCACTAACCCCTTTACTTCCAAGGAATACAACACTAACCGCCCCAAGGGTATGGCACTGCTCAGCACTCTTGAAAATCATCACATTGTCACCATCGTCAAGACTGAGACTTTTGAAAAAGAAGTTAATTCTTGCTATGGCGCGGAATACGTTCTGAATGCTAACAATGAAAGTATCATGAAGCTGGACGATTTCAAGGCTCTGCCGCAGTCTGTTCAGGAAATGATTACCAAGGCGGCAGGTGGGATCCACATCGAACACCGCGACGTGGAAACAATTACCTGTAAGCGGTATTATTACCAGTTCAATCCGGAAGCCTATGAAAAGTATCTGAGCAACCGCGTGACTGAGTGGAAAATTGCCCTCTGTAAGAAACAGGAAAAGCTGGAACAGCTTTCCAAGGAAATCGCGGCTCTGAAAAAAATTGTCGGCTGAGAAAATTAGTGCTTGACAATCGCCGCAAAGTGTGATACAATGTAAGTGTTCCAAGGGGAGATGAACTTCTCCCCAAGGACACGAAAAAAAATTCAAATTAGGTATTGACAAGTCGAAAGATTTGTGATACAATATATTCATCAAGTGAAGGACACACTTAAAAAACCAGAAAGGAATTGATACTATGGCTACTAAGATGACTAAGAAGGATTGCTTCACCGCTCTGCTCCAGATGGACGAAGTCCAGTCCAACCAGACTCTCGTGGATTTCATCAACCACGAACTCGAACTGCTGGCGAAGAAGAACAGCGCCGAAAAGAAGCCGACCGCGACCCAGCTCGCCAATGATGGCTTCAAGTCCGCGATTCTCGCTCACATGAGCATGACCCCTGACCAGCTTTTTACCATCACGGAACTGATTAAGTCTGTGCCGGAGATTGCCGACCTGACCAACCAGCGTGTCAGCGCGATTGTCGGTCAGATGGTAAAGGCTGGAAGCCTTGTCCGTGTTGACGACAAGAGAAAGGCTTTCTTCAAGGTGGCGTGACCGGATGGGGGCTTTTGCCCCCACTTCCGAAAGGAGGTAAAAAATGACAGTCGAAGAACTCGCCCAGCGGTTGAACATTTCAGTCGATGAAGCGCGACAAGTCCAAGAGGATGACAAACGCATTGACCACGGTGAAAAGTTATTTGAATTGCCGCCGGAGCTTGAAGCAGGAGCGAAAAAAGCAAGACAGACCGGAACGCGCAAGGTCACAGAGGTTAAACGAGAGCGCAAACCCGACGAGGACAAGCGCGAACTCATCCAGTATTTGGAAGGCAAGCTCGAAGATGCCCACCATTACGACATGGATTTGGATAACATTACCATTACCAATCCAGAGCGAGAAATGGAATTTACTTACAATGGAAAAAAGTACCGGCTGACGTTGGCTTGCCCCAGAAAATGACAAAAGTTCCTCCCAGAAAATGGGAGGAACTTTTTTACCCAAATTATTTGGAAATAGATGGAAATTCGGCCGCGCGACCACAATCCAGTGGGCGCGTCATTTTTGTCAAGAATAACATTCAACAAATTTTCTGCACATTTTTTGTGTATTCTGACTGTTGACTTTTCTCCCGAAAAGCTTTATACTATTGGTACAAGGCTAAGGGAGGAAACACCTAATGAATATTGAAGTAAATACCGAGCATCTAACTGAGTGCATTGAAAGTTGGGTCGAGACATTTGATGATTGTGCTTGTTGTCCTCTGATGTTCGACTGCCAAGAGGATGAAGATATCCGAGGCATTGACTGTATTGAATGCAGTGAAAAAATTATTGATTGGTTAAAGGCTTGACAAGATAACCCTATTGTGATACAATAGGATTATCAAAAGAAAGGAATTGATACAATGGATTTAGCTATTATTATTTTAGGTGCTCTCTATCTCTGCGGGGTTAAAGTTGGCACAGCACTTGCAATCTGTGCTATTATTGAAGGTCTTTTCATTATTATCAGTGCAATTATCAGAAAATTAAATGAATAAGGGCTTGACAAACAAGCCCTATTGTGCTATAATTGATTTATCAAAGGAAAGGAATTGATACCATGAATAAAAAAAATAATGAGAATTTAAAAAGAGTATTAAATCTCTTGGACGACCTTATTTCTGATGAAGTAGAAGAACGAACCGCAGAACTTGAAAAGGAAGTTTCTCATTTTAAATGTTCAAGTGCCCGATATAGGGATATAATTAAATTCCTTGTTAGAGAATCTAAACTTGATATTCCTGCTAAAACTGCCGAAGCCTTGGAAGAATTTAAGAATGCAAAAGAGTGTGATAGTAGAAATGGTTATTCTACTTATACAAGCTATACCAATCGAAAAGGTTATGTTTATGAACAATATGAAATGATTAAAAAAATTTGTAATAGGGCTTGACAAACAAGCCCTATTGTGCTATAATAAAGACACAAAGAGAGGAGATGTAATAAATGAAACACAATAAATGGTTTGTGGCTTGTCTTGGTTGTCTGATGGTTAGCGTAGTTCTCGGCGGTTTGGGAATGATGTTGGGCGTTCTTGCCTGTGTGGCTTGTGCGGGCGGATGTTTCGTTAAGTGGCTTTTCGAAGAAGATAAATACCAGCGCGCAGAACACCAAAAATATTTGGAAAGTTTGAAAAAAGGGCTTGACAAATAACTACTTTGATGTTATAATAAAGATACAATAAAGGAAAGGAATTGATACCATGAAACATTTCCATTGTCCGGTAAATGGTTGGGATTGCCCCTATTTCAAAAATGAAACGATAATCAATGGTCAGAAAGAAACCTGCATTTGTAGTCTGGAAAATCCGATGGATGACTGCGATGATTTTTACAGCATGTGGGGTGATTGCGAACCTGATGATTATACAGATGATAATTAAGGGGAAATTTCCCCTAGGAAAGGAATTGATACCATGTTAGATAAAAATACGGAAGAAATGCTGAAAGGCATGACGGACAGTGAAATCGCTACATTGATTGGTCTTGCTTATAGAGAAAAGCAAAACAGAGATGAAGCAAAAAAAACAAAATACATGAACGCAATTAACAAGGCTATTCAGGATTATCTGGATAATGTTGGAGATTTAACATTCCATGTTGAGTATGAAGATGAAGATGGTCAGGACGCGGAAACTGACATCACCGTAGATAATACAAATCCGCCTGCTGGTGGTAATGGAGTTATTTATATTAAGGAGTGAAAAAATAGCACAAGGGGCTTGACAAAGTAAGCCTCTTGTGCTATAATTGATTTATCAAAAGAAAGGAATTGATAAAAATGACTCTCGGTATGATTAAAAATGTAATCGGCATTGTAAAAGGTTCGTTAATGTTTTATGATGGAAATGGTGTTGAAGTAATAAATGAAAATACCTGTGGTCGCTATCTCAAAGATCGCAAAGGCCGCATGACCTTGAATGGAGACCTTCTGGACACAAGTGAAGAATGGATGCTGGGATTACCTGTAACTGGTTTGAAAGCCAAAAATAATACCCTTATCATTTACGTTGATGGCTGAAAATAAAATCCAGAGGGCTATGCTCTCTGGATTTTTTAAAATCTATTAATTTTTCAGTCTCGCGCCCACGGTCCAAGCGCGAGGATTTTTAGATTTTAAACACATTACACAATTTTTTCGGGCAAAATTTGTGTAAAATAACAGTTGACATTTTTCCCGATACCTGTTATACTATAATTGTTCCAAGAGAGAACCAGTAAGGAGAATGAACAATGAAAAGATATAGAATTACAGATGATGTTGTCGCTGATTTGTTGAACTTCTATTGCGAGGGTAAGCCTGCCGTTTGGAATTGGTTTTTTGGATGGCGCGGCGGACATTGGGATACAAAAGGGAATCTAGTTTATTGCGATTACATTGTTTCTGATAAAATTCTGAATCAAGCAATCACATTAGCAAAAAGATTTTCCGATCGGCTTGACAAATAAATAAAAATATGTTATAATAATTATACAAATTAAGAAAGGAATTGATAACAATGACAATGTATAAACGGGAAGTAAAATATAAGTGGCTTTGGTGGAATGGACGTGGTAGTTATGTTCTTTCTGATGAAACTGAATGGATGAGTGAAGAAGAAGCAAAAGAAAAGAACATCAAAACCTATGATACTGGTTTACAATGTTGTAGAGAATATGAAAGATTTATTCCGATAGAAAATTAAAAAGAAAGGAATTGATACCATGACTGAAATTAAGACCTATAAATGTGATTTCTGCGGGCAGGTGTTCGACGATGAAGCAGAGTGTATTCGTCATGAATGGAAATGCAGATATGAGGATCTGCGTAGAACAGAAAATTGCGAACCGCTGAAGCTGTTCGACCTTGAAGACAAGGAAATTGAGGGATTTAATTATCCTAAATGTGATGAAATTGGTGCGATGGAAATTCATTCCTACGCTTGGGCACAATTCATCAATGATTATTTTGATGAAATGGGTTATGAAGTTCCCATTAGAATCGTAGACGGAGAGGTTGAACGCTATGGTCTGTGGTATTATGACCCTGAATATCGCTATGGCGAGTGGCGATCTTATGAAGAAGTGCTTGAAGATATTCAGAAAATTGGAAAGAAATTTAATCAAGGGGCTTGACAAGCCCCTTGACCTGTGATATAATTGATTTATCAAAAGAAAGGAATTGATACAATGAATAAACAGGTTATTTTCATGGACAACGAGGGAACTGTTCAGGCAGGCATCTGGAATCAGGACAGGGATGAAATTATTTGCGGTTGTTGTGGCGCAACAATCGAATCGGGCGATTTTGTTCTGCTTCACATTTATGACGAATGGCTGAATATCACCGATGAAATCTGCGGAGATGATGGAGATATTCTTCATGAGATTGAAGAAAAGGTTGACCGTCTGACCACTTCTGAAATTGAAGCTATTCTTGATGGAAAGAAGGAATTTAACGTATGAAATTTCTTATTAAGGTTATCGCTAAGTGGTTCAAAGACAGAAATTGCGCGTTTGCTATTTATGGCGCGGATGGCTCATGCATTGAAAGTGCAAATACTGTACCGGAAAAGAATTTTTTCCCACCGAAGACAAATCAAATACGGAAAAATGGTGATGATTGGTATTCATTTCCAATCAATGCCAACGGTGAATATTGCGGTTGTGTCTGCTGGCTTGAAGATACCAGCGAAGAAGCATGGATAGAATTTTACGATGTAATTAACATCTGCCAAATTCTGGAAACCGCGTGCGAAGTTGAGGAATAAATTTCCTCAACTTTTTTCGCCTTTTTAATTGGGAATTTTTGGGCGCGGCGCCCACGTATGTAAGGCGCCGAATTTCCATTATACCACCCCGCCAGCAATTTGTCAAGAGAAAAGTTATACAAAATAATCTTTTTATTTTATCCCGTTTTCGTCATTTTGCCAATAGACTTTTCAAGGGGTATCTGCTATAATACATAATGTCAGGAGGGAATGGAGAGTTCCCAAGCGGTTAAAAAAACTTTTGGGAATTGAAAATTTCCTCTTGACAAAGCCCACACGATGTGGTATAATAAGGGTGTCAATGAGGGGCGGCTAAGTCCTGCAGGCTGAAAAAGATTTTAGAATTTTTGGGAAAAAATTCGCCAAACCTCTTGACAAGCCCCACAAAGTGTGGTATAATCTAAATGTAATTAAGTGAAGGACACACTTAAAAAACCAGAAAGGAATTGATACTATGGCTAAGACTACTTCCAAGCTGACCAAGCGCGACTACTTCAACATTCTCCGTGAAGCGTATCCGCAGACCGCGGACAACTATGACGCAGTTATCGGTTTCATCGACCATGAGCTGGAACTGCTTTCCAAGAAGAACGCGGCTGACAAGAAGCCGACTGCCACGCAGGTGGCGAACGACGGTTTCAAGACCTCGATTAAGGCGGTGATGTCCGCAGAACCGACCCGTCTGTTCACTATCACGGAACTGATTAAGACTGTTCCGGAGATTGCCGACCTGACTAACCAGCGTGTTTCTGCTATCGTCCGGCAGATGGTAACTGATGGCACGCTCGACCGCGTTGAGGAAAAGCGGAAAGCCTATTTCCGCATTCACCAGTAATTGCCAATCGGGGCGGAGCAATCCGCCCCACCCAGAAGAAAGGTGGAATTAAATGGCATTAAAGGAAAAAGACAAGCAAGCGTGGATTGACAAAAATATGAAACTCATGGGCTGGACGCAGGAAGAAGCGGAAAGTGTGTGGGAAGCCGACCGCGCTATCGACAAAGGCGAACGTGTTGATTTTGACTTGTCACCAGAACAGGAAAAAGAAGCCAAAAAATATATGAACGCGGGAACGCGCAAAGTGCCGACAAATTACAAATTTGACCAGCGCAAGCGTAAAGAAAACCCGACCAAAGCCGGAATTATCGCAGAATTAGCAACTTTTTTGGCTGAAAACAGCGAAAATGCGTGCGAAAACGTGGAAATTACAAACAAAGAGCGCATGATTGCGTTCAAAGTTGGTGAAAATTGCTACGAATTGACGCTCACGCAGAAAAGAAAGCCAAAAAGTTAAGAAAAAGGGCGAGAAATCGCCCTTTTTCTAAGCAAAAACTGCGGAAAAGTTAGGCTTGACAACGACTTTTTTGTATGGTATAATGTCTATACAGTTAAGGGAGCGGACAACCCAACCAACCGCAGAAAGGTAAAGCGTATGTTTGAATATTTCTCCAAGGAAATCGACCAGATCGAAAGCGAAGATTTGCGAATGTTCGTTAAGTTCTATCTTGACGAAAAAGTTCCGTCCTATTTCTGGAAAATCGGCGCTTCAAGTTCTGGAAAATTTCATCCTGTTTTTTCTCAGGGTGAAGGCGGTCTAGTTCGTCATACCAAAGCCGTTTGTGCGTTCTGTGAAGAACTTTTGAGAATGTCTCAATGGGCTTACATGAAAGACGAATACAAAGACCTCGCGCGTGTCGCTTGTATTTGCCACGATACCGCAAAATACGGTTTAGCAGATTTTGACAAGGGAGAATATCCCAACCATGCCGCGAATGCCGCAAAATTGGTAGATTCTGCTTGGCGCGAATACTTTGATGAACCTGCTCCGTTTTTGCTCACGCAAGCCATTAAGTCCCACATGGGGCAATGGAGCACCGACCGCGAAGACAGACCTTTTACAAATATTGACAGGCTTGTCCATCTTGCGGATTACATCGCTTCCAGAAACTTCATCGACATTCCTGAAATTACCAGCGACTACAATTCCACATTTTCTAACGAAGATGACGCCGAACCGGAAGATATTGACAGCGATGAAGGCTTCGACCCTTACTCCGGCTGTTTCACCTATGACTGTTAAAAAAGAGGGCATTAGCCCTCTTTTTTTTGTTCATTTTGCCTATTGACAAATGCGGCCTGGGGTGGTATAATATCTATAGGGGATAGTTCATCGGGGCGCTGACATAGTCAAGCCCCGAATTCCCGATCTTTTATCCCATATGGAAAATTTTTGCTCAATCCAGCGGCCTCCATATGCGACCTGGTTCTCCCGAAAGTGATGCCCCCGCAGGGCGCCGATCGGTACTATATCATATGCCCGGCATTTGACAATATTAAAAAAATTTGTTATAATATTAAAAAAAAGCATTTTTAAAGCGCGGCCCATTTAGATAATCCGCCCATTTGACATTTATAAAAAAAAATGATATAATATATTTAGAAAGTGAGAGATCACTTTACTATTAGATAAAGAGGTAACATATATGTTTACTAAGGAAGATATTATTGCTCGTCTTGCTAAGGGTGAGGACGCTCAGTCGATCGCAGATGAAATGGCTAAGACTCTGAATGAGGCAGTCCAGGAGACCAAGGATCAGGACAATAAGACTAATCTGCGCGCAGCTATTAATGAGAAGTCAACTGATCTTATGAATCTGCTGCTGGAGTATTTTGATGTCGATGAAACTTGTACTACCGATGAAATGGCCAGCCTGACTGATCAGCTCCTTGATACTATTGAAGCCGTTGTGCCTCTGATTGAGGTCATTGAGAAGTATGATGATAAGAGTGCTTCTACGCGCACAACTGCTAAGACTTCGGATAAGGTAATTTCGGACTTTTTGAAGGTATTCGTAGATTAAAACGGACACTTCTTCGGGTGGGACAATTTTCATCCTAAGAATTGGAAATCTGAATAGAAATCGAGATATTAAAGAGTGAAACGTTGAGTTTCACTCTTTTTTTTATTTTTATTACGGTGACGATGAGGATGGATTGTTGAGATAGTTGTATAGGACCGATCGGCACGACACTTCCACAATTTTCCACAATTTCCCACAATTTTCTATAGCTATCTACAATTTTCTACAATTCTTCATTATTTATTATAATTATTATAACCCACCATAATAATAACTTTTACCTTTATCTTTCTCCTACTAATCCAAATTACCTCAGACTTATAATCCAATAGAGAAGAAATTGCCGAATGCCCCTCTCAGCGCAATTAACTCTTATGAAAAATTTCTTAACAAAATCTTGACAAAAGAAAAAATTTATTATATAATATAATTACAAAGTGAGGAACAACCTCCATCCTTTCAATTTTATTCTTTCTACTACCTTACTTTGTATTACAATTAAATAAAAAAAATAACCGCTATTTCAGCGGTTATTTTTTTTTTATGCTAACAAATCATCAATACTCAAAGCACTATATTCTTTAATCATAGCTTCTGCGAGAGTATGCTTATCTTCCAACATACACTCATGCTTATCATAAAGAACATCATCCATAGACTGCGGCACTACTGCGCCTTTCTTTTTAGGAGTATATCTATATTGACTTACCGACTTAATACCACCATCACGCTTGATAGTACCAACTACAAAGCCCTTATAAACAAGTTTCATGCCATCATCATACATAATAAAGACCATATCATCACAATCTTTATAACTATAAGTAGAAAGAGCATATACAGGCAACCCTTTATAAGTACCTACTCTTTCATTATTATCCTTTAAAGTTTCATAGCAAAATTCCATTTCAATTTTCTCTAAGGGTCCCTTTAAATTTTCATTTCATTTTTTTAAACGCTACTTAGACTCTGGGAGTATTACCCCTTATAAAATGAATATACCCTTACTCCTTATATATATTATAACATAATTATAAATATAAATCAAATACACTCTTATAACTCATCACCATATACTTCATGGTAATAATCATACATACTATACTTAGCTGTACTATATCCATCTAACCAAGCATTAGGATTACCATCTGTATATATATTATATGTTTTCTAGCTTTCTTTACATAATGCGGTTGGATTTATATATCCAATTATTCTCTATCTATATGCTTTAATACCTTCATCATCATATGGATAAATACCTAAATCTAATCCTATACTCATTATTGTTGAATCACTTAATTTATTTTCATCTAATTGTATCATTTTATTTCTCCTTTAATTTATCTGTTGAAAAATAATATTTATCTTCATCTATTATTTTCATATATCCACATTCAATTAAATTAATAATAGCATCATTCATAGATTTTCTAACTGTTCTACTTTTTACTTTATAATCTATATTTAACCAATTAGCATATTCCTACGGATTTACTATCCATTCCTATTTATTATAAAAGCAACTTAAAAATAAATATAACTTTAATCCACAGTGCTTTAATTCATTTACTACTTTACCATCTATTGCCATTATTATTCCTCCCTTAACTCCCTCGAAAAAAATCTTGTATAGGATTTAAATGGCCCGAAGGGACATTTAAAGCCTATACCATCCTTACTTATATTACTTATTACTTAGATAAACTATGATTTTTTACCTAATTTAATACGAAGCAACTATGAAAAATTACCTAAAGTGGGTATGAAAAATTACCTAACTAAATCTTTATAATCAAAGCAAAATTTCGTCAATCGCTTCTTCTAACTTTTACCATCAAAAAAGCTAACATAATCTATTAATTCAGAATTACATAAAAATGTTAAAGCATTATTAACAATTTCATAACCACGAGTATTATTCTCTACTTTAATACCACTATGTTCCCCTAACTCTTTTAAAGTAAATTCATACTATGTTCCTCGTTCCAATGCCCATTTATATCTCTAACCAAGATATACATAAATCTTTATAATATGCTCTTTACAATTATCATTTATATACTATAAAGTCTTTAATGGAATTAAAAAATATATATTCTCCATTTCAGGTAACATATATTTATCTTCTTCTTCAATAACATAACCCTACTCAATTAAATAACTTAAATGTGATTTATAAGTCTTGGGGCTTTTGATACCTAATGTCTTACATATCTAAGACTATGAAGGTAATGATTTCTTTAATACAAAAGTTCTAAATAAATTATTATCTTTATCTATTACTTCATAAGTAGATAAAGTCTATAAATAAGCATATAACTCACCATTAATTTTTTTATCATTTAAAAAAGTAAGAACTTCCATAGTAGTATTCGCCGGAAAGCGCTTTTTATCTTCAGCCAATTTAATATTGCCTCCTTTCATACTTTATTTAAAATCTAAATAGGTAAAATTAACGATTTTTACCCAACTAAATAAAAATAGGAAACTATGAAAAATTACCTAATCAGCACTTCGGTTTCCCGATCAGTGGCTATGAAAAATTACCTAAAATTTTAAATAAAAAGAGGAACATATGAAAAATTACCTAAAAATTTTACCTAATTTATCCACTTTAAATAAAAATAGGAAACTATGAAAAATTACCTAATTTGGTTTTAAACACTTATTTATGACCAACTAATAGAAATTTTTGACCAAAACAATAGAAATTTTTGGACAAAAATATAGAAAATTTTGACCATTTATCAGAAAATTTTGACCATTTTCATTTAAAACGACCATTTTATATTTTTATTAGAAACTATGAAAAATTACCTAATTTAACTAAAATATAACTAATTAAAAATTTACCAATTTGATTTTTAATAAAAAATAATATATAATATTTATAGAAAATGAAAAAAGAAAGGTATTGATAAAAATGAGTATTGAATATTCCGCAGTTATTACACGCGGCTACCGCCTCAATGCCGCAGACATGAAATCTCTTACCAAAGATCAAATTCTAGAACTCTATAATACAGAATTTCTTAAAGACTACAATTTGGATATCGCCGGTTGGGAACATGATGAAAATTGGTACGGTGTTCTTGGCATTACTCTAGATTACTGCGATCAAGATAGCTATCCCGCAGAAATTGATCCTTCACATTACACTGATGAAGACCTCTTTATCAAAGACCTTTTATCACGTTATTTTCCTAATAAGAAAGACGCTGAAATTCACACCTATCTAGGCGTAAAAATCTCATAAGGAGAAACCGCATGATTACAACTTGTCATCAATGCGCATATTCAAAAGATAAAACTGGCGCATATTCATTGTGCGTGCTCTTGGGCAAAAATGTTCAATTAGATTCTCCCAGTTGTGGTGAATTTTATCGTATTAAATATAATTGTACTTCATGCGGTAAACAGATTTATCATAAAGAAGTTTTATTCTATAATGATAAGCCTTTTTGTAAAGAATGCGCAGCCAAGTTTAGTAGTTGCGCGCACTGTAAATTTTCTGGCAATTGCGCCTTTGAAGAAGATCCAAATCCAATTCCAAAACTTATCCAACAGCAAGTGCGTATGCCACAAGGCATTGCCGTGAAAACAGTAATGAATCCGAAGCGTATTGAAATTACGTGCGCACGGAATTGTTCTTGTTTCGACAAAGAAAATAAAGAATGTAATAGAAATTATAAAGTATGTAGCGATTATAGCGAGAAGGAGTATTAAAATGTGGCTTTGGTTTGTTATTACTGGCATAATTATTATTCTCCTAGTAGGTAATACAATTTATTGGGAAGAAGGCATTGGTACTGTTATTTTAACTATCATTGGCGGAATAGTGATCGGCGCCCTTGTTTGCGGAATGCTCGCATTCCTTATCGGCGGCGTTATTAGTAATAATTCAGATATTATGATAGATACTATCGAATCTAATAATGAAATCATCGCATTAGCAGATAATAATCAAACTTATTTGTATCGTTCTGCCGATAAAAATAATAATATTAGATACAATTATATGATTAAAACAGAGCGTGGTTATCTCACTCAGAGTGTCCTAGCAAATCGCGCCTATATTATCGAAACTGATGATAAAACACCAAGTGTAGAAACACATCAAATAACTTATAAATCTAAATTCCTGCGTAAGCATTTTTTCAATGACAACGCTCCATATTATTATATTTATGTTCCAAAAGGCACAATTATAGGAGGATTTACAATTGACTTACAATAAGACAGAATGGTGGCAGAGCCTTTTTGATCCTAATAAAGATTATTATTGTTAATCTTTTATAATATTATTATACATAAAAAAATCTATAAAATCAATATAAGGAGAATTATATGTTATTGCTTATTGGCGCAATTGTTCTTTGTATTATTTCATATTTTATTATGAAAGCTACTGAAGATAGGTATAAAGAACCAGCTCTTGTTTTAAATATCATTTTTACCGTTTTATTCATTCTTATGGTTATTTGTGTTATTGTTTGTCTAGTGGTAATTATCGGAAATCAGATTGCTGGTATTGCTACTGCTCAAGCTCTTGAAGTTCAACGTAATTCACTTGTCTATCAGTATAATAACCAGCTTTATCTTAATGATATTAATTATGGCGCAAATGAATTGTTTAATCAGATTACAGAATTTAATGAGCGTGTACGTGGTAAGCAAGCAATGGCAGAGAACCTTTGGACAAATTGGTTCGTTCCATCTTGTTGGAAAAATGTCGAATTGATTCCTTTTAATTAACTATTAAAGGTCTTTTGGTTATTACCAAAAGACCTTTATTGATTTTTTATAAAAAATATATTATAATATTTATATAAAATAAAGAAAATAATAAAGAAGGTACGATTTATGAAGAAAACTATTTTTTTGAGTGATTATGAAATGTTTACGAACTTTATTATGAATAATTTTCTTGAAACTCTCCGAGGTGAGGGTATTCTTATTGATCTGGGTTAAGGAGAATTAAGATGTTTTATAGATATAAAGTTAAGTTTTATGATGAAGTAAATCATAAAGATGATTCCCAATGTGGAATCGTTCATAGTGAAGAGGATAGCGGCACGGGTTATCAAGATGCTATTATGAAAGTGTGGCGTCATTACGATAATATTAATGAGATCACTCTCGCGGAGCTGTCTGATAATTCGTGTCTTATTGTTGATAGTGACGCCTTGCGAGAAATTGAAGATAATGTAAACTGGTGAAAGGGGCACTTGGGCAAAAATGTTTAATCGTATTAAGAATTGGCTGAAAAATCCGTCTATCTGTATATATGAAGTCGGTGTTCGCTTTAAGGACGAAAATCTTAATTTGTCTGAATATTTTTTGACCCATAAAAGTGCGGAAAAGTATGTAGAAAAGTGGAACAATGAGAACAAAGATAAGGAGTTTAGTCTTTTCCTTGGAGGAGTTCCACTTTATCTCTGGTAAATAATTAAAAGGAGGTATAATATGGTTCCCGGTCTTTATAATTGTTTTGATAATTGGGGCAAAAAGGGCGCTGTATGGCTGATGGGCGATACGCATTTTGGTGATCGCGATATTAAATCTGGCTTTACAAAGCGTCCAACAGATGAAGAATTAATTACAAACATTAATAACAAAGTTGGTAAGCATGATACTTTTATTCTGCTTGGCGATGTAGGTGATATTTCTTGTGTGCGCAAGCTCAAAGGATATAAGATTCTTATTCTTGGAAACCATGATACTGGTCGGTCTAACTATGAGCGCAAGATTGTAACTGAAAAATTCGATAAGGAAAAGTATCAGAAGGATGAAGCACTCCTTGAAATGAAACGGCTTTATCCTCATTGTAAGTACGAAGTTGATGAAAGTCATGGCTTTCAGTCACCTTTTGAGTATTGGACTGTAAGCGCAGATAACTGTCTTTTTGATGAAGTATATGAAGGCGTTCTTACTATTGGACCAAAGCTTATTCTATCTCATGAACCGCTTGAAGGTATAGAATGGGCATTAAATATCCATGGACACGATCATTCTGGAGGCGGATTTAAAGACAAATATCATAAAAACTGCTGTGCTGATGTAATTGGTTATACCCCTATCCATCTCACTCAGCTTATTAAGAGTGGTCCTCTCGCGCAGATTCCTTCTGTCCATCGTATTACTATTGATAAGGCAACCAAAAGAGCAAAAGCACGAAAGAAGGGTAAAAAAAAGTAATGAATATTTCTGAGTATCTTGATATATGTAGCGATTTGCGACATTAGATTGCGGATTATGATAATAAAATTCTTGAACTCTTAGAGACAAGAATTAATTTATCTAAAAATTTAATTAAAATTAAATTATCTCAAAACCAAAATGCTTATGATCCAATAGTAGAAGATAAAAAGATAGAAACATTGTGTGCGCAAACCGCGTACCCTGACTTGGTTAAAATTATTTGGCCCCTCATTATGTTATATTGCCGCGCTTCAGAAGGTCTTAATGAAAATTAAGACCTTCTTTGATTTTTTATAAAAAATATAATATAATATAAATAGAAAGTGAGGGAATGATAAATGTTAGTAAAGATACAGCTATCTGAGGAAGAATATATTTATTTAAATCTGGCACAAACTATTATAGTGCATTTTTCAAAGGAAGATTTTACGATTTATATTCGTTCAGCATACTCTACTGCTACATATCATTTTGAAAATGAGATTTTTTATTCAGATGCGCAAGACCTTATTGATGAATATACCCTTCATCCTTTGGAAAAAAATGATACTGAGAAGTATAGACTTGATGTAAATACTGGGATTTGGTACGGGGAGGATTAATATGACAGTTGGTATTCTTGAAATTGATGATAATTATGGCGATATGTGTAATCGGCAGGTGTTTACCAATGTTTCATGGGAAGATTTGATGGAACTTGCTTGCGATTATATTAATGAAGAAATCGAAGAATCTATTATGTATTCTCAGCAATTAGAATATGAAGGCGATATCTTCCCCTACGATTGGTGGTATGGAATGACTAAGAATGAAATGTTTGTTTATCTTAGTGCGCGATGCTTTCTTGATGTTTATGAAGCTATTGAATTTAATCAGGATTAAGGAGAAAATAAAATGAAAAAGATTATAGCGGTAATTTTTACGATTGTTCTTCTTCTCAATCTTTGTGCGTGTGCCGATGTTAGCACCATTACTATGGATGCTTCAAGCTCAGAGACCGGTGATGCAGTAAAAATTTCTTACGTCGCTGATTTTTATGATAATTATGGCGATCAATGGCTGAGTGTTGAAGGCAATAGTTTTAATATCTCTCCTAATAAGGTTAAGGAATACGCTTATGATAGTGATGGCAGTTGGATTTCTAGCTGGACCACTTCTTCTGTAATGTCTATTGATATTGATGGTAATAAGATTGAGTCGTGCGGTTCAACTGTTTTGTTCTATGATACTCGACTTGAAAAAATTGATATTGATATTCCGCAGAATGTTGATTTAACTACTGAGAATAGTTATAGCGTTACTACTCCGAGTGATCTGCGCGCTAGTGATTATTGGAGTTTAAATTGGTGGTTTATTACTAAAAATCAAAGTAATACTACTGTGCGCTCTCGTATGGTTATTATTCAGTCGCAGAATGGCGATCCGATTTGTATGTTCAATGGCGATAATGTTTCTTGGGAAGTTTCTCGTAATTTGCCGAAGACCACTGAAATTATGATTGATGGTATGCCGGTTTATGTCCATCGCGCAAATTTCGCCATTGTTGATTTGAGCGTTTTTAATTAATATATATAAAAATCAAAGCTATTCAAAAGAATAGCTTTGATTTTTTATAAAAAATATATTATAATATTATTATAAAAGATAAGAAATGAAAGGAATTGATATTATGCCGGTTGCTAAGAGTTTTCAGTCTTATACTCAGGTTGGTGACATTTTCATGTCAGGTGGTAAACAGTATGTAAATATGAAGAATCCTTCGACTGGCACAATTCGTAAGTGCCGCTGGTATAGCGATACTGAGTATGCGCGGTATTATCCAGAAGTCAAAGTAATTAAGGCAGGCAAGACTCAGAAAGAAGTTCTTGGTTTTGAAAAGGGCTATATTACTATCTTCAAGGGTAATTGTTACGAGGACCGCGAATGGTTTAAGCAGTCTTCTGCTCGCTATACTCGTTTGTGGGGTTGGTATTTCATTTCTACTGAAGAACTGCCTGCGGATTTGCCGACTGATGTGACTCCTATCCAGTTAAAGTGGGAAGATGTTGGCGGCGAAGATGGTAAGTTGTTCTCTGATGCCAAGGTAAAGGCATTTGTTGATACTCTACTTTATGATGAAGATCCGAGTGAATATGTTGGTGAAATTGGTCAGCGTATTGAACTTACTGTTACTGTCGTAAAGACTTATGACGTTGATGGACAGTTCGGTGTAGCTACGATGCATACTTTCAAAGATGAAAATGATAACATTTTCCTTTGGACAACTGCTTCCAAGAAATGGGAAGTAGGTACTGTTCATCATATTCGTGGTACAGTTAAAGATCATAAAATGTTTAGAAATTGTAAGGAAACTATTCTCTCAAGATGTATGGAGATTTAATATGGGAAAAGTAAAAGAATATTACACTGACGAAGATATGTTGGAAGCTCTTGGCGTAATTCGACACAAGAAAAATATCTATACTATTATGCAAGATATTTTTAAAGAATATGAAGTAACCAGCATGGAGAATAATTCTCATTATGAGACTCACAGATGCCGTAATGGAGCGATTTCTGACCTTATGAAAACGCTGAATAGTTATGGGTATAAATATGGGGTTGATTTTACATGGTATCCTAATTTTTGGAATAGTTATGTATTTGCTTGGACTGAAAATAAGGCTATTTTCATTACTGTGATTGAGGAAGGATGGAAGGAAAATGTCAAAGCGTAAAAATTATTTTTGTGATTGTATTCGGAATAAGGATAAAACTTATTGGGAAGGATCTCATAGTTCCAAGAGTAAGCAGAATCTGAAGCGGAAAATTGTAAAGGTAATTAAAGATCTAAATGACAGCGTTCTTCGTGACAATCTGTGGCGTGGGCGTTTTTATGTAACCTGCGATTCGATTCAATATACTAATTATAGTGATGGTAGTGGCACTTATGGTTGGGTTTATCTAACTTTTTGTGATTTGGCTACTGGACAGGTTTCTCAGGTTATGTTTAATGATTTTGATTTTACTATGTTCAATGGCTATAAAGTATGGGAAAGATTGAATTCTTTTGTTGTAGATGATTGCGATGTTTGGCGCAATAAAGATATCAATGTCTATGCCGATAAGACCGTGTATCGTACCATTTAAGGAGAATTAATATGCTTATTGTATTTTTTGTAATTTGCCTCGTTTGTATTAGTTTGGGTATTATCCTCTGGTTTAAGAAGCCTTATTCTGATGCCGGTCCTACAGTGTTTGCCATTTCACTTATTGTGCTTGTTGTTGTAATAATTTGTTGTCTTTTTAATGTAAATAAAATTGTTAAAGCTAATACACTTGAGCAAAAAATTACTGTATATCAGGAAGAAATGACTAATATTGAAAATAGTATTAATCCTGTTGTTCAAAATTATTTAGACCATGAAAAAGAGACTTATACTGCGCTGACTCCTGATAATGCTGTTATTTTTGCTTCTATTTATCCTGAATTGTCTAGTAATGAAATTGTTCAGAAGCAACTAAATATTTATAATGAGTATTTAATTTCAATTAAAAATCTAAAATTGGAAATCGCTGAAATCTCTACCGCGAAATGGTGGTTGTATTTTGGGCAATAAATTTGGGAAATTAATTAGTCATCTTGTAGATGCTTTTGTGCTCGCAGTTATGATTGCTGTTATTGTAGTTTTGATATTGCGATAAGGAGGTTAATTATGGATTGTGATCCTGCGGTTCTTGGACTTCTTGCCTGTATTTGTATTATGGGGATTGCTTTCGCTTTAGATTATTGGCACCGAGTGAAATAATAAAAGGGAGGAGATAATCCTCCCTTTTTTGATTTTATAAAAAATAAATGATATAATATATATGTAAGATAAAGAAAGAGATAAATGAAATAAAGGAGAGTGCGTAGATATGGAATATTGCTATTTTACTTACACAGTTGGTATCCGTCATGGTGATGAAGTCGAATATTTTTATGGTATTACGACTGGCGAAGATTATAGCGATGCTATGGGCAATGTTTATGAGGAATATTGCACTAAGGATATTACACAGATTATCATTGAAGATTTTGATAATCGCGCTTGCCTTGAAATGACTAAGAGCGCTTTGGAAGATTTTAAGAACGCAGTTAATTTTTAAGGAGGGTAATATGTATCACCATAGCAATCATTGCGCATTTGATTTATGGAGTCCAGTAGTTGATGATTGCGCTGTAGAAAATAGAGCATTTTCTGCTTACGCATTTCATACTTCTGAGATTGAAAATATTATTGATAAAATTTGCGCGGGTGAGACTGAAATTACAGTTTCGAGTTTCTTGTCGCAAAGCGACCTTGATTATATTAAAAGCGAGGTTGAACGAAGAATGAATTAGGAGTTAGATAAATGATTATTACTACTAATCAAATGAAGCGCATTTTTGATGAATTTAACGATCAAGTAAGTGCTAAATGTTATCAGAAAATGCCGCGAGATGATTGGCGCAAAATTAAAACTGCTATTGAAGATGGCAGAATGTTTATTCTTAATATTCATGATAGAGCATATCTTACTTTTGCTGAGGATTATAATGAGCCTCGTACAATGATTTCTTTTGAACGCCATGATAGTTCATTTGGCGATTTTCTGTATGATTTGTTCTGGGATGATGATAAACTAGAGATGATTTATTGTACTAATGATTATCTCGATAAAGCACTTTGTACTTCTACTTCTAGCACTACAAGTACTACTGTTACTGTTGGTAGTACTAGCTCAGCAACAACTATTCAGGTAGGAGATTATAATATTAGTTCTGGGAAAGCTATTGATGGTTATGCTATCACTACTGGTACTATTTCTCTAACTGATAATATTGAAGATACAGCACGAAAAGTTTTTAATGAAGAATGGAATAAAAGAAAGGAAAATGATAAAATGAAGTTTGGTAATTTTGATTTTGGTCCTTGCGCGAATGATAATGTGAGAATGTCTATGTATGGTATCGCTATTAAAAATGTTGCCGGCACTTATGTGTCTTATGATGCGGCGAGTGGCGAAATTATCGACGTTGATGTGTTCAACTTTGATGGCGGTAAGTATATGTTTAAGCTGCCGGTCGCTATTAAGGATGTTAAGGTTGGCGATGTTATTATCCATAATAGAACTCCGATGTTTGTAGTTGGTTTTGCTGAGAACACTGGCGATCTGATCGCAGTTGATATCCGTGCTGGCGAAAAGAAGACTATTATGCCGATGCGTAATATGTTCCATTTCGATTTTGTTACAAAGATTGTTTCTTTGTTCGATATGAATGGTGTGACTCAGCCGTCTTCTGATATGCCTTTTGGTAATATGCTGCCGCTGATGATGATGAGCGATGATAACAAGGATATGGATATGAAGGATATTCTTATGATGTCTATGCTGGCAAATGGCGGCAATATGAGCAATATGAATCCTATGCTGTTGTATTTTCTTGCTTTTGATGAAGCGGACGGCACTTCGATGAAGGATAAGCTCCTTCCGATGATGCTGCTTAGTAATCAGCAGAAGTAAGTTAATATATAGAACCCCTTTCAAAAGATTCCCCTCTTTGTTTGGCCGCAGAGAGGGGAATTGATTTTTATATAAAAATTTGATATAATATATATAGAAGATAAAAGAAAGTGAGAGTTGGTATTCTAAATGGCTTTGTGCAATTATTTAAGTAATGAAGATAAATCAATATTTTGTAATTGGATCAATATGTATGGCGGCATGAGTGACAATAAAGATCCTGATCTTGATGTAGAAAATGTCGATCATATTTTGCGGTTTTGGGATAAGGAGAAAGTAACTCTTTGGAAGATGCTTGGTGAAAAATTTACTATTTCCAAAGATGTAACTTTTAAACGTTCTGAGCGCCAGTCTAGATCTGATTTTGAAGATTGTCTTGGTTATTGGCGGGGTGGCTATAAGTTTATTCGTGAATATCAAGACTTTACTGCTGATAAAAAAAATCTTGAGACGCCAGAAAGTTATCATGATCCTCTTTATAAAGTAAATCGGTTTGAAGACATTATGGCTTTGAGAGAGCTAACTACTTTTGAAAGCCTTCATAATAATATTTATACGGGTGATACTTTTACTATTACTCGTAGTGATGATGGACAAACAATGTTAGTCAATAAAGGTGCCAAAATCAGTAAATTACTTGGTAAGTTGGCAAAATTCTTTGAGCTGTCAGAAGTAAAATATGAAGAATTTAGAATTGCTCATTCTCAATTTTTAAATCAAGATACTATTAAAGGTACACTTTGTTTGTCAATTCATCCAATGGATTATGTGACCATGAGCGATAATGATTGCGATTGGGATAGTTGTATGAGTTGGCGTAATGAAGGCGATTATCGTATTGGCACTGTTGAAATGATGAACTCTCCTTGCGTCCTTGTTGCTTATCTTCGTGCGAAAGAAGATATGGAATTTGGCTGGGGTGAGAAGCTTTCACATTGGAATAATAAGAAATGGCGTCAACTTTATATTATCACCAAAGATTTGATTAGCGATATTCGTCAGTATCCTTGGCATAATGATGAATTGAATGGTCTTTGTATGAAATGGATTAGAGATCTTGCGGCTACTAATCTTGGTTGGCAATATAGTAATCTTTGTACTTATTATAATAATTTCCGCGATGCTGATTATAATAATTTTTGTTTGGAATTGAGTGATAAGCCTTATTCAATTAACGTCTATTGTGATAAGATGTATAATGATGTTTATTCCAAAAATCAAAAATGTTTTATTGGCATCGAAGCACCGCACGAAATTGACATTGATTATTCCGGTTATAGCGAATGTATGAATTGTGGCGAAGAGATTGGTGACATTAGTGATACTTGTATGTTACTTTGTGATAATTGCTCTAATGCTATAAGATGTAGCTGTTGTGGCGACATTATTCATAATGATGATTACTATTGGATGGACGATGATACTTGTCTCTGTTATGACTGTTATACTGAAAAAGCAGGTACGTGTGAAGACTGTGGCGAAGCTTTTTATAATGAGGATTTGAATGAAATTCGTCTTTATAAAGATAATAAATTAACTTGGCGTTCTGGTTATCTTTGTTACAATTGTAAGAGCGATTATGAAGAAGCTGGATTAATTATTAGTGATCCTATCCAATCATCTTTCGGAGTCCATTATCGAGTAGATTTCGAAACTTTGATGGAATCGGATAGCGAAGCTGCTGATAGACTACGTGATATTTTTTCTATTAATAGTGAAGAAGGTCGGCAATGGTTCCTTGATAGTTTGAAAGATTAGTCTTAGTCTTAGGCGCGTAGACCTACTTTAGTATATAGAACATCTGATTATTAGCAAGAAGCAAAAATAACTAATCCTCTAGAAGATATGTTATGGGATAGTTTAAATAAAGCTTTAGAAGAAGTTATTGAATCTTATAAAGCAATAGGGATTACTCCCCAACAATTAAAAGATGGATTAGTAACTATTCCAGAAGAAGAAATGACTGAAAAAGCAGAAGATGCTTTAAAGGAATATTATGAACAATTTGTTGATTTCAGAAAAGTTATTTGATTTTTAATAAAAAATAAGATATAATATATATGTAAGATAAAGAAAGGGTAAGAGAAATAAAGAAAAAACTTTTACCCCGACTTTAAATCTTAATTGATTTTTAACAAAAAATAAGATATAATAAATATACAAAGAATAAATAAACTTTAAAAATGAAAGGTTAAAGGTGTTAATTATGGAAAAGATTACGAAGCGCGAAATGTACGAAGCAATTGCTGAGGCTATGAAGACTGGCGAATGCCGTTATGATCCGGCTGAGGTTATTTCGTTCTGTGAGAATGAAATTGACCTGCTTGATAAGAAGGCGGCAAAGGCTAAGGAGCGTGCTGCGGCGAAGGCTGCTGAGGGTGATATTCTGACTGCGCTGGTTCGTGCGGCTCTGACTACTGATGAGTTTAAGTCTATTGCTGATGTGACTGCGATGGTTGCTGAAGAGGAGCCGGATGTTACTGCGGCGAAGGTTTCTTATCGTCTGTCTTCTCTGGTTAAGGCTGGCGAAGCTGAGAAGTCTGAAATTACGATTCCTGCGACTGAGACTTCTAAGAAGAGAACCGTTAATGGCTATCGTCGAATTAATGGCTAATATAGCGCATTAAGGACTGGGAAATTTCCCAGTCCTTTTTTTATAAGGTCTGCTCCGGCCGGCGATGGACGCATCACTCGTAAAACCAAAAATAAAAGATTGCTTACTAATTTTTATTGACATTTGTGAAAAAATAAGTTATAATATATATAAGGAGTGATATAATATGAAATATTCCGTATCAATTCGGTAGTCTGCGGCAAATAAGCGCGTAGCTGATGAAATTATGCTTGATTATAAAGATATTAAAGGCTTATATAATATTATTGATGATTTTTATAATAAAGAGTATGTAATTCGTATCCCAAAGAATACTTCATAGATTGATTGGGACGAATTAAAGATGTTCTCTGAAAAAGTAAAACTCACTCTTGCTATTGAAAATATATTTATGGCAAGTGATTGTAATTCACGTTCAATTAATTATTATTGGGCTTATCCAATTACTACATGGTATGAATTAAATGGATTAGTTGATTTAGGTGTAAAACAATTATTTTTAGGTGTTCCGCTAACTTTTCAACTTCCAGAAGTGAAGAAGATAGGATTGCCGATTCGAGTAATTGCTAATGTATGCTATGATGGCTTTATTCCTCGTAAAGATGGAATTCGTGGATTTTATATTCGTCCAGAAGATGTGAAAGCTTATAGCGCATATGTGGATACTATTCAATTTGATACCGATAGTTTAGAGAAAGAGGCAACTTTATTAGGGATTTATAAAGCAGAATTATGGCCTGGTAATTTAAATCTATTATTGACTAATTTGAAATATAATGTTGATAATCGTGGCATTCCTGATGAATTTGCGCCGATGCGTATTAAATGTAAGCAAAGATGCCAAAGTGGAAGCGCTTGTAGTTTTTGTGAAACTGCGCTAAAGTTTAGCCGAGAAGTAGATAAGAATAAAGATTACTGGACTAAAGGTGTTGGTTTTACGCAACCAGAGAGCATTATTGACAATAATTAAAAAATATGATATAATATAATTACAAAATAGAATATAAGGAGAAATTTTTAATTGCGTGGGTTGAAAGCAAAAGAATATGAGACATTAGAGCAGCTATTTAAAATGAAACAGGGCAGCTTGCTTAAAACTATGTCTTATTTTCTTCAGAGTAAATACAAAACAGTAAAAACTACTGCGGATTATATTTATGCCATCGGTGATATTCCGATCGCTCTTGTAGCCCATATGGATACAGTTTTTCCTAAACCTGTTTCTGAGTTATATTATGATACAAGAAAAAATGTTATGTGGAGTCCGCAGGGTCTTGGAGCTGATGATCGAGCAGGCATATATGCGATTATTCAGATATTATGTTCTACAAATTTGCGTCCACATATCATTTTTACTACTGATGAAGAACGAGGCGGCATTGGAGCATCTGTATTAGCTCAAGAGAATTGCCCATTTCCGCAGCTAAAGTATATGATTGAATTGGATAGACAAGGAAAAAATGATTGTGTATTCTATTCATGTGATAATGATGATTTTGTAGCATATATTGAATCTTTTGGATTTATTGAAGATTTTGGTAGTTTTTCTGATATTAGTATTTTAGGACCAGCTTGGCAAGTGTGTAGCACAAATTTATCAGTTGGTTATGAAAATGAACACACATATATTGAAACTCTAAATATTAGTGCTCTATTAAATACTATTGAAAAAGTCAAAAAGATGCTTCAAGAAGAATCTATCCCAGATTTTAAATATATTGAATTTAGTTTATCTACTAAAAGATGGTTCCAAGATTTATACAGCAGTAATGGAGCCGCAGGCGATAATGATTTTTATGTTCATTGTAAGAAATGTAAGGGATTATTTTCTGGTTATGAGGTCTTTCCTGTGAAGGGATTAGATGGTAAGACTTGTTTTTATTGCCCTGATTGTATAGTAGAAAATATTGAATGGTGTGATAATTGTGGAGAACCATTTGAAATTGATCCAAATAATCCTAAGAAAATTTGTAATGATTGCGCAGGAGGCCTACTTGAATGTCATTCGACATCAAAGAAATTAAAAAACAATTTGATGAAGTAATTCGTTATTCACAAGGAATTGAAAATCCTAAAACAGAAGAATTATTTAATAGATTTTTAGACGCTAAAAGAGATTTTATTGAATTATTTGGTGGTAATCTAATCTATGAGTATCCATATGTATTACATTTAAAGCTTGATAAAAAAGAAAAACAAAAGAATTTAAATAATTTTTTGGATACAATTGATTGCTTATATAGCAATTATGATTTAATTGATTTTATTGAAACTAATAGAGATGGATTTTTTACTAATCAAGTTATTGAAGAATATAAATTACCTGATGGTAAAATTATTCCAGTAGGCATGAAACTAGTTAAAGCATTTAAGTATTTTATTTCTGATAAAGACTTATTGAATGATATTCAAAATAGCGCAAGTCGTGTTATCCAAGAGGATAAGATTGAAGGTAAGCTATGTATATCAGTTCATCCACTTGATTTTTTAAGTTCAAGTGAAAATACTTATAATTGGCGGTCTTGTCATGCACTTGACGGTGAATATCGCGCAGGAAATCTTTCATATATGGTTGATAAATCAACTGTAATTTGTTATTTAAAAGGTGCTGATGGGGTAAGATTACCTAATTTTCCTGAAGATGTGCTTTGGAATTCTAAAAAATGGAGAGTATTAATTTTCTTTGAAAAGAATTGGAGAGCAATTTTTGCGGGTCGGCAGTATCCTCTTTCTACTTTAAGCGCTTTAGAGACTATTTCTATGTGTTTAAATAATATGGGAGTAGAGTTCCATAGATGGGAAGATAGTAATATTACTGGTTATACTGATAAAATTTCTGGTAAGCAATATCCTTTAGATACTGATTATATTGCAATTGGTGGGAAGATTTATCCAATTAAAGATAAAGTAGCAGATGCTAAAAATTCTTTACAATTTGATGATTTAATAAATTCTTCATGCTATCGACCTTATATGGCGGTTCGTGCAAGAGGATTTTATGCTAGTGATGCTGATGAATGGCATTGGGATATTGGCGGAGAAATTAATTGTTTAAATTGTGGTAAATCATTAATTGAGCATAGTGATTTTATGCGATGTGATAGTTGTGAATTAGCATATGGTGATAGTGAAAATGATATTTTTGGATATTGTGACTGTTGTGGTCGCAGAATATTATTAGATGAAGCTTATTATGTTGATTCAGACGAAATAGTTTGTAGTGATTGCTTTAAAAATGAATGTATGACTTGTGATAGATGCGGTAATGGATATTATCGTAGTTCTATGAAATATAATGAGGAATACCATAAGTATTTATGTCCTTGGTGTTCAGAAGATATGGAACGAGGAGAACCATTTGATTTAAAGCAATTAGTTTTTGATGAATGTAATAAATTAGAGAAGAAAATAATGGAGGATAATAATGGCGAAGGGACAAATTGCTAAGACTCAAGTAGCAGATAGAATTGCGAAAGCATTTGGTAATGATTGGATTGGAGAGTATGATAAGAAATACTATGTTTGGGCTACCGAGAATGGAGAGCGCTTACAGATCGCTATTTCTATGACTTGTCCTAAGAATCCAGTTGGTGATGTATCTACTGTTGGTTCTAATGCAATGAATTTTGAAGATTCTGCTCCAGTAGTTCAAGAGAAGAAAGAAATTACTGAAGATGAGAAAAAACATATTGCGGATTTGATGGCCAAACTTGGTCTATAAGATTATTTTTGATTTTATAAAAAATAAATGATATAATATATATGTAAGATAAAGAAAGAAAGACTTTTACAGCAATAGTCATCCAAAGTGGGGTAGAGGATAGCCTATCAGAGTAAAATTCTGAAGACCGCGGTTCGAATCCGCGCTTCGGAAAAATGATTTATAAGTCTTGATTTTATAGGGGTGTCGGTTAATGGTAAACCACCGGTCTCCAAAACCGGGACTCTCCGTTCGAGTCGGAGCGCCCCTGCGGGAATTTGTCACAATACCTTCACGTGGTGTTCCTGTTTTTACTAAAGTTGTGGCAAGTTTGTTAAATTTACCTGCCAAAATTTTCATATATTACTGAGAAAGGTAGGTAAATTTTAATGAATGGATTTATTTATAAAATTACAAATGATATAAATGATAAAGTATATATAGGAAAAACTTTATCATCTATTGAGAATAGATTCAAAGAACATAAGTAGGAAAGCCAAAGAGAGTCAGAACAAATTCGACCTTTATATCGAGCAATGAATAAATATGGAAATGAGCATTTTCATATTGAAGAAGTTGAAGAATGTCCTTTAGAAATTTTATCAGAAAGAGAAAAATATTGGATAAAATATTTTTCTTCTTATGAAAATGGCTATAATGCTACAATGGGTGGCGATGGTAAATAGTTATATGATTATGATGAAATTGTAAAAGGTTTTTTATCAGGAAAATTAATGTATGAATTAGCAAATGAATTTGAATGCTGTCAAGATACTATCCGCGCAGCTTTAAGTTTAGCTAATATAGATTCTACTATTAATGCTAATAAAAAATTAAAAAAAGGAATTATAGCGAAAGATTTAAATGGAAATGTAGTAAAGATTTTTGATTCTCGGATAGAGGCTGTTAAATGGTTACAAGATAATAACTATGTTGCTAAATCTGTCGTAAAAGATAATGTTATAGCCGCAATAGGTCGAGTAGCTAATGGAAAACGTAAAAGTGCTTATAATTTGATTTGGGAAAATTTTTAATATTTGCCAGTCAAAAAGAAATTTTTTGATTTTATAAAAAATAAATGATATAATATATATGTAAGATAAAGAAAGACAATTACAGCAATTTTAATTTTTTCAAATTGATTGGTAATCCGTGTGTTGTTGGTTCGAGTCCAACTCGTGCGTATTAATTTACAAACGATAGCTCAAATGGCAGAGCAACGTAATTAAAAAAGTTGTCTTGTTTTATTTAGTTAAAAAATCTTTTTGATTTTTTATAAAAAATATGATATAATATTTATATCAAATGAAAGAAAAAAATAAATAGTTTGGTAGTACCCAGAAAATGAGAGCTGAGCCTTGGGAGATGAGTCAAAGGAACAAAAGACTTTATGAAGCGGACAGCCTCGCCAAACAAACCTTGCTTTCCCAAGCAGGTATATACTTACCTGTGACTCGCAGGACTAAATATTGGGAAGAGTATCTTATGGGAGACTAGCCTAGTGGTTCAGGCAGCGGACTGTTAATCCGCCAAGCAAGGTTCAATTCCTTGGTTTCCCGCCATTATTGGTCTTATACATGGGGTTTCCGATTTGAACTAAATAGCTAATTACTATTCTTGTGGCAATAGACCAATTAAAAATAAACTGAGGCAAAGGGAAATCGGGTTTAATGTATAGCTATAAAGAAATTTTATAGTTAGCTATGATGAACTTCATAGTAAAATCCTCTCATAATCAAGTTAATTGGGAGAGGGGTAGTGCGGGAACGGGGAGAAGCGCGCTATAAAAGGTGAAATACTTCTTTCCACCATATGCCGGTGTAGCCGAATGGCATAGGCGAATGATTTAGGATCATTAATCTGAAGGTTCGAGTCCTTTCACCGGTACCATAAGCCGATATCTTTGTACTATCCGGTGGTTGGCAACTCCATCGTTATGTAAATAAGTTGCTAATATGCCTTATGGTGTAATGGAAACACGCCGCCCAGTAGAGGGCGGAGTCTTTGGTTCGAATCCAAATGAGGTAATGGTGATTAGAAAAGGGAATGATAATCGCCCATAAAGTAATATAGGATTATCATTATAGATTATATTTATTAAAAATGGCGGCTAAATCTTATATTAGTTACTTGAAAAATATGTGATGCTGCGAGACCTATCAAGTTAGTCTATAAATCACTTGAAGCTATCTTTTACGCTTACTCTTTTGATTGTTTGGACTGCTTTACGCAAAAGGAAAAATGGAAAAGAGGGTAAGGCTTAACCATAAAGCCAGCTTTTTTGTGAATGACTTTTTAAGAGGGGATATAAAAGTTATTTAAGGTGATACTGCCTTGGCGGGTCCGGAACCGCCGAAATGTGATATGCTCTGGTGGCGGAATGGCAGACGCGATCGGCTCAAACCCGATTGTCGAAAGACGTGTGGGTTCAAGTCCCACTCTGAGCACCAAAAGGATTTAGCATATTAAATTCTTTTTGACATTTTTAAAAAAATATGATATAATATTTTTACAAAGTTAAGAAAGGAATTTAAAAAAGATGTTCAATGACTTTGATACTCAAATCCAATCCGATGAATTTGAATGGCAGTTCCTTGAATGGTGTAGACTAATGGAGGAGGAATATGGAAATGAATACCAAGAAGAAAATTGATAGACGCATCTTTAAGAAAAGTCCTGATGAACTTCAAGAATATATGATGTTTAAACGACGCGGTTCTCGAACTCCTGCAAAAAAGGGTAAGGGAATGAAATATGAACGCGCACAAGAAAAAGAAAAGTCAAGAAATTTGGTTTCTGATAATTAATTTGGCCCCATCTACTAATTGGCTAGGTGGTAACCCTCTCAAGGTTAAGATGGCGGTTCGAATCCGTCTGGGGTCACCAATGCCTTTTACACCACCAAAAAGGCTGAGGTCCCGTGGGAGCCTCCCGCCAAAAGTCCCACATTTTTAACGGCGCATAGACAAATAGGTATAGTCACTACCCTTTCAAGGTAGAATGTAGGGGTTCGACCCCCCTTGCGCTGACCATATGGTGCTGTAGTTCAGTTGGAAGAATGCCAGCCTGTCACGCTGGAGGTCGTGGGGTCAGGACCCATCAGCATCGCCATTCGCTTTTTCCTATGTAAGCGATTTTGAAGCATAGAACTTGATGGAGCGTTCTATTAGTCTGATGCCTGCATTAGATTAAGTTTTATAACCATCACAATTAAATATGCCTGTGGAGCTTATGAGGAACAAGCGCTAGACTCATACCCTAGAGATATTTGGTTCGAATCCAAAGGCAGGCACCATTGCGGTGGTCTTCTAACGGTAGGATACTGGGCTCATAACCCGGAGACGCGGTTCGATTCCGCCGACCGCAACCAGTTCAATTTATTTGAACAGTCTCCAATTTTTCATTTGATTGTCTTATTTTGTTCATAAAATGTAATATGTAAGCCCTTAGATGTTGTGCGTTTCTTCTAAGGTATCATAGTATTAGACGTATTCAGCAAATATTCTTTAAGAATAATTTTCGTGATTTGGTTTCACATTTTAATTGCAAATTAAAACGAATAGGTTCGAGTCCTATATATTATCTTTTTACGTCTAGTGATTTTAATAAGTCGGTTAAGTACATTTAAATAGTTTCTATAATTGATTAAAAGACACAAACAGCCATTAAATATTTCTAATGATATTTGAAAGTAATTGTGTCTTGTTTTTTATTCCTATGGGCAGATAGCTTATGAGGTCTGAGCACTGGTCTGAAAAACCAGAGGGTGAAGGGTCGGTACCTTCTCTGCCCACCATTGAAGAACAGCACGAGAGGATCCATATAGGAATAATGATGTTGTATGGCTGCTGGGATTCCTTTGAAAGAATAAGGACTACTCTTTTCTATATATTTGGATATATAGGAACAAAAAACTATTCAATAGAGAGAGTTTTTTACATCTAGTTTGTTTTATGTTTTTCTTTAACTTCCTGTTTTGTATCCTTTCGATGGGTGGTCATGTTTTGTTTTCTCTCCTCTTTCTGTAAAGCAAATCGTTTTTTTACTCTCTATTTTTCATATATGCGGAGGTCGCATAGAGGCCGAGTGCGGGGGATTGCTAATCCCTTGACCGGGGCAACCCGGTCCGAGAGTTCGAATCTCTCCCTCCGCGCCATTAGACTTGATAACTGCAAAAATCTACTACTAATAATATTTTCAAATAATAGATAGATGAAATATTATGAAAATCTAAAGTAAGTAATTGGACAAACTTTGTATTTCAATAAGGAAAGTGATTTATTTACTTTTCTAATATTTATTTTCTAGTCCTGCGAGTCTAGTAATTGAATATGCTGGGGTGCGCAAGCGGTCATAAGCGCCTAGTCTTGAAAACTTGTGTGAGCTAATTACTCCCGTGGGTTCGAATCCCACCCCCAGCGCCAACAAAAAGAAAGGATAATATAAATTATGAATGTTGTTAATGCTGGTAGCCGATTTCAAATTTATGGTGAAGATGTAAAAACGTATAAGCGTCTTCCAACTATGTCTTTTGAAGTTAGCTTTAATAAAATGACTGGCTTTTTCTTGGTTTCTCGGCCTGATTTGTCAATTAATGAAGAAAAGATTTACGGTAATCATGAAGCAAAAGTAAATAAAGTAATTAAATCTTACAAGTGTTCAACTCGTAATTTTGGTATTATTTTAAGCGGTCAAAAGGGTATTGGCAAGTCTCTATTTGCTCGCGTCCTTGCGGCAAAAGCTATCGAAAATGGATTTCCGGTAATCATTGTTAATGAATATATTCCGGGCATTGCTAATTTTCTTAGCTCTATTGAGCAAGAAGTCGTAGTCATTTTTGACGAATTTGAAAAGACTTTTGGTGAAGTTGAGCATAGTGATCCGCAGGAAGAAATGCTTTCTTTGTTTGATGGACTTGATAATGGCAAGAAACTTTTTGTTATTACTTGTAATGAAACCCGTAAATTAAATGAGTATCTTCTTAATCGCCCCGGTCGTTTTCATTATCATTTTATGATTAATTATCCAACAGAAAATGAAATTAGAGAATATCTCAAAGATAAGTTGTCACCGGATTATTATGAGGTAATTAATTCTATTGTTAATTTTTCTCGTACAATTAACATGACTTATGATTATCTGCGTGCTATTGTTTTTGAAATTAATCAGGGTTATAGCCTTGAGGAAACTTTAAATGATCTTAATATCACTCAGAGCAGTTCTGTTACTTTCAATATGACAGTTACTCTCACTTCTGGTAAAGTATATACAACTTATGGTCGTCATATTGATTTGGCTGAGACTTCTTATGAATGGTATGACGCATATGATACCAAGAGTGATAATAGATTACGGTTTGCGATTATTCCTAGCAAAATCACTTTTAGAGATGGACAGCTTTATATCAAGGGTGAAAATACTAAGATTTATGTTGATCCTGACGATTATTGGCAGATTGAAGACGAAGATGAGCGCAAGGCTGTAATTAAAAAGGCTGAGTCTCAGAGCATTAAAGAAGTTACTTTCCAGAAAAATACTCCTGATTTTACAACGAAGTATCTTGTTTGATTTTATAAAAAATTTATGATATAATATATATGTAAGGTTGAGAGATAAATAATCTCTCCCTTATATGCCGGTGTGGTGGAATGGTAGACACAAGGGACTTAAAATCCCTCGGTGGCAGCACTGTGCGGGTTCGAGTCCCGCCACCGGCACCACGTAGATATTAATCTACGAAGTTAGGCTTAACTTGAAAATATTTTATGAATCCAGTAGAAAAGAAAGTTTCTACTGGATAAAAGCATTAGGAGGCTTTAAAATGAAATTTTATTCAGAACTGACAAAGAATTTTTATGAAAGTGAAGATGCCTGTAAGCAGGCTGAAAGTAAGTTCAATAAAGAGCTTGCTGAGAAGGAAGCTAAGGAGAAGGCTTTGAAGGCTGAACGTAAGCAGCGCGCCGAAGAGGTTAATGATGCATACAAGGCTATTAAAGAAGCTGAAAAGCATTATTGCGAACTCCGCGATCAATTTATAAAGGATTATGGTAGTTTCCATATGACATTTACTGATACTGGTAGTTTCTTCTTTGATCCTTTCAGATTTACTATTCTGTAATGAATGTGCCGTTTCCTGTTTATCCGATCTTTTAGACGGGAAACGGCATTTTCCTCATATTTGGGTCTTTAGCTCAGTTGGCAGAGCACCTGATTCTTAATCAGGGTGTCCGGGGTTCAAGCCCCCGAAGGCCCACCAAATTTAGTTAGGAGTAAAAATTATTATGGAGTATACTGGATATTTTGTCAAATTTAATAATTTTGCTGCGCACCCCTCTGGAACAGGTCGTTTACATATTGATGTTTTAAGTAAATATTCTCAAGTACTTTGGGGACAATGGCGAAATGGTATAAATCTTTTGAATGAAAAAATTCGTAAAGAAATGAATGATGTTGCACCTTTTAAGTTTTATGCTTTAGATAAATCTGTAGCTTTATTAAAAATGAATGTGACTCGAGTACTTACTCGTGAAGAAGTTATTGCAGAAAAGTTAGAATATCTTATTCCAGATTATTATAATATTGATACACCATGTTCAGCATATTATCTTATTGATAAAATTGAAATTCTACCCGTTGAATCTGCACTTAAAATAATTAATATCAATACTAAGAAGTCAATCTATGATTCAGCTCAAGTGAATAGTACGACTCCTTGGAGAGTATGTGAAATTGATAATGATTTAGGAATAGAAAATATTGTTATTCCTAGTGTAACAACTAAATCTGTTAAATTTAATCCGCCTGTCTCTTCTGAAAATATATCTAATATTATTTCTCATAAGTCTAAAAATGAAACCTATTGTATTTATCAATATTATTCTAAAACTATGAAGAAAAGTTATATTGGCTTAACTAATGATATTAATAGGCGTAAAAAAGAACATGAAAGTCCTAGCAATTGGACGCGAGAAAAGAAAAAATATCTTTATACAGCAATGCAACTTATGGGATTAGATGATTTTGAATTCCATATTCTGCATGATAATTTGTCTGAGGAAGATGCTCATTACTGGGAAGCAAAAGAAATTGAAAATCATCATTCTTATTTCCCGGACGGATTCAATGAAAGAAATGAATCCCGATTCTTAAAAAATATTTGATTTTTTAAAAAATTTATGATATAATATATATGTAAGGTTGAGAGATAAATAATCTCTCTCTTATATGCCGGATTAAACAATAGTAGCTAACGATAGTTGAATAGACGGGTCGGGGCTAACATAGAAAGGTTAGCAGGTAGTGCGGCGGTAGGTAACAAATCCGCAAGTCGAAATGAGTCGGGAAAACCGAATGATACGGCTTAGATGTTTTCCTCATTTGAGGTTTGGATGGAGATTTTAGGCGAAGGATAACAACCTTTGACTGCCATCTTGTAAAGCGACCATGAAACCGGGTCATAGCTACCATGCTATTGTTTATTTTTAATGTGCGGGTTTAAGTCCCACCACTAGTATTAAATCTATCCCTTTAGCTTAGTGGAATAAAGCGCGTGGCTACGAACCACGAGACCGGGAGTTCGAGTCTCTCAAGGGATGCCATGTGGCTGTAGTTCAGTTGGTAGAACGTCTGATTGTGGCTCAGAAGGTCGTGGATTCAATTTCCACCAGTCACCCCATATGCTCTCGTAGCTCAATCGGTAAGAGCCGGCGACTTATCCAAGATTAGTTTAAATGGTAAAATAGTCTATGCGCAAGAAAGATGTAAGTTCAAATCTAACATCTTGGGCCAAATCGCCAGATGTGGGTTCAAGTCCCGACGGGAGCACCATTAACCAACAAGCCTATGGCGACAACTCTAAGCTCAAACCGTTGGTTTTCTGAACAAACGAATAAAAACCTTTCGTTCTAAGACCTAAAGTACGAAGCAGGGTGACAACCTCCAGAAATGGGACTTAGTTTTGGGTTAAAGTTGAGCGTTTATTATAAATTGATCTCGTCAATTAATTTTTAATAAATGCGATTTTTTATGCAAAAGTAGTCAAGAGGTTTAAGACCCCAATCTGCAAAACTGTGTGACTCTTTGGGCGTGGGTTCGAATCCCGATGGGAGCACCATAAGGCATAAACAGCAAATAATTAAATATTTTGCCATTTTCTTTTAAGCGAATGACGCACCATTTTATTATGCCTAGTATATACTTCATTAGCTCAATGGACGAGAGCATCTGATTTCTAATCAGAGGGTTTGAGGTTCGAGTCCTCAATGAAGTGCCAATGTGAGGATTATAAATGAAAATTGAATTTAAACAAAGTCAAGCTGATTATTTTAATTATGTAATTCAAAAATATGGCGGTAGTTGGGAATTATCTGAAGGAGTTATTATTCTTCAAAATGAAGATGACTATTTCCGAATTGAACATAATAATGTTACAACTGGAAAATTATATACTGCTTGGCATAAAAATCATTTTCATAATAAAAATGATTTTCATAAACAATTATCATTACATAATTTAAGAAAATTGTTTTTTAGATGTGCTACTCATAAAATGCGTTGTAAAGAAAAAAGATGTTATAAGCGTTCAGATTATATTCAAGATATGGAAGATTATAGAAATTTTCAGAAAGCTTTAAAATGATAAATTGATTTTATAAAAAATTTATGATATAATATTTATACAAGATAAAGAAAGACAGTATCAGCAATTAATGATATTTGCTTTGGGAGCCGGAAATTATAGGTTCGAATCCTATATCCCTGACCAATTTCGGGGATTAGTTTAAATGGATAAAACGCCGTTAAAAATCTGTCTTGTGTATGGAGATGTAGTTCAGTTGGTTAGAATATTCGACTGATAATCGAAAGGTCAGTGGTTCAAATCCACTCATCTCTACCATTATTCCAACAGAAAGGAATTTTAAGATGAAACTTACAAACATTTCTCAGGTCGAAGATTTTATCGCCGCGGTTAATCGCGCACATAGTAATGTATGGCTTGTAAGTCCGCAGGGTGATAGATATAATATGAAATCTGCGCTTTCTCAGTATATTGCTCTTGGAGCTTTGCTTGGTCAGCATGGTGATGAACTTGAGCTTTTCTGTGATAGTAAGCAGGATGAAGGATTGTTTATTGAATTTTTCGTTAAGCATCCTGAAGTCTAATTTAACATTTAAACTATTTTAATTAAAATAGTTTATATCCGGGTGTAGTTCAGTTTGGTAGAACGCTTGATTTGGGATCAAGAGGCCGTGAGTTCAAGTCTCGCCACTCGGACCATCAGGGTTCTGTTAAAAATATATAATTGAAAAGGATTGATCTCCCTGAGTAGATTTGTATTTGAATGAAAAAATGAGGTCTAGATGACACAGATAACCTCCCCTGAACCATCCCTTTTCCTAATATGTGGTCTGGGTTAAACAATTAGGCACTGCTCGTATTCATATTACCTATGCGGTATATGGATTCCTCGTATTTAAGACTCTGTAACAGCAAATGATTTAACATAATAACTGTTTAATTCTCTTTTAAAGAATTTTTTGTAATTTTGTTTTTAAGAGTCTTGTTTAATTATACTGGTGTCGCCAAGTGGGAAGGCACAGGACTTTGACTCCTGTATTCGTTGGTTCAAATCCAACCACCAGTGCCATTGTGCCAGAAGAACAAATGATCCGATGGGCAAATAAAATATTTATTCGGGATGTGTGGTTCAACTACCTAAAGTTATTTATATGGGAGAGTGGCAGAGTGGTCAATTGCGGCGGACTGTAAATCCGTTGCCTTCGGGCTTCGTTGGTTCAAATCCAACCTCTCCCACCAATTAAAAGATTAATTACGAGAAAAATAAGTAAAAATTTATTTGATTTTTATAAAAATAAATGATATAATATTTATAGAAAATAAAGATATGCGAGATTAGCGCAGCTGGTTAGCGCATCTGCCTTACAAGCAGGAGGTCACTGGTTCGAGTCCAGTATTTCGCACCACATGGTGGTTATTCATTCATTCCTTTCTTTTAGTTAAAAACATAGACGCATACAGCAAAAACACAAATTTTGTGTATTATCGGTTCAAGTCCGATTCCGCCGTCCTTTGGCAGATAGTTTAATGGTTAAACAACAAAAAAAAAATGCGTCTTGGTGATATTGAGGGGTAGCATAGCGGCAAATGCGCCGGTCTCTAAAACCGGATAAGTGGGGTCGGCACCCACCCCCTCCGCCATAAGTAAAGCAATATGTTCAAAGCATTGATAAGACTTTACTTCGATAGGACGTAGGATTAGAAGTGTCCAGCGTTTAAAGATTGATTTGCGATCGCGAGGTAAATCTTTGGTCAAAAGACACACTATCGGGGTTTGAAGATAAACCTTAAAATCTTCGCCATATGTTGAACTCTTTAATAGTGACATAATATAACCTTTGGGATATATTTATTTCACATCAACAGTGTATTTTATTCCTAATAGAGTATAAGAATAACGTTCCAATACGAAACATTGGTGAATAATAGGATATAATTTAATTAATGAAGATGTTTGGATCATATGTTTGTTAAAGTAATCATCGGTGAAATGGCAGTAAGATTTCCTATTTAAATCTAACCAAACTGAATACTAAAATCGAACCGAGAAAAGACTCTGTGAAATAAATATTGTAAATTCTGATGGATAGCTTAATGCTTGATAGGAATGGGTTGGACAGCATAACGCAACATATGTGTTAGCGGTTATGGAGTAAGAATTTACAATATTTAAAGTAATAGAGTCTTTTTGTTTTATATAGAAAGTACGGCAAAGCTGCTCCGGCCGGTGTCAATCGCACATATCGTAAAACCAAATAAAAATAAGCCCTTAGAAATTTTTGTTACAATTTCTAAAGGCTTATTTTTTTAGGCCAGAAAAAGACCTATTATCTCATTTATTTTTTAAAAAAATATAGGAAAATATTATTAAAGGGGGCTAAACAATGTATGGCTTAACGCATAATAATAATAAAGCTGTATATGGAATTAAGCGCTTTATATTAGATAAAGAAGAAGATACTAAAACTTTACCTACTCGCGGCTTAACTCCCGGTAGTACAGCTTTTGTTATTGAAACCTCTAATACATATATGCTTAATAATTTGTATGTATGGAAGAAAGTAAAAGCTAATAGCTCAAGCAGTGGTGGTACTGATCCAGCACCCGGTCCAAGTGATAATACTTATATTTGGGACGGTGGAGATATTGGTTAAGGAGAGTGTTTTAATTGGCTGATGTTTATATGAATTCAAAATTCTATTTCAAGCGTGGTAAAGCCGCGTCTTGGACGAAATAGAATATATTATTAGGTCCTGGCGAGCCTGGTTTTGAATTAGACACTGGTAAATTAAAAGTTGGCAATGGTGTTGATAAATGGAATGATTTACCTTATATAGTAAATAAAGATACATTACCTGATGAAATTGTTTATTATATTGGTAAGCAAGATACTCTTCCAGAAGAAGGAACAGATGGTAGCATTTGTATTGTTGGTGAAGATATTTATATTCGCGCCAATGATAAATGGACGAAATTAAATACTACTGCTAAAGGTGAAATTGAAGTTATTAAAATTAAAGGTAATAATGATGGTAGTTTAGAAATTGATGGTAAAAAGTATGATACTATCCAAGAGGCACTAAAAAATGTAACAAATGCCGAAGTCGCACTACCAACTGAATTAACAGAAAATCTTACCATTTCCGCAGGTCAAACTATTACTTTAGATTTAAATGGTACTAATACTGTTACTGATTAGGTCAATCCTCTTCAAATTGCTTATAACGGTTCTCTTATTATACAGGGAGATGGCACTGTTGAATGTAATAAGAATGGCGCAGCAAGTATAGAGAATAATGGCACCTTAAAAATTCTTAATGGTGTCATCTCTCGATCTATTGACGAAAAAGGTAATGGATACTATGTAGTAGTTAATCATGGATATACAACTATTGATGGAGGAATTTTCACATCTCCCGGTGGTATGTCGAGTTTAATTGAAAATGGTTATTATAATTATAATTCCAATCTTGCTTCTACTGGATATGTTGAAGGACAAAATGTTCAAAGTCCAAAATTAACTATTAATAATGGATTATTTATAAATGATTATACTACAATTAAAAATGATGATAATGGTGAAACATTTATAAATAACGGTCAATTTTATGGTATGATTTACCACGTTGGACGTACTCTTGATATTAAAGATGGATATTTTAATGCTAGTGATGGCTATGAAAATATTCAAGTAAAGAAATTAAGTCAAAATTTAAATTGCGCTGATTGTTATATTAGTGGCGGCACTTTTGAGACTAATGGTTCTGTTAATATTACAGGGGCAGGTAATCCAACAATTATTATTACTGGTGGAAAATTTAATAAAAAAGTTCCTGATAAATATATCGGGAAAGGTTATACTTAGACCTTAATTGATGGTTATTATACTATAACTAAGGAGGGATAATATTGGCTTTTAATGTTGTTTATGCTGATAAAAATAAAATTAAAAGTAGTATTACACAAAATATTATTCCTAAAGAAAGTTTAATCTTAACTGCTTAGGATGATAAGCAATCAGAATCATACTATTATGATGATGAAGGTAATTTAAAATTTATTACCAAAAAAACTACTTTTAATTCTAAAATTGAAGCAAGAACTTGGATTGCTAGATACGGCAATTATCAAGGAGAAATAATTTCAATTTATTAGAATAATTCTTACGTTCCGTTTTTAGTAAATAATAATAATGAGTTAGTTCCTCTTCAAACTGGAGAAGAAGAAACTGCTGATTTTAATATTATTGATGGCGGAGCGGCCAATACTAATTATTAATTAGGAGGAAACAATTTATGGCTGAAAAGACATTAAAAACTCGTATTTTATTACGCAATGACAGTGCCGCAAATTGGGAAGCCAATAAAACAACTGTCCTGAAAAAAGGCGAAATTGGCATTGAAATTGATACTAATAAAATGAAAATTGGTGATGGTGTAACTGCTTATGGTAACTTAAAGTACTTTGGCGGTGAAGCTGCACTTAATTTTGAAGTATTTCCAAAAGGCGAAACAACTGATATTGAAGCGATTAACGCGGCTGTTGGTGATACTGAGATTCACAATGGTGATACTGCTATTGTAAAACGTGATATTGCTGGTGGTAAATCTTCCTATACCGCATATGTTTATGATGGCGAATGGAAGGCTATGGATGGCAATTATCGTGCTGATAATGTTTATTTTGATGAAGATCTAATTTATACTGCTAATATTGGCGTAAAGACTGTTCCTAGTTCTGGTTCTGGTACTATTGATGCTGCTGGTAAGAATGTTGAAGAAGTTCTTAAATCTATTCTCGCCGCTGAAAAGAATCCTAGTAATACAAAACCTTCTGTTTCTTTTAGTACTCAAAGTGGTTTTGGTACTTTCGAGATTGGTACTAAGAAGAATTTGACTTATACTGCTGCTCTATCTGCTGGTAGTTATACCTACGGTCCTGCTACAGGTATTACTGCTCAGTCTTGGGAAGTTAGTTGTACTGGTGTTGAAGGTTCTAAGGATACTGCTACTGGCACTTTTGAAAACGTAATTGCTGAATCTACGGCTAAGAAGATTACTGCCAAGGCTAACTATAATGAAGGTGCTATTCCTAAGACTAATCTTGGTAATCCTTATCCTAATGCTAAAATCGCAGCAGGGAGTGCTTCTAAAGATTCTAATTCTTTGATTGGTGTTCGTCATATGTTCTATGGTGTTCTTAAATCTGATGCCGTTCTTGACAGTAGTGTTATTCGTAGATTAAATCATGAAGCTGCTGATAAAAAGACTATCACTACTTTTGGAGCAGGTGCTGGAGCAGTTAAAGTTGTCATTGCTTGTCCTGCTGGATATAATGTAACTAAGGTTCTTATGCCTAGTGCTATGAATGCTGATGCTACTGCTAACTTTGTAAAACAAGCTGGCACTGTTAATGTTGAAGGTGCTGAGGGCTACACCGCAGTTCCTTATACTATTTGGATGTATAAACCAGCTTCAATTGATGCCAGCGAAACTTATGCTGTCACAATTGGTTAATTTATAAAGGAGGAATAAAATAATATGGCTACTATTTATGATAAGAATGCCGCTTATATGGCTCTTCCTATGAATATCAAGCGTGGTAATCCAATCCCACTTGATACTACTGCTGTATGGGATAATAAAGCTGAATTAGAAGCATATGCTAAGTCTGGTGCCACTTCTTATGTCGGTCAAATTTTAACATTATTCGCTGATGGTGTTGCTGAAGCTTATTTAATTAGTAATGAAGCAGGCGATCTTGTTAAATTAGCTCAAACTTCTGGCACTGGTGATGTTAGTACTGATATTGCTAATTTAAATAAGAAAATTAATTCTCTCGTAACTGAAATTGGTAAAGCTTCTACTGAGACTGAAAGTGCTAGTGGTTTATATGCTTTAATTGAAGCTGCCAAAAAGCAAGCAGATAAGGGTGTTGCTGATGCTAAAGCTGCTGATGATAAAGCTCAAAGCGCTCAAAATGATCTTGATGCTCTTGAAGCTGTTGTTGGTGCTGACGATACTGCTGGACTTCGTAAGCGCATTAAAGCTAATGAAGACGCTATCGGTGTTTTAAATGGTACTGGCGAGGGTTCTGTTGATAAAGCGGTTAAAGACGCCATTGATGATTTTGCTAACAAAGTCACTGACGATGGTACTATTAATACTTTTAAAGAATTAGTTGATTGGGTTGCAGAACATCCTGAAGTCGCGCAAGGTTTAACTACTGAAATTAATGCTTTAAAGACGATTCTTGCAGGATTTGGTACTGCTGAAGGCGAAACCGCTACTGTTAAAAAATATGTAGATGATGCGGTTGCTGCTCTTAAGATCGGTGATTATGCTAAAGCTGCTGATCTAACGGCTCTTGCTGAACGTGTTAGCACTCTTGAAGGAAAACCAGCAGCTTCTATTACTCAAGAATAGATTGATGCTTGGACCGCAAAGCAAGATGCTGGCGATTTTGTTGAAAAGTCTGCTTATAATACTAAAGTAAAAGCTTTGGAGGAAGCAGATGCAGCTAATGCAACTGCTATTGCTGGTGTAAAAACAACTGCTGAAGCTGCTGTAAAAGCTAATGATGCCATTACTGCCGGAACTGCGACTAAGATTACTTATGATGCTAAAGGTCTTGTTACCAGAGGTGAATCTCTTACTGTTGATGACCTTCCTGAGCTTCCTCAAAGTAAGATTGCAGGATTGGGTGATGCTTTAAACGCTAAGCAAGATAACCTTGTATTTGATGGAAATTACTCTGCAAGTAATAAAGTCGCAACTGTTGCTACTGTTAATACTGCAAGAGATAATTTAATTCATACTCTTGGCGGCGATGATGGCGTTACTGATATTGATACTGAAAATAGTGATACTATCCATGGCGCTAAAATATATGCTAAAGCTCGTGCTGATGCCGCTGAAGCAGCTGCTAAGTAGGATACGAAAGATAAGACTGATAAATTAGCAGAGCGTATAACCGCTGTTGAAGGTGCTATTGGTTCTACTGGTAGTGTTTCTGAAGCTATTAAAACTGCTAAGGAAGAGGCAATTGCTGCTGCTAAGACTGAGACTACTTCTCAAGTAAGTTAGGCTAAGACTGATATTCTTGGCGCAGAAAATTATGCTCATACAGTTAAAGATGCTTATGAACTTGCTGAAAGTAAAACCACTATGGCTGAAGTTGAAGGTAAGGATTATGCTACTAAGACTGAAGCTAAGGGCTATGCTGATGCTAAAGATGCTTCTATCAAAGCTGCTAAAGATGCTGCTGATGCTGCAAAGAAAGCTGCGGATGATTATAATACAGCATTAAGTAATTTAATTAGTTCCACCAAGAGCGATTTAATTGGCGAAGAAACTGATGATGCTGTTACTAAAGATACAATTTGGGCCGCTAAGAATACTGCGAATGCTGTTAAAACCACATTGCTTGGTGATGCTGCTGATGTTGCTGGTACTGAAACAATTCGTGGTGCTCTTGCTTCTGCTAAAGCTGCTTAGGATACCGCAGATGCTAATACAGCTGCTATTGGCGATGACGCTACTGCTGGTACTGTAAAGGGTCGTATTAAAGCTCTTGAAACTACAAATACTACTTATGGTACTCGTATTACTAATAATGAAAATGCTATTTCTGCTTTAAATGGTAAGATTTCTGGTGTCTTCCACTTTAAGGGAGCTGCCACTAAGAATGGCGATAATCTTTATGATAGTAAGGGCTTAATTACCAATCCAGAACTTGGTGATGTATATACTGTTGGTGATGCAGAATATGCTTGGACTGGTACTGGATGGATTGAGCTTGGTATCACTACTGACTTAAGTAATTATTACAATAAGTCTGAAGTTGATGGTAAGTTAAATGGTTTTAGTGGAGCTTTCCACTTTAAGGGTGTTGCTACTCGCTTCGATAATGTTGGTCAACCTATTGTTGATAATGTTGGTGAAGGTGATGTTTGGCTTGATAATAGTGGTGCTCAGTGGGCATGGAATGGTGAGAAATGGGTTAAGCTTGGTTTCTTAACTGATCTTTCTGCTTATTCCACTACTTCTCAAGTCCAACAAATGATCGATGGTGCTCTTAGTGGCATGTATTCTTTCAAGGGTGAAACTGATTCTCTTGATAAGGTTGTTGGACCTAACCGTGGCGATGTTTATATTGTTCCACAGGAAGATGGCTCTAAAAAACAATTTGCTTGGGATGGTTCAAAGTGGGTTGAGATTAGCACTAATGTTGATTTAAGCGCTTATGCTCGTACTGATGATGTTAATATAGCTATCAATACAGCTAAAAATGATGTCGTTAAAATCGCCGCACTTGATGCTACTACTAAGGCTAATACCGCTTAGGCTGCTGCTGAAAAAGCTGTTAATGATCTAAAAGGTACTGCTACTAAAACTGTTGGAGCAATTCAAGAAGAATTAGAAGCTCTTGATGAAACTGTTAATAATGCTACTACTGGTACAGCCGCTCGTTTAACTAAGGTTGAGAAGAGTTTAGCTGATGAAGGCACTATTGGTAAACGTATTGTTGCTCTTGAAGGTGCTAAGCATACTCATGATAATAAAGAAGTTCTTGATGGCATTACTGCTGAAAAAGTAAGCACTTGGGATGCTGCTCAAGTTAATGTTATTGAGAAAGTTCAAGTTAATGGTACTGATTTAGCAATCTCTGATAAGACTGTTAATATTCCATTAGCTACTGCTCAACGCGCTGGTTTAATTATTAGTTCTAATGCTAAAGATAGTATTTCTATCTCTAGTACCGGTGTTGGTGTTGTTAATAGCTTAAATGTCAATAAGCTTTATCAAGATACTGGTGATGTACTTGTTCTTGATGGCGGCGCTTCTATTTAATATAAAATAAAAGAGGAGGGCTAATCCCTCCTCTTATTACATATGGAGGATAAAAGATAATGGCAAATACAACTTTTAATACTCGTATTAAATTAAAGTATGATACTCTTGCCAATTGGACTACTAATAAAACAAAAGTTTTGTTACAAGGTGAAGTTGGTTTATGTTATGTGCCTGCTGTAACTAATGGTACTACAACTACTGCTCCTACCGTATTGTTCAAAGTTGGTGATGGTACAACTACTTGGGAAAACTTACCTTGGGGTTCTGGTCTTGCTGCTGATGTATATGATTGGGCTAAAGCAGCTGCAAAGCCTTCTTATGATTATAGTGAGATTAAAAATACTCCCACTATGACTGTAGATACAAATACTACTTATAAATTAGTACAAGATACTACTGATAGACATAAATTTACTTTACAAAGCAAAGAAAAGAATAATGAAAATTGGATTCCAGTATCTACTATTACTATTCCAGATAATAACAATAACCAAACTATTACCGTTGGATCTACTTCCTTTGGAACAGATGATGCTGTAAAGTTAGTAGCTGGTGATGGAATTACTATTACTCCTGATTCAACTGGGAAGACAATTACAATTACTGCTAGTAAAGTTGCTAATGCAACTCATGCTGATAATGCAACCAATGCTACAAGCGCTAATAAAGTTGCTAATGCTTTAACCCTTCAAATTGGTGGTACTACTAAAGCCACATTTGATGGTTCTTCTGCAAAAACTTTTAATGTTACTGCAGCAGATCTTGGTCTTAGCTCAGCAATGCACTTTATTGGTACTGCCACTGTTGCTATTACCGAAGATTCTAAAGTTGATCCAAAAATTACTGGTTATAATTTTGCTAATGCTCAAAAAGGCGATGTAGTTCTTTATAACCATCTTGAATTTGTATGGGATGGTACTAAGTGGGAAAAACTTGGCGATGATAGTTCTTATGCTTTAAAAACTATTACTGCTACTGCTACTGATGATGATGTAGTAGTTTTAACTGGTACTTCTGGTTCCAATGGTGTTACTTTTGATGCTAAGCACGCTAAAAAAGGTCCGACAGGTGGCGCAACTAAAGGCGCAACAACGGATGTAAGTGTTTCTGGTTATGGTGCTTCCGGCTCTATCAAAGTTCCAAAAATTGTAGTTGATGAATATGGTCATACCACTGGTTTAACTGAACAAACATTAACTATTACGATGCCAAATCAGCAAACTCTTCCTGTTGCTGGAAGTGTTGCTCCTAAAAATCTTGGAACAGCTACAGTTGGTACTTCTGCTAAATATGCTCGTGAAGACCACGTTCATAAGATGCCCACCTTAGATGAAATTAGTGTTAACACTAATGCTAATTATGTCATCTTTGATTGCGGAAGTTCTACGGTAAATATTTAATTATAAGTCCCTCTTAATTGAGGGACTTATTTTTTTTGGACTAAAATATGCAATTATATTATTTAAAATTTTAATATATTTTAGAGAATAATAAGTTTGAAATTGATAACTTATTTAAATATATATATTTTACTCTTTTGGAAATAGATGATTGAGAAAGATATAAAATTATGGGGATAAATATCTTTATATCTATTTTTAAAGATATTTATCCCCATAATTTTATTTAAGGAGGAAATAAAATGGCTAATAAAACATTCCAAGGCCGTATTGTTCAAAAACACGATACAAAGGCTAATTGGGAAAAAGCAACTAATTTCATTCCTTTAAAAGGTGAAATTATATTATATGATGATTTAAATGAAATTAAAATTGGTGATGGAACTACTAAAATTAATGATTTAGATTTCTTTGCGAGTGCTATAATTAAAAAATGGACTAGTGCTGATGTTTAAGGAGGAATAATATGTCATTATTTTTAGGCGAAAACGCAATTAAAAAATTAAGTGTTATAATTGGATAGGCAGATGCTAAACCAATTCAATTACAAGAAAAAACAATTACTCCAACAAACTAGAATCAAGAAGTAGTAGCCGATAGTGATTATCAAGGTTTAAGCAAAGTTATTGTTAATAAAGTACCTGTTGAATCGTTAACTGCAACAGATAATGGCAATTATACTGCTACTAATTATTATAAAACAATAACTGTCAATATACCTTATACAACTTATCGAACCGGTTCAGGTGCTCCTAACAATTCATTAGGTTCTAATGGAGATTTATATTTTGATATGGGGTGATTAAGTGATAGAACAAGCTATTAGAGCAGAAAAATTATATATACAAGAAAAATTAAAAGGCAATAATTTATCTTTAATAGATATATTAAAAGAATTTGGATATAATAATTTAGAAGACTATAATAATGATAAAAAATTATTTTAGTTAAGTCAATTAAATTTTACAGAAGTTCATATTATTAGTGATGTAGTATTTGAAAGTGTAAGAAATATTTTAATTGCCGAGAATCCTGTTTTAGCATTTTTAAAACACGAAGCTCCATTCATTTATCATGGTGATGAAGATTATAATATTGAAGGAGCACGAGCTTCTAATATTACCGTATATGAAGGAGGATACGCTGGAGGTACCATCATTGGAGACGCCGGTGATCTATCAATTGGTATTTTCTTACCTATTGAGATTGATTTAAATAGTAAATTCTTTTTAAATAAGATTGCTGAAATATTAAATAAATATAATACTCCAGCAGTAGTAGATAATAATGATATAATGGTAAATAATCGTAAAGTCATTGGTACTTCTACATTATCTACTGACAATTATTTTGGTTTTGTTGCTTATGTATCTTTTAATGATAAAACTGAATTGATTAAATAGGTATGCGGCAATAATTTAAAACAACCGGGTTTTCTAACAAACATCACGGTTGAAGAATTAGAGGAGGAACTACGGCAATGGCTACTTTAATATTAAGACCTACATCTGATATATCATTAGGTCATACGTGTTCTTCTGGTTCTTCTGGATACGCAATGTTAGATGAAGAAACTGCCGATGATGACTCTACTTATATCCAATAGACCGTAAGTTCAGGATCAACATCTTCTAAAACTTCTTCATTTAAGTTTACAACAGCAATGCCTGTATCTAAATTAAAAATTACAGCAATTAAGGCATATGTTCGTGCGACATCTACATCTTCAAGTAGTTATGATAGTTATAGTTTAAATTATACAGTCTCTATTAATGGAAAAACTTCTTCTTCTCAATCAATGAGTTTAAGTAGCAGTTATTCGACTAAATCAGTTTCTTTAAGCACTTCTACTTTTAATTTAAATGATGTAGAAATTAATAATTTAAATAATTTAAATTTTTAGATGTCTATTACTACTTCTGGAGACAGAGATAAAAATAAATTTTATATAAGAATTACATAGATATATTTGGAAATTACTTATGAAGAAATAATTACTCAAAAACTTTATTTAAAAGTTAATGGAGTATATCAACCAGTATAGAATGTTTATAAAAAAATAAATAACCAATATGTATTATAGAATGATATTTCTTCCTTATTTAATACATCAACAAAATATAAAGAAGGGAGATAAATTTTTCAATGACTGAAAAAAAATTAAGTACCCTTGTAATTAACCAAGTAGAGAGTATTGATGTATATAATTTACTTAAAACTCAAGATAAAATTAATCAAGATGAATTATATTTAATCTCGGGTGAACCAGATACTATAACCGGTATAAAAGGTAATAAAGAAACTACTTACCGTACTGGCAATGTAAATCTTACTCCTGCTGATATTGGTGCTCTACCTGATGATACTGAAATTCCAGTAGTTCCTACTAATATTAGTGCATTTTACAATGATGCTGGATATCTTACACAACATTAGAGTCTTACTGATTATCCTAAAAAAACTGAATTAGCAAATGTAGCGACAAGTGGCGATTATACTGATTTAATTAATACGCCAACTATCCCATCGACTGAAGGATTAGCGACAGAAACTTATGTATAGAATAAAATCGCCGAAGTAGTTAATTCTGCCCCTGGTACATTAGATACATTAAATGAATTGGCCCAAGCACTTGGTAATGACCCTAATTTTGCCACTACAATGGCAACTGAATTAGGTAAAAAGGCTAATACAGCAAACTTGGCAACTGTAGCCACAAGCGGCGATTATAACGATTTATCAAACAAACCTACTATTCCAAGTGTAGCAGGGTTAGCCAGTGAAGCATATGTAAATGAAAAGGTTGCGGCGATAAAGGTTCCATCATTAGACGGATATGCAAAAACCGCAGACTTAGCCACTGTTGCTACTTCTGGAAGCTACAATGATTTAGTAGATAAACCAACTATTCCATCTGTTGGAAATGGTACATTAACTATTCAAAAGAATGGTACATCAGCTGGAACTTTTACAGCAAATGCTACTACTGATAAAACCATTAATATTATAGTACCTACAAAAGTTAGTGAATTAACTGATGATGTTGTAAAGGGAAAATATTTACCTCTCACTGGTGGCACTATGACTGGTGATATTAATATTAATAATAAAACAATTACTAATTTAAAAACTCCAACAGCTGATACAGAGGCCGCAAATAAAAAATATGTTGATGATAGTAAATCTTCGATAGTTGGTACATCTACCACTTATCCAATTTACATTGGTTCATCTACTCCTGCATCAGGTACAGCGCCTTTACTTTGGATTGATACTACATCTTCAACAGGTGTTTTTAAATATCGTACTTCAACTACTGGAACTTGGACAGCTGTACCTGTGGCATATACTTAATTAAAGGAGGTAAGTAAAATGGCAAATAAAACATTTCAAGGTCGTATTGTTTAGAAACATGATACAGAAGCTAATTGGAAAAAAGCAACTAATTTTGTTCCCTTAAAGGGCGAAATTATTGTATATGATGATTTAAAGAAAATAAAAATAGGCGATGGAGTTACTAAAGTAGGAAATCTTGCTTTTATTAATGATAATGTTTCGTCTACCACAATCATCACTTGGTCTGATGATGGGACTTAAGAAAAAGGAGAGATAAATTATGGGATTATATTTAGGAAAAGAAAAAATAAATAATTTATCAGTTGGATAGGCCGCTTTAGGTGTCACTGATATTTCTGATGAAACTACTATTAATATTTCAGGAATTTTAAAAGGGGAAAATAATAAAATAGTTTCAGCTACACCTGGTGTTGATTATGTTGTTCCTGGTGATTCAACTGTAACAAGCGTAAATGGACGAACAGGTGCTGTCACGGTTCATGAAGTCCCCGCTGTCACTGCCTCTGATAATGGAAAATTCCTACGAGTGGTAAATGGGGCATGGGCGGCAGTAAGTATTGCAAATGCGAATGGAGGTAGCTTCTAATGGCTGAATATTTGACAAATACAACTGACCTGACAAAGGTTGCCGCAGCTATCCGTGTGAAAGGCGGCACATCCGCACCATTGGTCTATCCGGACGGATTTGTTACTGCAATCTAGTCAATTGATACAACGGGTGGACTGAAACCAGCAACAGTAACAATAACTTCATCGGCAAACGACGATACAGGTAACGTGAATGGTCTATTTATATTTACTAATTCAGAAGGTCATTTAGATGAGTTAAATTATATGTATAGTGATACTTTTACATATCCAATTACTATAGAAACAGTAATCGGTGGAATGGTAGTACTTCAAGCAACCGGTCCTCGTAGTTCTTATACGTATACGGGTTGTGAAGCTAGAGGATTTCAATATACTGTCTATATTTTAGTAACCAGTCCACAAGCATCTATAGATATATATAATCCAGGAGATTGATAAGCAAGCAAGGTTAAATCGACAGACCTAATACTAACTTCATTAATTTATATAGATAAGAGGTTAAAAGAAATATAATAGCAAAAATATAATTGGATGGTATAATTTATGCAATCCAATTATAGATATAATCTTTGACATGAAAGCCAACTGCTTATTTTGAAATGTATTATTTAATTGATTTAAAATAGTTTAATAATATTCAACAAACAAAAAAGTATTTTTTACTTAATAATGATATGGAAAATGCCAAAATGTAAAAAATTTTTAAATCTTTCATGCAAAGGAAAATGTTTAATTTTTACAAAAAATTTAGAGGAGGTAAATAATTAAATGGCTTTAACAAGCACTTCAAAACAAATATCCTCATTAAAAATAAATAAAGTACCATCTGCAGCAGTCTATAATAAGATGGTTGCACAAAATTTAATCAATGATGATGAATTATATCTTGTTCAAGAAACTGAACATGTTATAAATAAATTTACATTTACTGCAATGGCAGGCTAGTCCACATTCACTATCCCATTTGATTTTGACGATAGTAGTGCGCTTACTGTATATTATAACGGTGTAATGATGAAAGAAACTGATAACTATACAGTATCTGGTAAAGTAATTACGCTCGCTGGATTTACAGCCGAAGCAGGCGATTATCTTACTGTAATGGGTATAGAGGGCGCCGCGGCAATTGATTTTGGCCAAGAGGCGGCAGATGCTATTGCTCAAATGGATAACGCAAAATCAGAGGCTATTACTGCTATTAATAATATAAAATCACAAGCCTCTACAGAAATTAATACAGTAAAATCACAAGCCTCTACAGAAATTAATACAGTAAAATCACAAGCATCTACAGAAATTAATACAGTAAAATCAAATGCTATTACTGAAATAAATAATTTAGTAGCTACATTGCCTTCAGATACTTCCAGTATTATGTTTACAAATAAAACAAATACTATGACGGCTAATGGTAAAATTACTATGGATAGTTCATATACGCCAGGCGCGGATGGAGATATTGCGACAAAAAAATATGTAGATAATTCTACACCAGCAACATTTACCGCTTCTAAGGCTGGTACAGTACCCGCTTCAGGAGGCGGAACCACGAAATATCTACGAGCAGATGGTACTTGGACTACTATAGATAAAACACCAGTAATAGGTACAAATACTGATTATGCTATTTATATTGGGACAACAGCTCCTGCTTCAGGTACAACGCCACTTCTTTGGATTGATACTACATCTTCAACAGGTGTTTTTAAATATCGTACTTCAACTACTGGAACTTGGACAGC